CCCCGTCGGGTACACTTTACAACTTAAAATCGTTCCTCTCTTTCCTGGCGTTGCTCGTGGTGGGGCAACGCCTTTTTATTTTGTCAAGACTTGACTTTTGGCGTCGCGTGGGCAATCGCCACGCGACGCGATTTTGTCAATAGGCAGATTATACAAATATTTAGCCGGAATTTTGTGCAAAATTAACTATTGCAATAATCCTGGAATTATAGTATTATAATTACAGAAACAAAAACAAACCACAAAAGAGAGGTAACAAGCATGAAACAGAAATTTGATGTGTTTTATTCAGTAGTTGTTGATACTAAGGAACTTTTTGAAAAATTTAAAAATGATTGTGATATTTCAAGTTGTGATGAAACTGATGTTAGAGCGTATGTTATGGAAGCTCTTGAAGAGGATTATAAACTTCGCTTCCTCCGTGAGGATGATAAAGAATGTATTGTAGAAGAGGTTATTAAACTCTATGACTATGAAAAGCCTGACATTCCAATAGAAGTGATTAATGCAAGAGAAAAACTTCTTAAGGCTATGAATGACTACATTCTTGAAGTTATTGGCGATGATGATGTTACAGATACTTGGCTTGCTGTTGGTGTCCCCGATTGCGCGAATGAAGAGGATTTTCTGGAAATTGCTTCAGATGTTAAAACTTGGACACGTGTTGTAAATAATTTCAGTAGATTAATAAAAGAAGAAACCTACTAAATAAAGATGAGGGGTGCGGAAACGCACCCCTCTCTTTTTTATTTTAATACTTGACAAATTTGGCGGTCCGCGATGAACTGCCGCGGACCGAAATTTCAGTATACCACATCGCCAGGTAGTTTGTCAAGCGAAAAGATCCAGGCATTTTAGACAAAAAAATTCCCGGAATTCTGTGTAGATTGCCTACTTGATTTTTTAAAAAAATTTATGTATAATGTATTTACAAGGTAAGGGAAATAAAAAAATTCAAAAAAAGATTTTAAAAAATCCCTTGACAAAGTTGTTCTTTGATAGTATAATAGGTTTGTAAGGTAATCAAGTGGTTATTCGATCCAATAACAAAGCCAACGGGAAACAGGAACACCGCGGGAAACAGGCACCAAAGACTTTTGAGGAAAATCGGAAAAAAGTTGCAAATTTTTTCAAAAACTACTTGACAACCTTATAAACCTATGATACAATGTGTATGTAAGGTTAAGAAACCAATAAATCAATTTTAAAGAAAGAGGTGTTTTTTATGGCAGACAAGAAGATGACACAGAGAGATTATTTCAACGAGATTATCGACCTTGCACTTGACAACGGCAGAGAGGATATCGCAGACTTTGCCAAGGGTAGAATTGCCCTGCTTGACAAGAAGTCCGATAACAAGAAGCCTACCAAGAAGCAGGAAGAGAACGCAGACCTTAAGGTTAAGATTGCCGAGGTAGTCGCTGACAAGGCTCTTACTGTTACCGAGGTTGTTAAGGCTCTTGATGTCGAGGTATCCGCTCAGAAAGTAACCGCACTCCTCAAGCAGATGGTAGATGCGGGAACTGTCAACAGAACGGTTGACAAGAAAACCGCAAGATTTCAGGCGGTTATAACCGAGTAATCGGTTCGCGGTAAACAGGTGGCAGAAATGCCACCTGTTTTTTTTTGCTTTTTAAATAACACCTGTTACATAACACCTGTGATCTGGCCGCGGACAAATCGCCGCGGCCAGGATTTCTGTCAATAGGCAAATCTACCAAATTTTGATCCGGAAATTTGTGCAATTTTACTACTTGCATTTTTCCCGTATTTTGGTATAATAGATTTATCAACAAGAGAGATGAGTCACCGCAAGGCACGAAAAAAATTTTAAAAAATGCTTGACAGCGTAACGTGCGGATGCTATAATAGACTTATCAAATGAAAGAGAGGTAGCACCTAATGAGCAGAAAGCCCGAAAAATTTTTAGTAATCGACACCGAAACTTGCAACAGCGTAGAACAGCCTTTACCCTATGATATAGGCTATGCTATATGCGACAGAAGAGGAACCATCTACCTCAAGCGTTCGTTCATTGTTGCTGAAACTTTTCTTGATATGAAAGACGTTATGCAGTCCGCATACTATGCCGAGAAAATCCCTCACTATTGGGATGATATAAAGAACGGCACACGCACCATAAAGAGTTTCTACAATATCCGCAAGCAGATACATGAGGATATGAAAGAATATAACGTCAAGAAAGTTGGTGCTTATAATATGGGCTTCGACAAGAACGCACTTAACCTTTTGACAAGATATGTTACAAAGAGCTTCATCCGTTGGTTTTTCCCCTTTGGAACACAATTCTTCTGTATATGGAATATGGCTTGTCAAACTATCATGAACACCAAAACATATGTTGACTTCGCCGAAAAGAATGGTCTTGTAAGTCCTGCAAACAACATATACACAAGTGCGGAAACCTGCTACCGCTTTCTCACCAAAAATATCGACTTTAAAGAGTGTCACACAGGGCTTGAGGATGTAGAAATCGAGGTCGAGATACTTGCCAAGTGCTACCGCACACACAAGAAGATGACCACCGAGATAAATAAAATGTGCTGGCAACTCCCACAGCGGAAACGCAAGGAAATGGAACTTAAAAAAGTGTTCGCCTAAGGCGAGCACTTTTTTTGCATTTTCCCTTGACAAACCTGGCGGCACGTTGCGGAGCGCCACGTGCCGAAAAATCCATTATACCACATTCCAGGCAATTTTGTCAAGCATTTTTTGATCAAAAATTGCACAAAGTTTTTCCCGGAATTTTGTATAATTTGCCTACTTGATTTTTTAAAAATTTTTTGATATTATTATTACAGAAAGAGAGGTAAGAACAATGGCAAGACTTAAGGGAAAAAACAAACTGAATAATGCGGTTGCTACACAGTTAGCACCTTTTGGCATCACTAATGCCTTTTTAAGCACTGATTATGCCTACTATTGGCAAGAGGAAAAAGTGTCCTATAAAATCACCTATACTATCGAGGATGAATGGTTCTGTGAATTTATTAACGAGCGTTTTGGTCTTGAGGATATATGCCCTATGGTTATCGCCCTTTTACATGAGGTCGGGCATCACATGACTGATGATGATTTAGGCGATACCGTTCAGGATTTCTGTATTGCGGAAAAGGAACGCATTGACCGAGAAATGGAAACCGCTGATGATGACTATTCAAAGGTTCTTGAGTGGCAGTATTTCAACTTGCCCGATGAAATAATCGCTACCGCTTGGGCTGTCAACTATATAAAACAGCATCCGAGAAAAGTAGCAAAAATGGCTAAAATTCTCAACACCGCATTAGGCACTTTCTACAAAGAGAACGGCATAACCGAGGAATAAGATAACAGGGGTTGCAAAACCCCTGTTATTTTTACAAAAATTTAATAAAATAACACTTGACATTTGAGTGGCGCGTCGGCGTCCGCCGACGCGCCAAATTTTCCATTATACCACCTGCCGCACATTTTGTCAATAGCAAATTTGCATAAATTTTTACCCAGGATTTTCCCAAAATTTGTACAATTTGCCTATTGACAGCCGGAATTTGGTAATGTTGCACAAATTTAACCTCTACTTTTGTACTTGATTTTTAAAAAAATTTATATTATAATGTATTTACAAGATAAGGAAAGAAAAAAGTTCGAGCGTCCATGTAGACCCTTGACTTGCCGTAGGAACAGCGGTTCAAGTAATAAAAAATAAAAAAAGTACTTGACTTTCCTTAAAAAATATATTATAATGTATTTACAAGGTAAGGGAAATAAAAAAATAAATTTTAAAAATTCCCCCTTGACAATTAAAAAATCTTATGATATAATAAATACATAAGATAAGAAACCAATTAAATTCAATTAAAGAAAGAGGTGTATTTTATGGCAACTAAGATGACTCAGAAGGACTATTTCAATCAGATTATCGCTCTTGCAACCGAGAATGACAGACCCGACCTTGTCGAGTTCTGCAACTCCCGTATCGCACTCCTTGATAAGAAGGGCGGAAAGGTTTCCGCAAAGCGTGTAGCCGAGGTTGAGGCTAACGAGAACGCTGTTTTCGAGGCTCTTGTTAAGGCTAACAAGGCTATCACTGTTACCGAACTTGTCAAGACCGCCGAGAACGCTGTCAAGGACATGGCTCCTCAGAAGGTGTCCGCTTACCTTACCAAGCTTGTCAAGGCTGAGAAGGTAGCACGTGTTATGGATAAGAAGGTCGCCCTCTTCTCCGTCAAGGCGTGAGCCTAATCATAACACCCCCTATCCGTAGGGGGTGTTATTTTTTTGGCTCAAAAAATAACAGGTGTTACATAACGCCTGTTTTGCGGCCCGGTCACGCTGCGCGTGGGCCGAATTTTTTGTCAATAGGCAATTTCAACAAAATTTTCTCCGGAAATTTGTGCAAAATTTTTGTTGACATTCTCCTGGAATTTTGATATTATAATTACAGAAAGAGAGGTAATCACAATGAAAGACTTAACCAAACTTGCTACTGAAATTTATAACGAGTGTCTTGCAGACGGCGAACCCGTATCTATGGAAGAGGCAACCGAGATGGCAAAGGCGGAAATCGGGGCAAAAGACGTCATAGGCTATACCGCCACTGAAAAAGTCAAGGGTAAAAGTAAACCTCATACAGTCAAGGTTTCTGATGAAAAAAAGGCACTTTTTGAGAGTATTCTTATCAATCTTGACCGCTGTGAGGGCGTTGAACCCGCGGGAATTCACATTTTAACCGAAAATAAGTTAATTGAGGTTAAAATCGGGGATAAAACCTTCAAAATTAATATTTCTGAGTGCAGAAAACCTAAAAAGTAAGCGGATTTAGGGCGGTTTCCGCAAGAAATCGCCCAAAAAATAAAAAATACTTGACAAAAAGACAATTTTTTGATAAAATAATTATAGAAAGTGAGGTAATTATAATGGTAGTTACAAAGGAAAAGAAAGTTATCTATGATGTTATTGATATCGAAAATGCAGAAAAAGCATTTTGTGAGCAGATTTACAAACTTGCAATGGATGCAATTATAGACAAGGCAGTTAGTCCTTACTATCAAAATCATAAAGAAGAATTACTTTCAGGTTTTATACAGGATATTGCCAATACAGGTAGCCTTAATATAAGTGATTATGAATAAGAGTAATAAGCGGTAGAAATACCGCTTATTATTTTGCGGAAATGTCTTGACTTTGTGGGCGATGCGCGCATGAGCGGCGCGCATCGTATTTTTTGTCAATAGTTAATTTCAACAAAAATTAATCCGGAATTTTATCTATTTTGCCTATTGTGATTTTCCTGGAATTTGATATAATTAAATCATGAAAGAGAGGTAAACAAACAATGAAAACTTATGAAGTAACATTTTATAAAAAATATACTATCGAACTTGATGATGACTCTACCGAGGTTGACGCCCTTGAAGAAGCGGAAGCAAGGATGGATGCGGAAATCGACAGCGGATGGTTTTTACTTGATAACAAGGTCTTTCCCCTTAATTAATGTTATGAAAGAGAGGTAAATAAAATGAATTTTTACAAATATCGTATTAAAATTTTTGCAGACCCTGCACTTTATGAGGGAATTGTCATTGAGCGTTGTTATGGTGCGGCAGTAAATACTATTATCAAGCAACTTGCGAAAGATGAATTTAATGTAACTGATATTTATTTACAGCAACTTGAGGGCAATGCGCCCTACATAGATGCAGACATAATTGAACAGGCATTTTCAAAAGAGGACTAAAAGTCCTCTTTTTTGTGCGGAAACCCTTGACAAGATACTTCCAATGTGGTAGAATGTCGCGCCGCTGACCTTCGGGCAGCGGCGTACCTACCCCCTGCACGCCATATGCGAATTTTTTGATACCAAAAGTGACCCCATATATTTCCTCCATAAATCCCGAAAAGGCAGCAGGCGTCTACGACTGCTACCGCATATGGCCAGTCTAAAGTGGCATATACCGGCTTCCCGCAACAATAGAGAAGATAAATTTGCTTCGCTCAAAATAACTCTCGAAAAAATACTTGCCGCACTACAAATTTCTTTACTAGAGTTAACTACAACCTTTCTATTGATAAACAAAAGCAGTTTCAGAGAGAGCCTTTTTCCGGCTCATTTGACTTTTATAAAAAATTATATTATAATATAATTAGAAAATAAGAAAGGAGGATAAAAATTGGTATAGTTTACATGCGGAGGATCCGGCAGAAAAAGGTGGCGGGCAATCACTCACCCTACAAAAAAATAGTTTGCCCTATTTTATTTGCAACAAAAGCAAAGCAGAAAAGAGGAGTGACCCGATAGGGTTCACTCCTCCATTTTACAATTATATTATAACATAAATTTTTATAAATGTCAACAAAAGAAGAAAGAGAAAGGAAAACGAATGCGGGGACGGCGATTATAGCATATACAGACTGGTCCAGTCGCACCACAATCTCAGCATATTATATCATACCATATCATATTATCTCATATCATATCATATCCTCATCACATTCCATTTTTTTTCTATCTCCCCTCTTCCCAAGATATATTTTCAGAAGTAGTCATGCTTCATAGGGCTTCCTTTTAGAAGCCCCAATCGTTCATGAATTTTCTCATAGCATCTTCTGGCGGCTCGCTTATATTATTATTTATATTATCCCCTATTATATTATTATGTGTAGCTTGAGAAATAGTCTTCAAATTCTCTTCAGAAGTAGTCAATGATATATTCTCAGAAGTAGTCTCTTCAGAAGATATCTTCTCAGAAGTAGTCTTCGCCATTGATGTAGCTTCAAAAGATATCTTTTCAGAAGTAGTCATGACGCATGACTGCTCTTCAGAAGTAGTCTTTTCAGAAGTAGTCTTCACCCCATATATTACATCATAGTTCACTATAATTTCAGTATCAGTACATGTAATCCAACCCTTCTCTTCTAACCAATCTCTTGCTTTATAATATGCGGATTGGGAGATATTGGTACGCTCGGTGATAGTCTTAAGCGCGACACCGAAGCCCTCCGCATTACCAGTCAAAAATAACATAACCCTTAATGCAACAGCATGTTTTCCATCAATACCTTGCATTATCTTTTCTTCCAATAATGCACTTCTATTAGAGTATCCAGGTAAATCTTCACTTCTACGATCTTTTACTCCATTATATTTAATCTTTGGCGCTTGATCATAATTTGGCATAGTTTGACCCTCCCCTTCACTCTTTTCTCTTCGAAATTTCAGTTAATGATTCTTGAAATTCAGATGAGTTTTTAAAAAGGTAGCAATCAAACTCCGGCTTACGCGGATTTGCCTTCACTTTTATAATTGGGAATCCTGCATCCCTCAGTTTGGCCGCCAACCAACGGGAATAAATTACATATATATCCCCCTCATTTTTAGGTTGTTTGACTTTATTCATATTACTCCTTTAATGTGTTAAAGCATAGTTAATTAACCATTGCCGCATATCACTATAATATTTATCATACTCTTTTTCAATTAACTCATTCAATCTTTCTTGTTCTTCTTCCCATTTTATATATAATTCTTCTAATTCTTCATCAGTAGTTGACTTATCTTTTTCTTTAAGCCATATTATACCCGTATATTTATTAACAGGAATATTAGGACCTTCTATCTGACATCCTAAATCATAAGCTAATTGAGCAAGAATATCTCCATTTAATTTTTCTAAATCTATAGTTATAATTATTTTCATTTCATTTTTCCTCTTTGTCTGCGGAAACCGGCTGTCGCGAGTCAACATAGTATTGTATAGCGCGTCTTGCAACACTCGCTACAGAACACATTTCCTTCTCTGCAATATTCTCAAGTTCTTTTTTTAATTCATCAGGAACTGAAACACTAATTACTTTCATTAAAACCTCCTTAAAGTTCATCATTTTGTTACATTTTATATTATTTTAATGCAATTTAAATTTATCAAATCTGTCCAAGAAACTTCATCCTAAATCTACTTATCCACAAAATTAACAACCTTTTTTAACACATTTCCTACTTATCCAAATTTTTAACGCGGGAACCCGGTTCATTCCGCCATAATCTAGTCCTCCGCCATTTTTATTGACTTTTAATAAAATTTATTATATAATATTTATATAAAATAAGGAGAATATTATGAAATTTCATAAATTAACAAATACTTGCAAGCCTGAACCCAATAGAGATGTTATCGTAAGAATAGCTGGGGATTATAGTCCATTCGGCGATAAGGTACTTCCTATAGCTCCATATCTTTATATTGTTATTAGACGAGATTACCAGGAATCAGTTGTCGTCCATGATGATGGACCTAATTATGATATAATAAGAGTTGATCATCATGATATTTATACTGAAGCCTGCGGAGAACAATATGCTTCTTGGCTTGATTGTGAGATATCTCATTGGTGCTATGCTACAGATATACTTGAAGAAATTGCGGAGGAAGAGTGATGGAACTTGAACTTGATTATAGAAAATGTGATTTTCACGACATTGAAGATGCGTTAAGAGCATTTATTGAGAAGAAGGCAGATTCTATTCACATTTCAAACATTAATGCCGCAGCATTCAGTGATCACTTTGGTGTAGAATTTCTTGATATTACCAGTTGGGAAGGTGATTGGTGGGGAAAATTTGAGTTTGAAGGAACTCCGATTAACTTATTCGGCTCTATGTGGTATGGATATATTGATATCGACAAAGAGTAATAAATAAGAAAGGAAACATTATGAACTTTGTAATATCCAACAACCCAATAGACTATGTAAAATGTTGGCTTCTTAATAAGCATGAAGATTATACTCAAAAAGTATGGATGCGGAAACCCTATAAAGCAACCTGTAAAATCTGTAAGGATACCCTCCGCTCAAAAGAATGTAAATTCTCCCCCGAGCAATGCGGATGGGAGCGTCTGGAAGATGGCTATTGGTGGGTTTGTCATAGATGTCTTGAACACCGTGATTTCACTCCGTACATTGCGGAAATTGATGAAAAAGAACGTCAACTTTGGGAAAAGAGTTGACATTTTTCAAAATTTTTGCTATAATATTTATAGAATAAAAAGAAAGGAATTTTTAAAAAATGGCTAAGATTAAGAATATAGAGGAACTTTTTGATATGATTTTTGCGGAAATGGATGCTGATGATATTTCAAAGGAACTCTCCGCAGCCGCTCGCCGCAAGAAGGAAAAGGAAGAAAGACAGAAGAAGATTGATGAAAAGAAGAAAGAAATTTGCGATGCAAGAGTAAAGGCAGTAAATGCTTATGCAGATTACTTTAAGCTTCTTTCTCCTGACATCTTCAATCAGAAAGATATTGATACCATTAAGTCAACTCTTTTAAGAGAACTTGCCGAGCTTGAAGATTACTTTAAGGATATTTAATTACTTTTACAACACGGCGGGAGATTTTTATTTCCCGCCAGGTCGTAATTTTCCGCCTTTTCGGAAATCTTCTAAAAACATGAAAAAGACCCTGATTTTTCCTAAAGAAAGGAAGTGTTATAGATGATGCAGGTTAAAGATATAATAAAAATGTTATGTGCATTAAATGAAATTCGTGTTTTTCAATTAGATGCTTATATAAATAAAACAGAAGTAGAAGAAATCTATTGCGGTGATGTTCTTACTATGCCGTGGTATATTCTTGAATATTATCTTTTTGACGGAGAAGATATCAAAGACGGAAAAGAAGTCCTCAATGTAGGTTATTATGAAGATAATCATGGTGCAAAAGTGCCGTGTTTCGAAATCTACGTTATGGAAGATATAAACAGTATTAAATAAGCCTATATCGTTAATCATTTCTATATACCCCCTTTCCTAAGTCACCGCTATGTTGTTTAATAGCGGTGACTTTATTTTTTATAAAATTTTTGATATAATAATTATAGAAAGTTAAGGGAAGAGGAAAATATGGATTATAATTTTAAGATAGTAAATGATATAATTAATGCGATTGACCATGTTCTTGGCGGGGAGACAGCCTTAGGCGCCGATGAAGATGGCTATTTTGAACAGGCTGAAGCTATTGAACATGAATGTGAAAGATGCGGAATTCCGGTTTGGGTTGCAACAGGCGCGTCTAAAGCCGTCATTATCCCCACGAAATTAGATTTTGTAATTAAAATTCCTTTTTTTGGAGCGTATGAAGAAGTATGGCATGAAGAGGATGATGATTATGAATTAGAATTTACAGATTTCACCAATGCTAATTTAAATCTTCACTCTGAAGATATAAAGAACGCAAGCCGCTGGGATTATTGCGAAAATGAAATTTTTAGATACGATTATGCTATGAAAGCAGGCATCAAAGATTTCTTTGCAGACGAAGAATACATCATCACCCTGAATTCTATTAGATATTATATCCAGGAAAAAGCGGTGACTTTAATGGATGCTCGACTTAAAGGATTATCTATACCTTCTAATGAATCTCAAAAGTTTTATGAGAATTACAAAGACAATGGATTCTATAGTGAATGGTGCTGTAATGCTATTGATTATTACGGTAAGGAATTGTTTGTTCGTTTTCTCGCTTTTGTAGATAAAGAGAATTTGTCAGATTTTCATAATGAAAACTATGGATATGTAAACGACAGACCTGTTTTAATTGATTGGGCTGGATTTAGAAATTAAGGTAAATATAAAGAAGTTTGTTGGAAAGTGAGAAAGAATGAAAAATTTTAAATGGGGAACTGAATCATTTAATGACAAACCTATATATGTAGTTCTTTTCGTATCAAGAAATAAGGATAATGCGGAGATCGAAGGTTTCACGGAGCGTAGGGTCTCATTTATTACGCATAAGACTGTTGCGGAATTACAGACTGAATTTTACGATTTTGTAAATCATGGAAAACCAGGTGAAATGAGTCGTATGTATTACTCAGTAAATCGTCGTGATCCCGTCAAAATTCATAAACAGTTGTTACATTTCCTTATTGATGAACCGGATTTTAACCTTTGCAGCATAAGTTCTAAGCTTGCCGGCATCGCCGCAACAAAAGAATGTAATGCAGGAACTCGTTGGATGTTTGACTTTGATATTCCTGATGGTGACAAAGCTTGGGAATTTGCGGCAGATATTGTTGCTATTGACCCCGAAGTTGATGTGCATGTAAAGGCAACTCCGCATGGATATGCGGTGATTACTAGCCGTGGTTTTGATACTCGTGAACTTTTCGCAAAATGGACTAAAGATGTAACTCTTAAACGTGACGATTTGCTTTGTGTAGCATGGGATTTTAATGATACTTGATTTTTAAAAAAATTTATATTATAATATATATAGAAAGTAAGGGAGGGAATAAATATGAGAAAATATATTTATGTAGATACTAACGGTAAGTATGGTAACTTCTGCACTAAGGCATCCCTGCCTTTAAACATTTGGATGAACTTTGGTGCATCTATTGTTAAAATAATCGGGGAGGTATAATATGGGCTTAGAGAATGGTTTTATCGTAAAAGGTCTCACTAGCCGCGGTAAAAAATACCTTAAAGCTAAGTGGAAAGATAGTTATGATGAAGATTTTAAAGGCTATGATTTTGGTTATTTCAGAAAATTTTGGGGTCTTAGACGTGAGATAGTTGAAATTCTTCCGCCTTGCCCTAAAGATGAAGAAGGCTATGAAACTGGTGATTATGTTCTTACCATGAAAGACATAGAAGATATTCTTCAGATACTCAAAGAAAATCTTAATGAGCATATCTATGAGCAGAGAGAATCTCTTTGGGATTATCATGTAGGTATTAGACCTATTGTTGATGCAATATTCAAACTTACTGAACTTGTTGAAGATATAGAATATGGTTTCCTTGAAGAAACTGATATTGAAGTGACTTTTTATGATAGTTATTAAGGAGGATTAATGAGAAAACTTGATAATCGAGGTGGCGGAGATGGCGGTGCTATCTTTTACGCGATTGTCTTAATCGTACTTGTAGTAGGAATATTTTACAGTTGTGTAAATCAGCAAACCTCAGCACGAAATTGGGGTGGAGATATGACAATCATTCTTGCACCTGGTGAAAAGCTTGAAGAAATCACTTGGAAAGATGATGATTTGTGGTATCTAACTCGTCCAATGCGGGAAGATGAAGTTCCAGAAACTCATACGTTCAGAGCAGATACAGTATTTGGAGTCTTTGAAGGAACAGTAACAATAGAAGAGCAAGCACCTGAAGGGGCAGTCAAATGACTGCTCCTTTATTTTTATAAAAATTTTTGATATAATGTATATAGAAAGTTAAGGAAAGGGAGTGTTTTATTATGATGAACAAAGAATTAATTGATAAAATAATCGAATTAATAGATATTCCTAATGATTTTGGTGTTTGTGAATATGATGACTTTCTTCGTGAGGAAGAGGACATTTATAATGTTCTCAAAAGAAATGATATAAATGCGGAAATCCGTTTTGGTTGTACCAAGTTAGTTATCATTCCTGAAGAAAGTGATTATGTTATCAAGATCCCCTTCAACGGAATGTGGTATGAAGTATATAATAATGAAACTGATGAATATGAAGATGACGAATTTATTGGTTTCTATAAAGCCAATGATTTAGGCGAAGATTACGTAGAAAATTGGGACTATTGCGAGAATGAACTCTGCAAGTATGAGAGAGCAGTAGAAGATGGCTTTGGTAAGTTTTTCCCTGATACTCAGTTTTATAATTGGAAACATTCTTATCCTATTTATATTCAGAAGAAAATTTGCAAGTGCTGTGCGGATATGTTTAGAGATGACTTTAAGAAAGTATCTGATAATACTTCTAAATATTATGCTGAACATTCAGATGATTTTTATTGCCTTCCTGAGAACTGGGCTCTCGCAGCGATTGAATATTATGGTGCGGAAATGATGAGAAAATTCTGTGAGTATATCCAGGAACATCATATACACAGAGACCTTCATCGTGCAAATCTTGGTTTTGATGAAAATAATGCCCCTATTGTTATTGATTGGGCAGGTTATAGAGATTAAGAAAGGAAGTGTTATAATTATGTTTGAATATGATATTTGTTTATGCGGAAATGCTGATAAATGTCCTAATAAAGATCTGTGTAGGAGAGGCCAGAAACATGGACCCGGAATTTATACTGTGGCATTGTTTTATAATGAAAAGAATAAACAATGTGATTATTTTTTCCCTATTATTAAGAAAGAAAAAGTAAAAAGAGAAGGATTGTAATGCGGGAATCCGCTTAAAGAACCTCTAATCTAATCTAGAGATGCGTAAGTCGATCTCCGCATCTCTTATTTGATTTTTTAAAAAATTTATATTATAATATATATGTAAGATAAAGAAAGGGGTGTTATTTATGACTTTTAAGGATATTATGGTTCATGTTGTTGAAGCTTTTGAAAAAGGCGGATATGATTTTGATAAACAGAATATTGAAATTAGTATTAATAAGAGATTAACAAAAACTCTCGGAAGATGTATGTGTCGTAAATGCGGAGAAGATGTCTGGCCCTATAGGATTGAATTTTCTGCACAGTTTCTTGAAACTGCAACTGATCAGTGCATCATTGATGTTATTTATCATGAGTGTGCTCATGCTCTTGTTACTATTGATACAGGGGTCAGACATGGTCATGATGCAGTTTTTAAAGCTATGTGTGCTAAAATTGGCACTAAAAATGACGGCACAACTACTGAAGTAGAAAGGACTGTTGAAGATACCGCAGTTTATAAATATTGTGTATATTGCAATACTTGTGGTAAAATGGTGGGCAGATATCACAGAGCTGGTAAAGTTGTTCAGTATCCTGGATACTATACTTGTAAATGTGGTGGTAGCTTAAGAGTTGTTCAGAATTATTAATAAAGGAGAAGTAGTATGGGAGTACCTCAAATAATTATAATTGTCATGTATTGTCTTAATCTTGGAATAGTTATGCAAAATCATGGTAAACCAAGGGAAGGTAAAGATAATTTCTTTATTAGCTTATTTGCAACTATTGTTAATGTAGTTATTTTATACTTTGGCGGATTTTGGAATTAATTAAAGGAAAGGGAGTGTAGATTATGACTGAATTCGAACAAAAGAAACAGCAGTGGATTGCGGAAAATGGTTTTAATGAACAGGGAATTACATATATTTACTTCCCTTCAGATAGTTATAATGTAAAAGAAACTCTTAAGGATGCTGGTTTTATATTTTCTCGTTCTTTATATTGGCATTCTCCTACTATACCTGAAGGTTATGAGGATAAAGTTATAGAATTTCCGATGGAAGGTAACGTAAATTTCGCTGCGTGGGGAACCGGTAGTTATGTTATTGGAACAAAAGAAAAGGTGAATGCGGCGATGCGTGCTGCAAGATGCAAGGGTGGTAACCTTTCAGAGTGGATAGACGAGAACCAAGTAAAAATAGTCGATGTCCCCGCAACTCTTACTGATATCCGCAATTATCATACTAAATATGGTGTATCTTCTATTGTAAGACTTGTTACTAATGACAATAAGATACTGAAGTGGTTCACTACTGTAAACATCACTTTAGAAATAGGATCCTCAGTCCTCGTTTCCGCAACTATTAAGGATAGAATTCTTGATAAATATGAAGATAATGCGAAGGTAACAGTCCTCACAAGGGCAAAATTAAAGGCGGTATAAGATACCGCCTTGATTTTTTATAAAATTTTTGATATAATTATTATAGAAAATCAGAAAGGGGTAATTTTATGAAAAGTTATGTTACTTTTATAAGTGGCATTAGTTGTGATTCTATCGAAATTCTTATTAAAGATGATGATAATAATAATCTCTTTAAGAAGAAATATGTTTTTGGTGATGACATTTGCGGTTATAGAGGATGTGCTGATTATCCTTTTTGTGGAGATTTTATAGAAGAGAAACTCGCAGAGTTTGGTCTTTCTAAGGAAGATGCAGAATATGCTGCACATTATGTTTTTAAGGATATCTGGGAGAGAGATCCTGAAAAAATTAAGAAAATAATTTTCGTACCAAGTCATTAAAGAAAGGTGGTGTAAAATTATGTTTGGTTTTCCAGAAGGTCTTGAGAATATGATAATGAATTCATCTGAACTAGCCGATAAGGTTATTAATGCCTTTAAAGATGTAATTGATGAAGGCAAAAACCCTGAAGATGTTGAAGCCGAGATATATCAGGAGCTTGGTATTAATCCTGATGATATTATACATTCAGACCGTATTAGAATTCTTGATGAAGTAAATGAGTATTGGGAGGAGCATAATGCTTAATCTTTTTGATTATTTAACTGAAAAAGATAATAAATTGATTGAGAATTATATTACTACTTTTGGTATCCAGGATGGTTATGTTGGTAATGAAAAGTATCTTTCTTATTGGGCAGCAAATAATAAGAAACTTTTTAAACTTCTTGGTGGACAGCTTATCTATAAAGTTCCATATGAATATGAAATAGAACCGTATCAAATAAAGATGGAATTTAATGAACTTAAGCAATATCATCCTTTTATAAAGAATTTTGGAAGATTTTGCTATGGAGAAAGTGATAAGCCCATGGAGTCTGCTAAACTCTTTCAGATATTGAGAAAAGATAATTTTTCTAATGAAGAAATTGGTCGTGTTTGCTATCAGATACAGGCTCCTTTGAATGTTTTTCGTTTTATTGATAATACCGCGGGTTTTGATTTTAAATTTAAAAGACCTTCTAAAAGAAATACTTTACGTATTGATGAAAAAATGAAGATTATGAGAGCAATAAGGGCAATTCTTCTTTATTTTGATGTAGATAAAGAAGTTCCTTCATTGTATGATGATTTTATAGATTTTCAGAATAAATATTCTGTTATTCTGAATACAAAGAAAATTAAGTGTGAAATGTGTTTTTCTATTCATCCACTTGATTATCTTACTATGAGTGATAATGCTAATCATTGGACTTCTTGTATGTCCTGGGTAGATCAGGGTTGTTATCATGTTGGCACAGTAGAAATGATGAATTCAAATAATGTTATTTGTGTTTATCTTAATAGTTCTACTCCTTTTGTATTTGATAAAGAACAGAAAGATACAGAAAATTATACTTGGAATAATAAAAAATGGAGACAATTATTCTATTGTACTAAAGAAATTATTGTTAGTGGTAAGCCTTACCCTTATACGAGTAAGCCTTTTACTCAGTTTGCCCTTGAAACTTTAAGGAATTTGGCAAAGAATAATTGGAATCAGGATTATGAATATGGAATTGAGCCTTATCGTGATATGATCCATATGGGGTCTTATTATCGTATGGAAAATAATAGACGGTGGATTCATAATAAGACTTCTATTAAACATAATATTATTTTTGATTCTCGCGGAATGTATAATGATATGTTTAATGATCCTAATACTGATTATTGGTGTGTTAGAAATAAAGTTCCTCATTCAATAATAATTAATTATTCAGGTAAGGCTCCTTGTGCTTGTTGTATGGATGATGTTCTTACATTTGATGATCCTTACATTTATGATGAAGGTAGCTATAATGACAGGTATTCGGATACTAGTAAAATTCTTTGTCGTAAATGTATTAGAGAAAGATCCTGTTCAATATGCGGAAATGATTATGGTAAATATAAAATTATAACTACTAAAGATGGTCGAGATATTTGTACAGATTGTATAAAACGTTATTTTAAAATTTGTCCTGATTGCGGGAAACCATTTTTCAGAAACTCTTATGATAGCAGAGATGAAGCAATTTATGCAGAAATTAAAGGACATCATCTTGAAAATATATTTTTGAAATATTTACCTTATCCTTCTACCGATATTGATGATAAAGATATTGAATTCCAGGAAGATGGTTTACCGGTTGCAGTTCTTTATCAATGTTGTGATGAATGTCGACAGCGGCTTGTTGATGAAGGTAAAGTTGAATATAGATCTGTCAAACATGGATGGACTTTTGGCGGCGTAGATCGTTTTTTAAACATACCTTTTTTAAAGGGTACTTATGATTTAAACGATCCAGATATTAAAAAACATAGAACAGCCAATTTAAAATGTGCTAATATTGAGAAAGATTTAATTTGATTTTTTTAAAATTTTTTGTTATAATATATATGTAAGATGAAAGAGGGAAATAAAAAAATAATAAAAAACTTCTTGACTTTTACAAAAAATAATGATATAATAAATGTAACAAAAGAAAACAAATAAGTAAATTAATTAAAGAGGAGAAAACATTATGTCAAACGTAAAGAAGGTTACTAGAAAAGAGTATTTCGCAGCAGTTAGAGCACTTGTAGAGAATATCGAGTCTGTTGGTGAGTACACCGCTGATGAGGTTCTTGCTTTTATCGACAATGAGGTCGCTAAGATCGATGCCAAGGCTGCTAAGGCTAAGGAGAAGGCTGCCGAGAAGAAGGCTGAGACCGATGCTCTCAAGGACAGAGTTTTTGAGGTTATCACTGAGGAGCCTCAGACTGTAGATGCTATCGTTGCGGCAATTGGTGACGAGGAAGTCACCAAGAGCAAAACTGTAAGTAGGTTAACTGCTCTTGCCCGTGAGGGAGCTGTTATTAAGGAAGAAGTAAAAACTGAAAAGGGTAAGAGGGTTGCTTATAGACTTGCCTAATATACTTCTTAAATGGGATGCTAAAGCATCCCATTTTTTTTTATTGGTCAACCGAAGAAAATACTAAGAGAAAGAAAATGAAATATATATAGAAAGGAGAAATAAAGATGATAGGAGAAAAATTTAATCGTTGGACTGTATTAGAGCAAGCTCCCTCTCGACATAATAAAAAATATTGGAAATGTCAATGTGAATGTGGAACTATTCGAGAAGTTTGCGGAACTGATCTTAGAAATGGAAAATCTAAATCTTGTGGATGTTATAAAAAAGAACAAAATTCAATAATTCATTCTAAAGATTTATCTAATCAGCATTTTGGTTATTTAACTGCCATTAATAAAATTGGTAGTGATAAATTTCAGAATTCAATATGGCATTGTAAATGTGATTGTGGAAATGAGTGTGATGTTGCAGCTACTCTTTTAATTCGAGGTATTACAAAATCATGCGGATGTTATCAGAAAGAAAGAACCTCTGAAACTAGTCGTTTACAAAATCTAGTAGGACAAACTTTTGGATTTTTAACAGTAATAGAAGGAGGATACTCTTCTGGTGATGGATATTATAGAAAATGTCAATGTCAATGTGGAAATATTGTATATGTAAAAACATCCTCATTAATGTTTGAACATGTGTCATCTTGCGGTTGTAAAAACTTTTCTAAAGGAGAAGAAAAAATTAAAAACTTATTAGAACAAGCTAATATAAATTATATTAAAGAATATACTCCAAATACGTTACCTTTTAAAGGAAGATTTGATTTTTATATCCCCTCTTTAAATACTGTTATTGAATATGATGGTATTCAACATTTTAAAAAAGGTAATGGATATTATGATAATGATAAAAAATTTGCAATTACACAAGAACATGACCAAATAAAGAATCAATGGTGTAAAGATAATGATATTATTTTAATAAGAATACCTTATACAAAATATGATACATTATGTATAGAAGATTTGTTACCTAAAACTAGTTCTTTTAAAATTTAACTTCAGAGATAAGAGTTGTCACTTGACAACTCTTATTTTTTTTGTTATAATATAAATATAATAGAAAAATTATAAATTTGAAGGAGGTTTAATTTTGAAATATGCTTGTAAGTTTTATCAGGGATGTTCTATGCTTGATATCGCTGATGAAATAATTATAAAATATGATAAAAAAGATAGAGAAATTCTTAAATTTGTTCAAAAATGGAAGCCTGAACAAAGAATTATCTTAAATATAACTGAATTAGAAGATATTGAAAAAAATCTTGAATTATTTACGACTATCGCAAAATTACATAATATTGCCTTCTTATGTTCAAAAGAGCAGGACTTTCATTTGTTAGAAGAAGAATGTTTATCTTATTTCTTTATAGAAAAATGTGGAACTCTTGATGAATTAATTGGACAGATTAGAATGAAAGTATCTGATGTTTATATTACTAATGAATTAGGCTTCTATTTGCCAGATATATCAAGAATATGTAAAGATAAACATATCAATGTTAGAGTTATTCCTAATGTGGCTCAATCTAGTTCAGATACAATTAGTAGTGATTTTACAAAATTTTTTATTAGACCTGATGATTTATACTTATATGAAGATTATATTGATGTAATTGAATTTTTAACTGATAGATTAGAAATTCAACCAACTTTATATGAAATTTATAAAGATGGTAGATGGGATGGGGATTTATGTCAAATCATTTATAATTTTAATGAAGATATACCCAATAATTCTATTATACCAATATTTGGTGAAATAAGATTAAACTGTAAGAAACGTTGTTGCTTTAATAAATGTGATGTATGTAAGTATATGGAATCTATTGCTAGGGAACTTAATAAAAAAGATATCCATTTTGAAAAGGAATAAGTATGAATTTAGAATTATTTAAAAAAATATGTGAATTAACACAACCACAATTATTAAAAGTATTAACTGAATTTTTACGTGAAAGATATAATAAAGTTATAACAACTAAAAGTTATGTAATTGCGGAGGGCCAGATTCCGGTTGCATTAGTCGCACACCTTGACACAGTAGCTCAGTTCCCGCCAACAGATATATACTATGATCAAGAGGAAAAAGTAATGTGGTCTCCGCAGTTACTTGGTGCGGATGATCGTGCCGGTGTATATGCGATTATTGATATTATTCAAAGAGGATATAGACCACACATTATTTTCACTTGCGATGAAGAAATTGGGTGTAAAGGTGCTATAAAATTAGTCCAGGATTTAAAAGGGAAAAGCCCTTTTAATAAATTAAAGGCAATTATTGAATTGGATAGACAAGGTGAGAATGACTCTGTTTATTATAATTGTGCAAATGAAAAGTTTGAAAAGTTTATCAATAGATATGGATTTGTAACTGATATAGGTAGCTTTTCAGACATATCGGTAATTGCTCCTAGCTTTAAGATCGCTGCGGTTAATCTTTCTGTTGGTTATTTAAATGAACATTCCCTGGGAGAACATCTGCATACAGATTGGCTTGAAGTAACAATAGGAAAAGTATGTAAGATATTAGAAGATATTGATAGTTATAAAGCTTTTAAATATATCAAAGATCCTGCTGGATTTGATTTTTTCCCTCTTATGACCAATAAATGTGCAATATGTAATGGAAAATTAACTACAAAAAATAAGATTACAACAGTAGATGGAATTACAATCTGTAAGAAATGTTTTAATGAATATTATACTTAATTGATTTTTTAAAAAATTTTTGTTATAATATTTATAGAAAGTTAAGAAAGGAAATAAAGATATGGCAAAAGGTAGTAGCTCGAAGGAAGCAATTATAAGCAAGATACAGGAAATTTATCCTAATGCCTTTTTTGTAGATGGCAAGGAATTGAGAATTCCTATGATTGAGGATGGTGCGGAGGTCCAGATTAAAGTTGCATTGACCTGTGCTAAGGAAAATATAGAGCATGGTGAAAATGCGGAGACCTCGGTTAAGGCGGAAACACCTGTCGCCGCAGCGCCCACTGAGGTGACTGCCGCAGAAAAGGAAACTATCGAAGCAATGATGGCGAGATTAAATATATAATCTTGGGCAAGCGATAAAATTCTAATAAAAGTATTTTTTATATAAAATACAAAATCATCATTTGATTTATAACAAAATTTTTGTTATAATATTTATAGAAAGTGAAAAGTACAAAAAGAAAAATCTTATTTTCATTTTCTTCTATTCATAGTAGTTGCGGCTACCACCTGTGAGCGTCATCGGGGTTTAGTTTTTTGGTTGTTTTTTGTACAATAAAAAATAACCATTTGACTTTTAAAAAAATTTTTGTTATAATATATTTACAATAAAGAAAGGGATATGAAATGTTCCTACATTATCCTTTAAGGTTTTCCCTTTCTTTTGTATATAAATCACACCTCCCTTTCAATATGCCCGACCAGAGAATGCTCTGTGTGAGAATGCGGGGATGGGCTCCCGTGATTTGGGTTTCTCGTCCAAAGGTTAGGACATACGCCTGTGGGATAATAGTTTAAAGAAAACACTGTCAAGGATTTGAGGGCAGTACTCATTTATCCATTAAGCGTAGTATCGAGGTTCGAGTCCTCGGATTCCCGTTTCAACCGAAGTAATGCCTGAATTGACAGGATATGACAGGCGGAGATGAGGCTCCGCGCTCGTTAGGCACCGGATAGGTTAAGATACAAACCTCTGTCTTGGCAGAAAATGCAGGTGAGAACCCTTGCTCCGATGCTATGTATAACGAGGTCTCGTGAGCGACGACTGTATCGGTGAGGTTACCTGTTATCCAATAAGATTTTAAAAAAAACAGGTCGGTTTTGATGTTGGAGTTTTACGAGAAAGAACATACCAATATCTGTATAAGGCGATGAAATCCTTATCCATTTACTTCGCTATGTGAGAAGTGTTCGGTGGTGATGAACTAAAAAAATAATCACTAGTTTGCAAACGGCGGGGTTTGGTTGACACCTCGTGCGACCCAAGTTCAACCGGTTCATGAACTATACTCTCCCCACTAGAGAGTTTAAATAACAGATGTGGAGCTGTCCCGAAGTTAAATAGGGGAATCGTACAGAGCGTTAAACCGATTACGGAATGTAGCTCAGTTGGTAGAGCGGCGATGGAAAAATCGCTATGCATAGGTTCGAGTCCTGTCATTCCATTTTACAATAGCAATTTAGAAGAGAATAAAGCCGATATAGTAAGAACACAAGTGGATCCAATCACTATAAAAAGGAGATTTGACATCTTACTCGGTATTGCTATTGTTTTGGCTACTTAGTTCAGTTTGGTTAGAATACGGCACTGGTTCGAATAGTTTAAATGTAAAACTTTGGACGAGTCGAGTTCAAGAAGTTGAACTTATTTTCATATATCTTATAAGAAAGGAGTCTTTATGGGATATTTTGAAAATTATTCATCTTCAGAAATAGAAAATATTGTAAAAATTTCTGTTTCTTTTAAAGATTTTGCTAGAAAAATTGGATATAGTAATTCTCCATCTGGAGATACTCTTAAAATGTTAGAAGAAAAATTAAGTAATTATGATACTTCTCATTTTCAAAAGAGTATTAGAACAGGAGTAATTAGGACTCCGGAGAATACTTTTATACAAGATTCTACAGCAAGTCAACATACTTTACGAAAATTATATATAAAAAATTCTTGCTCTGAATATAAATGTTCTATCTGTGGACAAGAGCCAATATGGCAAGGTAAAGAATTGACTCTTATACTTGACCATATCAATGGTATTAATAATGATGACAGATTAGAAAATTTAAGATGGGTATGTCCTAATTGTAATCAACAATTAGAAACAACAGGTAGTAGGAATCCACAAAGAAAAATTTTTGCAAAAAAATTTTATTGTATAGATTGTGGAAAAGAAATTTTTAGAACATCAACAAGATGTGCAGAATGTTCTGCTAAAAATAGAATTATTCCTGAAGATAAAATGCCTATTACAAGAGAAGAATTAAAAAATCTTATCAGAACTGTTCCATTTACAACAATTGGAACTAAATATGGAGTTTCTGATAATGCTATCCGAAAATGGTGTGATAAATTCGGATTACCTCGTAAAAAAACAGAAATTAATAAATATTCTGAAGAAGAATGGTCTAAAATATAAGGTCGTAACTTGTTTCGAGCATTCACTGCCGAGGTCGCGGGTTCGATCCCCGCAGTAGTCGTTTTCCTGCTCTTTGGAGCAGGCGTTGCTATGAGAACGAGAATCCCATAGGTCACCCTATGACGAAGAAGGGCGTAAGGCAGAGATTGTTGAGTATTATAGCTCCTCACTGCTATGGACGAGAACCTGAATTAAAGACGTCGCTAAAATATACGAATGAGAGTGAATAAAGCTTGGTAAAGTCTTTAACCTCATATATGTTTGGTTATGGTTCCAGGCATATGTGGATAAAAACCAATATGGGGCTTTGGTATAGTCAGGAACACACATCCCTTGCAAGGATGAGTAGGCGGAGCATAACCGCCAAGCTCCACTCCGCATGAGGGCTTAGGCGAAGCCTACATGTACGGTTGATAAGCTATTACCGTAATTCGGGGGTGCCTGATGCCCTGGCGACAAAGCTCAGGCATATGCTAATGTAGTTCAGTAGGAAGAACGCCACTCTGATAAGGTGGAAGTCAGTGGTTCAAGTCCATTCATTAGCATTTTTATTTTTTATAAGGAGGTATGATTTTTATGGGAGAATACATTAAACCTCTAGTTCTTGAATTAGAGGATATAGCAGAAGGTATTTATGCTGCAAGTGGTGATATTATTGATAATCACACAGAAAAACAGGATGAATGTTGGACTATTAATATAACAAAAGAACAAGTTATAGCACATGAGAATATTGCTAAGTTTAGAGTTCATGCAACTCATCCTAATGCTGTTCATATTTCAACAGCATCTACTGTTACTATTATGTTTAATGATATAGTGCGGAGTGCAAAATTTGAAGGATTTGATGTTAATGTCATGGGCGCTACAGTAGTACTTACAAGACAATCTCATGCTAATGCTTATACAAGTTTTGATCAGTATGACACATTACTTGAAATTGTTTGCGATAATCCAGAGACTATAACAGCAATTTCATACACAATTGAATGTACTAAAGATTATAATGTACAAGGCGGGATTTAAAATTCTTTTTTGATTTTTTTATAAATTTTTGTTATAATATTTATAGAAAAGTTAAGGAGAATAAAATGATTATTGAAATCAATGATAATAATAAAGATGATGTTCTTAATGCCTTAAATAAAGGTATCGTTGCTTTAAATGATGTTCAAGGACATTTTATTTTTGGTCTTGAGATACCTAAAAAATGGTCAGATTGGCAAAAGAAAAAAGGTTTCGATGATGAAGAAGCCTGTATTGAAATTAATAAATCATTAAGTATATTAGAAACAATGTATAAGCAGGTAAAAAATCTTACTTGATTTTTTAAAAAATATTTGTTATAATATTTATAGAAAGTTAAGAAAGAAATAAATTTGGTGGAGACAACCACCTAAAAAGAACCGTGTTTCCATTACGGGTTTGATTACACGTACTACAATAAAGCAAACCGCGGGGAAAGTTAGGTCGGTTAAGAGCCGTAAATCCTTACAGAAAGAGGTAGACAGTCATCTACAACTCTTCCTTTCTCCTTATGGCTCTGTAGTCAAGAGGTTAAGACGCGACCCTCTCACGGTCGGGACCCAGGTTCGAATCCTGGCAGAGTCATTTCCTCAAGGGTAGATAACTCATTGGAGAAAGTATCTCGCTTGTTATAGAGAACAAGAGGTGTTGGAAAAGGGCAGCCAACATGAGCAGACTATCGAGGACTCGTCAAAACAGGGTTTGTGGATTTCTGAAAGCAGAGACGAGTATAATATAAACAGGTTGAGTAAATCCATATTTTAAAATCCTCGGAGCGTCGGAGGTTTTTATAAGTTTTTCCTTGGTACAGACATCATAAAACTTATCTTTGTTTTTAAAAATCGCAAAGAGGTCGGAGGTTTTTGTAAGTTTCCCCTTGGTAGAGACATCATGAAACTTACTTAATTTCGTCGGTTCGAATAGTGGTCTAGTTCGCTGCCCTTTCACGGCAGAAACAGGGGTCCGACTCCCCTACCGATGACTATAAAATATAATAATACGGACTCTATAAACGCGAATAGAGAATAATCCTGGAGAGATACAGACTCCCAAATACAAGGCGAAGTATTTATAAAAAACTTAGGAACGTGTCGACGAAAAAGTGTGAGATACAATGCAAAGAGTTCACTCACGAAAAACAGGATTTAAATTATATTTTATAAAATATAAAACTGAAACGAGTCAGGTCTGATCGCTCGGTTAAGTGCATGAGGTAAGTGAGGTCAGGATTCCTACGTGCTTAAAATGTTAGTGAAACATATAACTACTTAACCTTTAGTTTTATATATTGACGCGGTGTAGACTGGAGTCCGGTTCCAGCTCTGCCTCATAAGCAGATCTACGCAGGTTCGAATCCTGCCACCGCCATTCTTATTGACATTTTTTAAAATTTTTAATATAATATTTATATAAAGTTAAGGAGAAAAACGATATGATGACTGAAAAGCAGAAGTTGGCACTAAAGAAAAATAGACTTTCAAGACTTGAGAGTAATGGTAAGAATGTTGAGAGTCCTGGAGTAATTAGAAAGCTTAGACGTCAGATTCGCAATGCTGAGAAGTAATTCTCAGATTTATGCTGGTGTGGCGGAATTGGTAGACGCAGCGGACTTAACCTAGATATGAGTTGAACAAGATTTAGTAAATTCGTGTCTAGATTAATCCGCTGGGAGAAATCCCGTGCGGGTTCGAGTCCCGCCATCAGTACTTTAGTCTATATGGTGTAATAGCTAACATTCCACTCTTCCAAAGTGGGGATGTGGGGGCAGAACCCACTATAGGCTCAGGAAGTGAAGATTAAATAATGCATCCAACCGAAGGGTTATAGCTCTCTTCCGTCTAACGGTTGATCGAGCGAATACTGGTTCTGATGAGGGGACGCCTTTGCATTAGCCAGCATATGGGTAGGTAGCCTAATTGGTGAAGGCGCCAGACTGTAAATCTGGTACACAAGAAACGCTGCTGGTTCGAGTCCAGCCCTGCCCACTTAATAATTTAATAACGGGTGATAGTTTAATGGTAGAACGCGTAATCTTGTATCATGCTTGTGATACGTACAGCAATTATTTAGATAAGCGATGGGGACGCCGAGACGTAGGTTCGAATCCTACTCACCCGATTTTGTGACACTTACAGCAATTTAAAATTTTAGGAAAATACTTTTAATATTTTAACCCAAAACATAGTGTCATGTTAAAAATGGGACTCTTACAGCAAACCATTTATAAAACTCCAGCATATATTTATATTACATTTTTAGATACGTTTTAGTCTAAAGGAGTCCTGAAAGGAAAAGGTAAAATTATGAATTTCGCAGAAGCAGCAAGAACAAATGGAAGATTTACAAGAACAGAGAATGGTGCGGTAGCACTTAATACTACAGGAAACGAGTTACTCGACCTGTATTCAACAATAGGATCACTCCGCAATACAGATGAGGGTCGTGTAGAGAGACTCTTTGCATCTGCATATCAGGCTGATCCACTTGCCGCAACTAAAATTGCATTTTATGCAAGAGATATTCGTGGCGGTCTCGGAGAGCGTCAGACTTTTAAGACTATTCTCCGCTATCTTGCATACTATCATAAGGAAGCTCTTATTCCTAATCTCGATCTAATCGGAGTGTATGGTCGTTATGATGATCTTTATGCTCTTGTTGGAACTCCTTGTGAGAATGAGATGTGGGAAACAATGAAGGCTCAGTTTGAGGAAGATCTTACTAACCTTGCTAATAACAAGGCGGTATCCCTTCTTGCCAAGTGGATCAAATCTGCTGATGCTTCTTCAAGAGAAACAAGAGCATTAGGTATTCTTACTGCTAAGAAGCTCGGATATGCAGTATATGAGTTTAAGAGACTTGTAAGAAAGCTGAGAAGGAAGATTAATATTACTGAAACCCTTATGTCTGAAGGACGCTGGGATGAAATTCAGTATTCTGAAGTTCCTTCAAGAGCAATGATGATTTATAGAAATGCTTTTACAAAGCATGATAGAGATCGTTTTGCGGAATTCATTAATAATGCGGTATGCGGTAAGGCGGAGATTCATTCTTCGACCCTTTATCCTTATGACCTTATCAATAAGATTATTAATTGTTGGAATTTTAAGGCATTTGAGGATAAGACTGTAGAAGCACAATGGAGACAGCTTCCTAATTATGTTCAGCCTGGTACTAATGCACTTGTTATTGCAGATACTTCAGGCTCAATGTCCGGAAGACCTATCTGCTCTGCTATTGGTTTAGCAATTTACTTTGCTGAACGTAATACAGGTGCATACCATAATATGTGGATGTCTTTCTCGGTTGATTCAAGAATTCAGATTCTCAAGGGTGAAACTCTTGCTCAGAAGATTAATTCACTTGACACGAGATATTGGCATGGAAATACCAATCTTCAGGCAGCTTTTCAGAATGTGCTTGATATAGCAATTGCTAATCATGTCGCAAGAGAAGAAATGCCTAAGTCCATAATAGTTATTTCCGATATGGAAATTGACTATTGCGGAGATAGGGATTGGTCATTCTATGATCAGATGTCCGCAGAATTTGCTAATGCTGGGTATGAAATTCCTAACATTGTATTCTGGAATGTAGAGTCAAGACATGATGTGTTCCATGCGGACTCCACTCGTAAGGGTGTGCAGCTCGTATCTGGACAGTCAGCTTCTACATTTAAGAATCTTATGGATTGTGTAGGAATGGCTCCAACAGAAGCAATGTTTAAGACAATTAATTCTGAGCGTTATGCTCCAATTGCTATTGGAGCATAATAGCTCTTATGCCGTAGTCGCTCAGTATAGTGGGAGCCCTTGTCTTGAAAACAAGTAGCCAGTAATGGTATGTGGGTGCAAGTCCTTCCTACGGCGCATAGCTTTGTTTGATAGCAGTCGTAGATCAAGCATAAAGAACCTATGGTCTAAGGTTGTTCATTGAAGCGACAAGATGAACAAATAGCAAGGGGTAAAACGTCGGAGAGGTACTGGCTTAGTGTCACCCTTGCATATGTGGGTGTGCGGGAATTGGTAGACAGGCTGGATTAAGGTTCCAGTGTCGAGAGACGTGAGGGTTCAAGTCCCTCCACCCATACTTAGTATAATTACCCTACCCAATGGGTACCGCACAGTGGTTGGAAGGATGCGACGTTCTAATTATACGAAGCGGATTGGAGATCTGCAGATGTCCACCCAGGCTATATCTCCGCTATATAAATTGAACAAGCTGAACTCCAGTGGGTGTCCCACTGCAAGCGGGGGTTGTGCCCCGCAATTTGCGGATATGAGGTAATGGTATCCTAAGAGATTGCTAATCTCTCCAACCGTCTAGAGGTTGTCTGCGTTCGAGTCGCGGTGTCCGCGTTTTAGGTCCAAGGACGAAGTTATCTTCGGTCTTGGGCTTATTTTTATGGCAGAAAGTATTTCGGTACTTTCTGCCATTTTTTGTTTATATATGCGGAAGGCTGCTAGGCGCGCTTACAATCGAAGTTATCGTCTCCGGAAATCTAGGCCCTCTTAGTATTTTTATTTTGGACAATTTCCATGAATTCTTTTACGGCTGTTTTGAAATATAATGTCTATAGAAAAAGATATTTAAAAATATCAATTTTTATATAAATAAAAGTTAAAAGGAAGAGAAAGGAGGACATATATGGCTTATTCTATAGTCCAACAAGGAGATACTGTTCAATATAATATCTATGAAGTTGAAATAGATACACGTAATGATGTAGAAGATCTCCCTACTGATTCTTGGGGCGCTGGAAGTAGTTGTATTTGCCTTGAAGATTCTTCTGTTTGGATGCTCGGTAATGATAAAAAATGGCATGAACTTTTATAATCTCGGAAGGAAAGGAGGATTAGTTTAACAATAATATGGGACTTTCAATTACAACATTAGCATTAGCTAGAAAATATGCACAGAAAAAAATTGATATAGCTGTTGAAGAAGCGGTTGAAAGAGCTAAAGCTTATACTGATGAAGTTACGTCAAAATTTATTAGCTTCTCAATAGAAATAGTCGAAGTTTTACCTGATCCTTCTGAGGCTAAAGAACATGTAATTTATTTTGTTCATAGAGAAAGTCCATCAGGAGGCGCTGATTATTACTATGAATATATATGGATTAATAATTCTTGGGAATTAATTGGTTCTACAGAATTAGACTTAAGTAATTATTGGACAATTGATGAAGTTAAAGAATATGTTCGTAGTCAAGGATATGTATTACCAATTGCATCATCTAATACTTTAGGTGGTGTTAAAATTGATGATACTTCTATTCAAATTTCACAAGATGGTACAATATCTGTTATTGATACCTATATTGAAGGAAATGCACAAGATTTAATTGATGCAAATTTTGAAAATATTACCAATAATGATATTAATAATTTATTTGATTAATATCTTAAATGAAAAAGGAGGTTCTTATTATGGCTTTCACAGCAAAAAGCTATTTAGATCTTGAAGGTTTAACAACCTATGATGGAAAAATTAAAGAGTGGTCTAATACTGCTAATCAAATTGGTATTAAAACTGTATTATTAACAGAAGATGGTAATACTGTAAATTTTTATAAGAAACCTAGTGCAACATTATCTGATACTGCCGATTTCTCAATCGGTCTTGGCGGTGGAGATATGTCTACTAAACTTAATGCACTTGGTAGTTTTGTAGGCGCAACTTATAACGCAGAAACTCATGCTTGGTCTTTTTTAGGTTTAGATCCAGATTTTACTAATGTTACTACTGTGGTAGCAGCACTTAATTTCTTACTTGAAGCAATTCAGGCTGTTGCAGCTGATATTGCAGCAATGAATGGTTCTGCTACAATTGCAACACAAAGCGGAAATGTAGTTACTATTAAAGCTGGTGTTGCTCAATCTGCAGGTACTATTTCTCAAGGTTCTGGTACTGATATTGTTCTTGAAGAAGTTGCAGTAACAGGCGCTGCTGCAGATGTTTCAGTTGCTGACGCACATGATAAAATCACTGCAACTAATGTAGAAGATGCTCTTGAAGAATTAGTAGATGCAATTGCTACTGCTGTTGATGCAAGTGATGTTACTTGCGAGCAAAATAGTGGTTCTGGTGATGTTCTTAAAGTATATAGCTTCTATCAAGGTGTTCTTGGAACAGATACTCCTGAGCAAAAGGCTGCAAAGAAAATTGTTGATATTAATATCCCTAAGGATTATTTAGTAAAGAGTGCGGAAATCAAGACTGTTACAGTTGATGACGAACCTTATACTGGTGCAAAAGTTGGTGATAAGTATATTGATTTCACAATCAATACTAAAGATGGCCAGGGTACTGGAACTGCAGAGCATATTTATATTGCTCTTAACGATCTTGTTTCTGTTATCCAGGGTTCAGTTGGTGCTGAAGTTACAGTTACAGTTGGACCTAATAATGTAATTGGAGCAACCATTAATACAATTGATGGTGCTAAAATTACTTATATTGCAGAATCTACAGCTGGAGCTGGTGATGGCGAAACTGTTAAAGCTGCTCTTACAAGATTAGATGGTGCTGTAGGTGTTACTGGTTCTGTAAGTCAAAAAATTAATACAGCAATTGTTGCACTTGATGCTGATGTTGATGCTTCCACAGATACAAGTGTAACTGATCAATATAAAACTCCTGTAATTTCTGGTGTTACAGAAGTTGATGGTATTCTTACAGCAGTAGATAGTATTGATGTTGATAGAGCTGGTGCAGCTACCGCAGCTTATGATTCAATTGGATCAATTTCTACTACAAGTATTAACAATTTATTTAATTAATAAATTTTAGATATAAAGGAGACTATGAAATATGGCATTTGATGAAAAAAGGTATTTAGATCTTACTGGTTTAACTACCTATGATGATGACATTAAAGCGTGGTCGAATAGTGTTAAACAAGCTGGATATAAAACAGTTAAAAGATCTGCTTCAGGTAATAATTTACTGTTTTTTAAAAAGCCTAATGCCATAGTTGGTACAGACGTAGCTGACGAATCAATAGATTTAAGCGATGCTGAGGCTGCTATTAAATTAGCAGCCTTAGCTGTTTTAGTTGGCGCAGTTTGGGATGGCACTAATCAAAGATGGATTCCTTCTCCATCTTTTGATAGCTCTATTTCTGCCACAACAATAGTAAGTGCTCTTAATGAAGTTATTTCTGATTTTAATACTAAAATAGGAACAATCCCTTCTACTTCTAGTGCGACCAATATAATTGATTATATTAATGAACAAGTAACAGCAGGAAATGTAACTGGTGTTAAAGGAGATGCAGAAGATGAATATCGAAATGGACTTGTTAATTTAACTCCCGCAAATATTGGTGCTGTTTCTACTACTACTTTTAATAATCAAATTGGTAATCATATTGTTAATAAAGATGTTCCTAGTGATGCAAAATTTACTGATACAATTTATGATGATACACTTATAGCAAATAGAATTACTACAGTAGAAAACCTTTTAGATGGACATTCTGTTGCTAAAGATGTTCCTGAAGATGCTAAATTTACAGATACTACATATGAATCTAAATCTGCAGTTTCTGGAGGTACTGATGTATCTCTTGTAACTACAGGTGAAAAATATACATGGAATAATAAAGCGAATAAAGCTACTACTCTTGCAGGATATGGTATTACTGATGCGGCGACCTCAGCTCAAGGAGCAAAGGCCGACACTGCAGTACAAAGTGTCAAGATCGGTTCTAGTTCAACCGAGTATAAAAGCGGTACTACAGTTACGTTACCCGCATATCCTTCAAAAACAAGTGATTTAACTAATGATAGTAATTTTGTTAATGATGCTTATTATGTGCATACTGATAATAACTACACAGTAACAGATAAAGAAAAATTAGCAGGCATCGCAACTGGTGCAGAAGTAAATCAAAATGCTTTCTCTAATGTCAAAATTGGCAATACAACGATTTCCGCAGATAGTAAAACTGATACACTTGAGTTCGTAGCTGGTAATAATGTAACACTTACCCCTGATGCAACTAGTGATACAGTTACTATCAATGCAGTAGATACAACTTATGAATCAAAATCTGCCGCAAGCGGAGGTACTGCAGTTTCTCTTGTAACAACAGGAGAAAAGTACATTTGGAATAATAAAAGTAATTTCAGTGGAAATTATAATGATTTAACAAATAAACCAACTCTTGGAACTGCAGCAGCAAAAGATATTCCTTCAAGCGGAAATGCATCAACTACTCAAGTTGTTATGGGTAATGATACTAGGCTTACTGATAGCCGTAATGCTAAAGATGTTTACTCTTGGGCTAAAGCTAGTACAAAACCTAGTTATACAGCTTCTGAAGTCGGAGCCATTGCGACAACAGCAAAAGGTGCGAATGGTGGAGTTGCAGAACTTGATTCAACAGGTAAAGTTCCTTCATCTCAATTACCATCTTTTGTTGATGATGTGCTTGAATATGATAAACAATCTAGTTTCCCAACTACAGGTGAATCTGGAAAAATTTATATCGCAAAAGATACAAATAAAACTTATAGATGGAGCGGAACAGCTTATGTAGAAATTTCTTCTAGCCTTGCGCTTGGCGAGACAAGCTCTACCGCATATCGTGGAGACCGTGGAAAAATTGCATATGATCATTCGCAATCTGCACATGCTAGAACTGATGCCACTGCTGTAGCGGCAAGTAGTACTAATGGTAATATTAAAATTAATGGTACAGAAACTACAGTATATACACATCCAGGATCTGGCACTAATCCTCATGGAACTACAAAATCTGATGTTGGATTAGGAAATGTAGGAAACTTTAAAGCAGTATCTACAGTTGCTTCTCAGGGATTAAGTGATACTGAGAAAAGCAATGCTAGGGCAAACATTGGTGCAGGAACTAGTAATTTTAGTGGTTCTTATAATGATCTTACTAATAAACCTACTATTCCTACTGTAAATAATGCTACTTTAACAATTCAGAAGAATGGAACGAATGTACAAACATTCACAGCTAACCAAAGCACTAATGCTACAGCAAATATTACAGTTCCAACTAAAGTTAGTGAATTAACTAATGATAAAGGGTATACTACTAATACTGGTACTGTCACTAAAATAACTGGAGGTACTGGACTTGACGGTGGTGACATTACTACTTCAGGAACTCTTAGTGTAAAGTATGGAACAGCTTCTGGAACAGCTTGCCAGGGAAACGATTCAAGGCTTTCTAATGCTAGACAAGCTGTAGATAATGTCCTTACAAATCAGAACCTTAATAATGTTACCGCGGTTGGATTCTATTCTTCCGGAGGCGGAAATACAGTAACGAATAAACCTTCTGGAGTTGACAACTTTGGAATGGAAGTTATTCATGATGCAGGAGGATCATATTACACTCAGATATTATATAATCCTGCCACATCAAAATCATATAGACGATACTGTAGTAATGGTACATGGGACAGTTGGACAGAAGATAAGCTTACTGATAATAACACAACTTATAGTGCCGGTTCTAATATCACTTTAACTGGAACGACATTTAGTTTAACCAAGGCTAATGTTACAGGAGCTCTTGGATACACACCGCCTACCGCAGATACCAATACACATAGACCAATTCAGGTTAATGGAACTGAAGTATTAGGTAATAACACAACTGCTCTTAATCTTAAAGCGGGTTCTAATATCACTTTAAGTAATAGTAGCGGTACTGTTACTATTGCCGCAACAAATACCACATACTCTGCAAATAATGGTGTTGGTTTAAATGGTACAACATTTTATAATTCTGGTATTCGTGATATTACAATAAATGGTAATTATTTACGAAAAAATCTCAATGGTACTAATACGGATTTAACAATACCATATGCTACAACTTCAAGGATAACTTCTCAAGTATCTCAAGTTGGTTCAGATGCAGCATCAAGTGCTGGTTGGTATAAAGTTGTAAGTGGCACATTAACAGGATATTCTAATGTATCGCTTATGTTTGCAATACATAATACTTCAGGTTATGAATCTGGTATTTTAGTATTTGATTTAAGATGTGATAATGGTACATCATTAACTGTTAAGAAGTTTAATTGGCTTATTAGACAAGGTTATTCACTTGGGGATTTTATTGTAAATACTAATGGTAATAACTGGGCAATTTATCAGAATATTATAAGAACTCAATTTTATAGAGACACTTGGACTGTTATTGAGGAAAGTTCAACAAGTGGCAAACAGGCAAGTTATACATTAAATAATAGTACTACAAAAGAAAGCACAGCACCAACAGCTACAGCTACAAGTGTAGACATAGGTTATGTGAGCAATGCAGGCGCTGCTAATAAACTTGGTTCTTCTAATGTAGGTTCATCTAGACAGAATGTATATTTAAATGCCGGTACCGCCACTGCTGGTGATTTAATAGTCGCTCATAGAGGCAATGCTGGAAAAAGTAATATGAACGATATTGGTAGATTGTGGCCTTCTTCTGGAATGACGAATTTAACAGACCCAGGAAATAATTATGATAATCCAATGAGTGGAACAACTAAATCAACCAGTTGGCATTATTATTGGGATACTAGTTATAGTGATGATCCAAATGGTTCAAATTCTTGGGTTACTCAGATATGCAATAAAGCAGGCACAAATCAATGGTGGGTTCGTTCAAGAGGTGGAAGTGCTATTACTAATGGTACTGCTTGGGCAGCTCCATGGGAACATTTAGTGGTAACTCCTCAAACAGGACAAGGAGGAACAACCACTCCTATTTATATTGATGCTAATGGTCACACACAAAATTGTAGCTATACAATAGCTAAGTCAGTGCCTAGTGATGCTAAGTTCACAGATACTACATATTCTTCCAAAGCTGCAGCATCTGGCGGTACTGATGTATCCTTAGTTACTACTGGAGAAAAATACACTTGGAATAATAAGAGTAATCTTACTATTGGTACTACAAGTACAACCGCAGCAGCAGGTAATCATACTCATGGAATTAGTATAACAACTGACAGTGGTACTAACCAACTTACAATGGCTGCTAATACTAAGTATAAGATTACTGCGGGTGGAAGTTCATATATTTTCACGACACCACCTGATACTAATACTAATAATGCAGTAACTCAAACTGCTACATCTACATCTGCCGATTATGAAGTTTTATTTTCAGTAACTGCTGACAATACAACTAGAACAGAAGGTGCTAGAAAGAATAGTAATCTTAAGTTTAATCCTTCTACAGGTAATCTTACAGTTACTAAAGTTAATGGTGTTTCAAAGAAATATACTTCTGGAGTTAGCTGTGCTATTGGTGCTACAACTTGTACAATATCTGATTCAGCTATTACTACAAGTTCAATTATTACTCCATTTTCTTCAAATAGTAGCGGTAATGTGATCAGTATTACTAATATTGCAGTATCTTCAGGAAAAGTTATTCTTTCATTTGAAGCTTTAACTGAAGCAACTAGTTTTAGAGTTGAAATAGTTAATTAAATAATTCTTAATTGACTTTTTTAAAATTTTTTGTTATAATATTTATGTAAGATAAAGAAAGGCATTAACGCTCTTAAAATACAAAAGTATAATTAATGCCTTTCTTTAGAGGAGAATTAAATGATACCGAGTTAATTCTTTTTTCCACAGTAATGTTTAGGATAGCGAGAAAATATATCTGCCACTTCCTATTAGAGTTTATGGTCTGCGGTATCAGGCTAAAAAATAAGTCGCTTTAATAAACTTTTGATGGGGAGTGCATCTTGGGGTGTGGCTCAGTTTGGTAGAGTGCTTGGTTTGGGTCCAAGAGGTCCAGGGTTCGAATCCCTGTACCCCAACTATAGGTTATAGTTATTATGGATTTAGTAGACTATATTAAATGTGGTGATGGCAGGAAACGAGACGAAAAGTCCTGTGAGGTCATGTGAGGCTAGCATGACAGAAGAGCTGGCGAGTAGTAGCAGCACACCAAGCCTATATCTGCCGTCGTGGCGCAATTGGCAGCGCATCTCACTTGTAATGAGAGGGTTATGGGTTCAACTCCCTTCGACGGCTTTTATTTATAGGGGTGTCAGCAAGTGGCTTAAGCTAGCAGCCTTTGAAGCTGTCATACGCAGGTTCGAATCCTGCCACCCCTGTTCACCGCCGAGCGGGCGCCATTTTATCCCGATTGATCCCGGGTGTTGGGCGGTATATAAACAGAAGCCCCAGGCTGTCTCAGGAATGGCTGAGGTGGCAGCATATGTTCTTAGTGTTAATGGTAGCATGCTGATCTCCAAAATCAGAGGTCTGGGTTCGAATCCTAGAGAGCGTGTCTTTGGGTTGACAACTTTGTATCCCATGAAACAGTTGTTGAGGCGAACATGACGCCAAAAGCGGAAATGGGTTTAAGTCCTATCATGTATACTTCCTTAGTTTAGTGGAGAGAATATCTGGCTACGAACCAGAAGATAGGGGTTCGAATCCCTTAGGAAGTACTTATGCAGGTATAGTCTAATGGAGAGAATAGGGCACTTCTAATGCTTTGATCTAGGTTCGATTCCTAGTACCTGTACTGTGGCTGTGGCAGAATTGGTTATGCAGCGGATTGTGGTTCCGCGAGAAGAAATTCTCAATGCGGGTTCAAGTCCCGTCGGTCACCTTAGACTTTGTAGGTAAGTGGTTTAAACCGGCGGTCTGCAACATCGTTTCCCCGAAAGGGCGTGGGTTCAAATCCCACCAAAGTCTCTTGCGGATGTCTTGCGCGCGGACGTGGTAAAATGCGGAAACCCCGACATGAGGAGGTTCGAATCCTCCAATCTGCTTTTAAGGAGGTATACTATGGGATTAGAAAAAGCTATTGAACATAATAAAGAACATAGAAAACCTTATTATGGAAGTAAAGCTATTGATTGCTCATGTAGAAATCATGGTACCTGTGATTGGTGTAAAGCAAATCGCTTAATTTCAAAAACAAGAGAAGAAAATAAAATAAAAGATAAATTAAAAGAGTATGAAGAAGATGCGGAAACCGCATCTTTTTAGCTATATGGAGGTAAATAATATGGCTTCTAAAAATTATAATGTAAGACAAGTTACTAATTATGATATACAAGAGAAACCAATTATAGAAAATTATACAATTTCAGTTCCAGAACGAAATCCAAATCCGCCATATGATATACATTTTGTAGATGAAATAGTTCCATATAAAATTGCAATATCTGGAATGAATATTATTAAACTTGGTTACTGTTGTTCTCCTAATGGGATTATATATCCAATAATTTTAAAAATTAATAATCAATATGAACAAATTAAACTTGGGAAAGAATGTATGTATGAATTTCAACCAGAAGAATGGAAAAATATAAATGAAGAAAATTCAACTATAAAAACTTCAGATGTAATAGTTACTGAAGTAAGAGTTCCCGCAGATATAAAATTTACACTTGAATATGTGACTGAATATTAATTATAAGCGTACCTAAAATAGGTACGCTTATTTTTTTTTGACTTTTTTTAAAAAATATTATATAATAATTATAGAATAATAGGAAAGGAAGTGTTATTAATTATGGGAAGAACATTATGTTCGTCTGATTGGCATGGTTCTGAATTAGGATTTAAAGTATTAGATTATTTACAACCTGATGATACTTTATATTTTCTTGGAGATGCTCAAGATCGTGGTGATTACGGAATCAAATTAATGAATAAATTATTACTTGATCCCCGCATAGTTTATATTAAAGGTAATCATGATGAAATGATGGCTAACGCTATTGTTGATTTAGTAGATCACTCATATTCTACTTTTTTTGAAGTACAATGGTTTGGAAATGGCGGAACTCATACCTGGGATTCTATGATACATATGTCTGATGAAAGTAAAATGTGGTATGTTAATAAAATAAATGATATGCCTACTGAAATTATTTATCATTCACCTAAAGGTCATGATATAATACTTGAACATGCTGGATTTTCACCTTTTAATGTTCAAACTCATGAACGTAATCCCCTCTGGGATAGAGAGCATTTTGATGATAAATGGTTTGGTGAAAGAACTTATCTTGATTTAGACCCTAATATTACTTATCTTGTACATGGTCATACTCCTGTTCAATATTTAACATATGACTATAATTACAATGGAAAGAATATCACAATAGATGAAGCTTTTATAAAAGCAAAAAGAGCATTTTTCCAAGACTGTGATGTAGCAGAATATTGTCCAAAGCCTGAAGTAATTAGATATTGTGAAGGACATAAATTTGACATTGATATGTGTACTATTTCAAGTGATAGAATTGCATTATTAGATCTTGATACTTTTGAAACTATTTATTTTGATGCGGAGGAAAAATAATATGAGAAATTGGAATCCTAAAATACTTGCTTCAGATCCACCTGAACCGCATTCAGATAGATGGTATGAAAAACATTGTCCTAAATGTATTCATAATGTAGAATGGCAAGAAAATGGTAAATGGTACGCTTGTTGTGATAATTGCGGCGTGTGCGAATTTGAAGAAAAAGAAAATGAATAAAGCAATAATAGAAAGCGTTATATTTGAACACGAATTTAAAAATAGAATAATATCACCAGAAATTGGAAGTACCGTATATATCAGAAAAAATAAAGAAGAATATACTCCAGTAAAAATACTTGATGGTAAGTTCTATGGAACATTTGGAGGAGTATCTAATTTCTGGACTTGGGTAAATTTAGAAACAAATGAAATAGAAAATGGATATGGCTGTTTCTATAAAATGTAAGGAGAGAGGTAAATGAATAGAGCAGAACTAGTAAAAGCAATTGCTGAATTAATTGTTGATAAAATAGAAATCGGTGAAGAGCCCACTAATGGAGAAGTAATGCAAACATTATTCCCAAAATGTACAGTAAGAATTGACAGTGATGGTTGGTTTATCACAACCATTGACGGTTATACGGAATTTACTTCCGATTGGTGGAATGCACCTTATCAGAAAGGTGGTGACAGTGAAGAATGACAAGAGAAGAACAAATTGATTGGCTGTGTCGATTAAGAGCAGACTTAAATAACGGGGTAATATATACACCGTGGAACAAAGAATTTACTGAAGCACTTACTGATGTGATTGATGATAATGAACAGCATTTTGAAGCACTTGATATATCAAAGGGAGAGTGGAGACCTATATATCAAGGTGATGAAATTATAGATTACAGGTGTAATAAATGCGAGTTTGGCAGCACTTTTGGAAGAGGAAAATATAGATTTAACTATTGTCCTAATTGCGGAGCAAGGATGAAAGCTGGTGAGTGAATGAGTGATTATATAAGCAAAATGAATACCAAAGAAGATGACGGATTCAATGAAGGGTATGAACAATATTATTGTGAGAAATTCAGATTATATTTGAGTGGTGTTCAAAGATATATGATGAATAAGAGATTAAAAAATGAACCCTATCATGGTGAAAATGGAGCAATAGAGCATGAGTGACTATATAAGCAGAGAAGATGCATTAATATGTGCAAAAGGAATATATGGAAGAAGTTGCTGTGACCAGGGAGCAGAAGATGCCAGTATAGATATATATAATCAATTAAAGTTTATTCCGCCCGCAGACGTGAGAGAGAATATACACGGAACATGGGAGCATTGGGAAGGTGAAACATTTTTTGATGTTCCGATATGTTCTAATTGCGGTATGACTTTTTCAAGAAATGCGAGAGGTTGGAGTTTTTGTCCTAATTGTGGAGCAGATATGAGAGGTGAAGAAAAATGAAACTGATTATCAATATTCCTATAGAAACATTTGAGTTATTAAATACTACAGGAGTTAATTGGTTAGATGCAGAACATATCTTATCTGCAGTAGCAAATGGCATTCCACTTGATAATATAAAAGCAGAGTTTGTAAATTCATACCCTAGAAATTATATAGGTGGACCAGAATTAGGCGGAGCATATCGCCATTTTTCATTGAACGAGGTCTTGGATATTCTTGACAATAATACAAGTAAGACAGAAATGGAGAATAAGAAATGAATATAACAGACCTACTTGTTGTTGGGATATTTGTATCATTTCTAATTGGTTTTACGATAGGTTGTGCCATTGGTATACTAAAAGGTGAGGAATGAACATGTGGAAATCAATATTAGCTATATGGAGTTCAACGGCAATAGCAATAGGAATAGCAATATATTACACACATGATATGAGGTGTTTGTGGTTTTTGCTTATTCCTGCTTGTATAAGTTTTAGAAATGACAATAAAAAAGGTGAAGAAGAAAATGAATAAGAAGTTAGCAAATTTAACTATAGATAAATCAGCAGACTATTATGGCAAGATAATAAAAGCACTTGAAAAGGCAGGATTTGTATTAGTGCTTGAAGTGGAAACTTCCACAGAAGGATATTATATTATCGCAGAAAGTGAGGATAAGGAATGACAGTATCAGATATTTTAAATGAAATTCATAATGAGAATGTCGAGATTGAAATATACAAGGCTTTATCGGAGTGGATGATACTTGATCGTCAACAGAATATCGTTAAATTGACAAGGTGCAAATCTACAATAAGAGCGATAAATAAAATCACAAACAATAATCCAAATAAGAAAGAAGCACTTGACGGAATAATAAATCTTTGTAATTAGAGCAGATGAAGTAAGTAAAATTCACCATACAAGGCAGAAAGTGAGGAAGCATGAAAATAACACAAGCGCGAGGAAACGGACAGGGACAGTGTACTTTATGTAAGAAACGTGGCAAGTGGAATGTTCAGTGGATGTGTTTTCTTTACAAGGTTGAGGGTAAAGAGGGAGTTTTCTGCAAGAGTTGTGCTGACGAATTGAAAATTCAGGATGCTATACAAGGCAAAAAGTGAGGAAAAGTAAATGACAAATATAGAGTTAGTAATTAGGATACCGGAGGAAATTCGACTTGCACTAATAAATAATATTCAGTTATCCCCAGATCAGCAATCTATCTGTGATTCGTATGTAAAACATGCAGTAATAAACGGCACACCACTTCCAAAAGGACATGGTGTACTAAAAGATGTAACAAATTTAATGCGTGGTCTGTATACAGATATGCAAACAATCGAAGAAACTTTTACTTCAAGTGATGTTTACAAAATGATTGACGAAGAGTGTCCAACTATAATTGAAGCAGATTAAAAAAATGAGGATAAATAAATGGCAAGTGCATATAAATGTGATAGGTGTGGAAAACTATACGAGAGTTATGACAAAAATCTTAATCCCATTAAAGACCACACATATGATTACATACTTGAAATCAGAAAAAAATGGCAATATTCATGCAAACGTGATGAATGTTTTGATTTATGCCCTAACTGTTATAAAAAACTTGCAAATTTCATAGAATGTTACATGACAGAAAGTGAGGAAACAGAATGAGAGCAATTGATGCAGATAAATTGATAGAAAATATTGAATATGCCTGTGAAGCCAATGGAGATGAATTATCGTTAAAATGGCTTAATTGGTTTAAATGTGTAATTAATATGCAACAACCAATAGATATAAATAAAAATGAAGTTGGCTCTGCTCTCTTTACACAAAAGGAGAGTGATAAATTATGAGATACTGTAAATATTATTTTACATTTGAAGATGATAACCTTTATCTTACAACACAAAAATGGACGGATGAAGGATGTATTGGAATAAAAGATGAATTGGTAATAAGTAAAGAAGCTTTCATTGAATGTTATAATAAATGGATTGCGGCGGACCAGCCTGAAGAATCTTCAAACTAATTCCTGCGAGGTATTATATGGAATATTTTATGACTTCTTTATTAGTAATATGGGGTATTTATTCTTCAATAAATCTAATAAACGCTATAGAAGATAGGAAATTTGAAAAATGGCATTGGATTTCTCAAGCATTTTTCCTTGCTTTAGGTATTTGGATAATTACTACTATTATTTTAATTTTTATTTTTGAGCATATAATTTAAGGAGGTACTTTATGAATAAAATACTTAGATATATTGGGAAAGTTTTTCTTGCTTTAGCTATTGGATTGTATATACCAATGTGTGATTCAATTAAAAATTTTTTTAATTATGATATAAAAGCAAGTATTTTTATAATATTTATAGAAATTCCTTATTGGCTTTTTTTATTTTGGTTAATAGATAAGGCTAGCAAAGAAGATGAATAATTTAGATTAAAGATGCGAGAGCCTGTCTCCCGCATCTTTTTTGACTTTTTTAAAAAATTATTATATAATAATTATAGAAAAATGAAAGGGGTGTTATTTTTATGAAAGATTTTTATGCTGAAATAAATAGAAGTCTTAAATCGTATGAAGAAGGCAAACCCTGGCATGAACATGATATTTATTGGATTTGTGATAAGATTGACTGGTGCAATAAATGGAAGAAATTGCCAGAAGAACAAGTAACAGAACTTGTTGATAGAGTTTGTAAAGTAATGAATGATATGACTGGAAGGGGTGTATAATATGTTTAATACTTATGAAATCGAACACGTTATTTATAGAACTATTGAATTTGATGATGAAGAGATGATAGAAGCAGGATATTCTGAACCCATTACTGATAAGGATAGACGAGAATATTTGTATAACCTTATGGAAGATGGAGCAGGCGGTGAAGCCTATGGTGAAACCACTATCAGAAAAGTTGACCTTGAAAATGAATGTTATATTGAGGAGGATATAGATAATGCTTAATAAGGATGGAATAAGAGAACTTGCTTATGTCGTTACTGTTGATTCAGTAGAGCCTATAGCAGGTAAGGATAGAGTTGAATGTGCAAGGGTTGGTGGATGGACTTGTATGGTTCCAAAGGGCGCATTTAAGGCAGGCGACCCTGGAATATATTTTGAAATAGATAGCCAGGTTCCGCTTGATAACCCTATATTTGAATTTTGTAAGAAATATAAGGGACATATCAAGACTCAGAAGTTTAAGACTCCTGACGGACAGTTCTGGTCTCAGGGGCTTCTTATGCCTGCCGCAGATTTTGGTTGGTTTGTTGCTTATACTGATGAGTTTAATTACATATATGATAAGGAAGGTCATCAATATCGCCCTGGAACTGAATCTGCTTTCCTTACTCAGCAACTTAGTGTAACTTATTATGAGCCTGAAGATCAGAAGAGAAAGGGTAAGCCCAATCCTGATGCTAGAATAAATGCTGCATTTACTAGACATCCCTGGATAGCAAGAAAGTTTGGTAGATTTATAAAGAAACATAAGTGGGCAAGAAAGATATTCCTTCTTCTGTTTGGCAAGAAGAAAGATGTTAAAACCTGGCCTTCATGGGTTGTAAAGACTGACGAGGAAAGAGTCCAGAATATGCCTCAAATCCTCAAGGACAAATCCGAGTGGTTTGCAACTGAAAAGATAGATGGAACTTCAACTACTTTCACTATGAGAGGTTGGGGAAGAAAGAGACAGTTCTTCGTTTGCTCAAGAAATGTTGTATTTGATAGACCTGACAAGCAGTGCTATTATGATACTAATGTATATGTTGAAATGGCAGAAAAATATCATATGGAAGATGTACTTTCAATGCTTATGGAGTACTTCGAGAATACCGAAGGAAATATTGATTTTGTTACTGTTCAGGGCGAGACTTATGGTGAAGGTGTTCAGAAGAGAGATTATTCTCTTAAGGAGCATGACCTCGCTGTATTCAATGTAATTGTTGGATACAAGGATGGTAGAAGAAAGAGACTGAATCCTAGAGAGATGACTGACCTTATGGTGCAATATGATGTTCCTTGCGTACCAATAGTAGATGAGCATTTCATACTTCCCGATACTGTTGAAGAGCTTCTTGAGATAGCAACTGATAAGTCTGCTATAGATGGTGGTATGAGAGAAGGTCTTGTATTCAGATCTGTAGACGGAGTTCAGAGCTTCAAGGCTGTGTCTAATGAATTCCTTATCAAGTATCATGGATGATAAGGTCAAATGATATAAAATGTTCCAAAATAAAACTTAAATATTCTAATAGGGATAGATTATTTTCTATCCCTATTAGTGATATGAAACAAAAGGAGATTATATGGGTAAAAATGTATTAATAGCATGTGAAGAATCACAAGCAGTAGCAACTGAAATGCGGGCATTGGGTTTGGAAGCATACAGTTGCGATATTATAGATTGTTCAGGCGGTCATCCTGAATGGCATATTAAGTCTGATGTATTGCCGCTATTAAATGGTGACTGTACCTTTACTACTGCTGATGGTACTGAACATTCAATTGAAGGAAAATGGGATTTAATTATAGCACATCCGCCATGTACCTATCTTACAGTAACTGGTAATCGCTGGTTTAATGTAGAAAAATATGGTGAAAAAGCACTTAAAAGAATTAAAGATAGAGAAGAAGCAGCAGAATTCTTTATGGCTTTTGTTAATGCGGATTGTGATAAAATTGCAATTGAGAATCCTATTGGTTATATGAATTCTCATTACCGCAAACCTGATCAGATTATTCAGCCTTATATGTTCGGTGATCCTTTTGAAAAGAAAACTTGCTTATGGATGAAGAATTTACCCAAATTAACTCCTACCAATCAAGTAGAACCTCCTGCAAGAAAAGAGTTTGCTTCAGGTAAAACTATGCCGGCATGGTATGCTGATGCATGGAAATTATCAAAAGAAGAAAGAAGTAAATTAAGAAGTAAAACTTTTCCTGGTATTGCTAAAGCTATAGCCGAGCAATGGGGAGGTTTGCTGTTAGAATAAGTAAACAAAAGAAAGGAAAGAGAATATGGGAATGATTAAAAGTTTTATTACGTTACAAGGAATTAATGATATTATCAAATTTACTCAACAGGCTTCTTTTGTAGATGGTGATGTAATTGTATCAAGAGGAGCTTATAAAGTAGATGGTAAATCATTAATGGGTAATATGTCAATTGATGTATCTCAAGGAATATCAGTTGAATATCCCGAAGATGCTATTAAATTTAAAGAATTTATACAGCAATATATGTAAGCGGCGGCCTCGGTTCAAGACTCTTTGGACTGGACCGCCGCTCTTTTTTGACTTTTTTTAAAAAATATTATATAATGTATATATAGTAAAAAAGATTTTATTTAAAAAGGAGTATATTATTATGACTTATGAAGAATTTGAAGAAAAATATTTCAATGATTTTGAAGCGATGTATACTAAAATAATGAGTTTTAATCCTGTTATGAGACTCGCTTTTGCATTAACAATTCTTGATGAAGCTGCTGAAACACTTGGAATAAATTCTAATGATATTAATTCTTTAAGAGCAACTATTTATAATAAATTAGGAGATATTTATTAATGGGAAAATTGATTGTAGGTGAGGAATTTTATTGCTGTAAATGTGGATGCAAAGGTATTCCTGTTGTTCGTCAGACAGGTAAAGAACGTGGAGCAGGACACTTGAAAAAACTTTGGTGTCTTAAATGTAATGCGGAAACTAATCATGCTGAATGTATAGTTGGTTCAAAATATACAAAAGAAGATTTCCAAATTGAATTTAAATATGGAAATTTTGACGAAAATCAGCAAAGAAAAATGACCTATGGTCAACTTAGAGATAAGCTTATGAGAGAAGGTGTTGATATCTATGAAGAATAAACTGTACGTTATTTGTGGAGTGCCAGGAACAGGCAAAAGCACGTTCTGCAAGAATCATCTTACTATGTTCGGCGACGATGTGAAATATGTATCTAGAGATGATATTCGTTTCTCAATAGTAAAAGAAGATGAAGAATACTTCTCGCATGAAACTGAAGTATTTAATAAATTTATTGATGAAATAAAAGATGGATTAAAAAATGCGGAAGCCACCATTGCTGATGCTACGCATATCAATTCAGGATCTCGTACCAAGCTTCTCCGCAAATTAGGGGATAGTTTGAAAGATTGTGAAGTTATTGCTGTTGTTCTCCGCAATGGAGTAGATACCTGTATTCGTCAGAATGAAAAAAGAAAAAATACTCGTTCATACGTTCCTCGTGATGTAATTGAAAATATGTATGAACATTTTAGAAATCCCAGTTTTGATGAGGGTTTTGATAAAATTATTGTAATATATTCAAATGGTGAAATTGTAATTAAGGAGAATAATAATGTCTGATATATGGATTACGAGCGACCTCCATTTATTCCATAATAAACCATTTATATATGAACCTCGTGGATTTAATTCTGTTTATGAAATGAATAATGCAATTCTCTATAATTGGAATTCTGTTGTTGAACCTGATGACCATGTTTATTGTCTTGGAGATTTAATGCTTAACAATAATGAAGAAGGTATTCGTCTTATTAAACAGCTTAAAGGAAATATTCATGTAGTTAGAGGAAATCATGATAGCGACGTCCGTATGAATTTATATAATACTTGTTATAATATAGTTGAAATAACTGAAGGTCAATTTTTTCAATATAATCAATATCATTTTTATTTATCTCATTATCCTTGTTTAACAAGTAATTATGATGACGATAAACCTCTAAAAGCAAAAATAATTAATTTATGTGGACATCGACATGATAAAAATAAATTTTGTGATATGGATAAAGGAATAATATTTCATGTCGAATTAGATACAAATAATATGCATCTTTGGTTAATAGATGATATTATTAATGAAATTAAAAAATATTATAATAGTCAACCGGTTTAGCATCATTAATTTATCTCTTCTAAAATTAATATTTAATAGAAAAATATATTTTAAAGGAGATTTAATATGAAAGTTATAGATATAACAGGTCAAACTTTTGGTTCTTTAACAGTATTAGAAAGAGTAGAAAATTCAAAAGATGGTCATGCCATGTGGAAATGTCAATGTACATGTGGTAATTTTAGAATTGTTCAAGGAAAAGAACTAAGAAATGGAACAATTACTAAATGTTTATCTTGTAGTAGAAGACAAAATAATATGATAGATTTAACTAATCAACGTTTTGAACGACTTATTGTTTTAGAACCCACATTAAAAAGATCTGGTTCTTCAATTATTTGGAAATGTTTGTGTGATTGTGGTAATATTTGTTATAAATCATCTCATGATTTAAGAACTGGACATACTAAATCTTGTGGATGTTTACAAAGAGAAAGTAGATTTATACCAAAACAAAATTTAGTAAATCAAAAATTTGGAAAATTAACTGTATTGAAACAATTAAACGAATCTAATCATGAAGGAACTTTATGGTTGTGTGAATGTGAATGTGGAGGAACAAAAATTGTTTCTAGTTATGCTTTAACTCATAATAGAGTTCAATCATGTGGATGTTTAAATTCAATTATGAATAGTAAAATTGAAAAAATTTTACAAAATTTAAATATTTCTTATATTAAAGAAAAAATATTTAATGATTGTAAAGATAATAAAAATTTACGATTTGATTTTTATCTTCCTGATTATAATATTTGCATTGAATATGATGGAGAACAACATTTTAAAGAGATACCTTATTGGGGAGGAGAAATAGGTTTAAAAAATCGTCAAAATAAAGATAAAATAAAAAATGAATATTGTAAAAATAATAATATTCATTTAATAAGATTTTCTTATTTAGAAAAAGAACAGATAAATGAAGAATATATTTTTTCTAAAATAGAAGATATATAGAAAGGAAATAATATGAAATTTATTGATAGTCGTGTATATAAAGAAATACGAATGTCTGAGGTTATAATTGAGCATAAAGGAAAAGAATTTGCAGGATTTGCTGTTTGTCATTCTGATGATACTTGGTCTGATTATATCGGTTGTAAGTTTGCAGAGCTGAGAGCAACTCTTAAAGCTCTTAAATATGAATATAAAATAGAGAAAAGAAAAATTGAAGAAATACAGAAGTTTATTGCTATAGTTGAACAGTATAAAAATTTCAATAAAGAAGATGGAACTGCTAAGGCTATGTATCGTCAACTTAATCGCAGGCTTAAGAATCTTAAAGCTATCGAAGAAGATATAAATATAGTTAAGAAAACTATTAAAGCAAGACTCAAGGCTCTTGAGAAGACAAATCAGATTTTAAAAGACAAGAAAAGTTAATATATTCTAAATAAAAATGAAATATTCTTGAATTAAAATATTTCTATGAAAGGTGGATAACTTTTATATGATAAAGTTTTATGATACCTGTAGCCTGTTGGAATTGCAACAGGCTATTTTTGAAAATGAATTTGTTATTTCAAGTATATCAATTAATGAACTTGAAGAAATTAAAAATTCATATACAAAAGATGAAGAAATTAAAGTAAAGGCAAGAAAACTTAGTCAATTATTAAATGCTGAAGAAAATAAAGATAAATTTAAAATTTATCTTTATAATAATGAAATTGAAGAAGATTTAAATAAATATAATTTAATTAAAAATAATGATTCAAGAATCATACTATCTGCTTTTAATTGCCAAAAAACATTAAATATGGAAATTCTTTTTGTTAGTGATGATATTGTTTGTAGGCTAATTGCTAAAACATTAGGTCTTCAAACTAGTCCATCGCAGGCCTCAACAAAAGAAGAGTACACTGGAGTTAAAGAATTAATTTTATCTGAAGAAGATTTAGCGGATTTTTATATTTCTTATGCTGATAATGAAAATAAATTTGAATTATTAGAAAATCAATATATTATTATAAAAACTCCTGATGGTAAAGTAGTAGATAAATATAAATGGAAAAATGGAGTATATCAACCTATAACTTTCCAAAAGGCTGAATCAAAAATGTTTGGTAAAATAGTACCAAAGAATGGCGATCCTTATCAGCAACTTGCTTTAGATAGTTTAAATAGTAATCAGATTACTATGCTTAAAGGTCATGCGGGAACCGGTAAAAGTTACTTGGCTTTCGGCCATATGTTCTCACTTCTAGAACATGGTGAAATTGACAAAATAATTATTTTCTGTAATACTGTTGCTACCAGAGGTTCAGCTAAATTAGGTTTCTATCCTGGCTCCCGCACCGAGAAACTTCTTGATTCTCAAATTGGAAATCTTCTTGAAAGTAAACTTGGTGATAGAGTTGAAGTAGAAAGATTAATTGCTGATGGAAAGTTAATTCTTCTTCCAATGAGCGATATCCGTGGTTATGATACTACTGGAATGAATGCCGCAATTTATATCTCAGAAGCTCAAAATCTTGATGTTGAACTTATGAGATTAGCTCTTCAACGTATTGGAGAAGACAGTATATGTATCATTGATGGTGATGATGATGCACAAGTTGATATGGCTTTATATGCTGGTTCTCATAATGGTATGAAACGAGTTAGTGAAATATTTAAAGGCGCTCCTTTCTATGGAGAAGTAAGACTTGAAAATATTTATAGATCGGAGATTGCAAAGTTAGCACAAAAATTATAATTAAATAAAGGAGTTGAACATGAAAAAGATAAAAGGATTAATTCATAATATTAGAGGAATGTCACTTATTGAATTAATTGTATCTATGGCTATTTTTGCTACGGTTGGAATAGCAATAAGCGGTGCAATGTATGTCACTTCAAGAAGCTATACTCGAAATAGCGCTGAAGTAAATGTACAAGAGGAAGCACAACTTGCATCTAACCTTATATGCGATTGGTTAATAGATGCAGAAGCAGTAACTCCTGATGAGGGTGAATCTGAAACTCTAGAGATTACACATTATGAAGATGGTAGAATTATTACTGTAAATGTGTATAAACTTGATGGAAACCTTATGTATCTTGCAAAATCAAATACGGGAGATACAATAGGAAATGGAATTTTAGCATCTAATGTTACAGGTGTAAAATTTTATTCAAATTTTAAAAATAATCGAACTGTAGACATATCTATTGATTTCGATGTAAATGAAAGAACTTATCATGCAGTTACCGCAGCTACTTCAAGAAATCGTAATTTTATAGCAGATGCTGTAGGTGTTAATAGTGCTGCACCTATTATAGTATTTGATATACCTCCAACAAGAGGAAGTACTAATTATGAGGTATTTCTTGAGCCAGGTCAAAATAATGCAAATGGAGCTTCATTTACATTCAATGCTACGGTTTATAACTTTGATCCATCTAATACAACCTTCTCAATGACTGGTCCTGCTGGTGGAGACGTAAAATGCACATATATAGATAATGGTACAAATATCTTCCCTATTACTTGTGAAGCATTTGATAAGGCAAAAGTTAATCAAACATATACATTTAAAGCTGTTAAATCTGTAACAGATCCTGCTACTGGTATTGTTTCATATTTAGTTGATACAAAAACTTTAACTATTAATGTTAGACGTGCTTTAGAATGTAAATTTACTACATTATCAGGTATTGGTATTTCAACACTTGATTCTAGTTTTATTTCAAATGGTGGTGCTCAAGGTCGTGCGGGAACCGCATATCAATCTGTTCTTGTTAGCCTTGGAGATCATACATATCCTAGAGTATTAGGAGCAGCATATGATACATTTTTTGTAGATGCTTCTACTGTAAAATATTACTATAGATTTGCAGATGGAACAGATGCATCCGCATATGTTAATGCTTTTGAAATAACTACTGGTATACCTAGTGTTCAAGTAACCTTAGCACAAGATATTACACAAGATTTATATGTTATTACGGTAAGTACTCACCAAGGTGATTTATCAGATAACAATCTTTCTTATCATTGTCCTACTGTTGGTAATAATAGACTTAGAAATCATCCCTATGAAATTGAAAATTGGTCATATTATGATTATCAAGGACAAGATATTAATTGGGATGTTATAAAAATTACTGCTGCACCTCCATCACCTCCTCCATTCATTATCGACGGTGGCGGTTTTCGTAGAGGTACTGAAGCATTTAGGCTTGGTAAAATGACTCCTGAGTTCATCGCCGCACTTAAAACGGCTCTTGAAAATAAAGGTTATCATGTAGATTCTGCAGACCAAGAACCTATGTTATCATATTGGACTACTCTTTATTATAGAGCTAGAGGAGAAAGTACATGGCATTCATATGTTGTTGGTACTTGCCCTAACTTTGGTAATATTGGTGATTATGAAATGGTCAAAATGGTTAAAGATGAAGCCTCCATTTTTGACTTAGATAAGTTCTATGATATAAAACTTCAATTAGATGTATGGGATTCAAATTTAAATGCAATCGTTGATGTAGGCATTAATACTTGCTCAACTGGCTATATTCCCGAAGTAACTGGCGCTATTCTTAATCTTAGACAAGAAAGAATTAATTCAAATACATACATATTTGAAAATAGTGCTTATAGTATGGGAAGTCCTTATATTTTTAATGGCTCTGAAATGGTATTTTATACATATTTTGAAGGATTCGATCCAAAATCTGTTAAAATTGGACTTACATATGAAATAGGAACACCTAATGGTCATGGTGGATATACATGGGAATCATATACCAATGAGACTGCCTCTACTAAATTTGATGTTCAATATGATGCTTTTGAAGAAAGTGCATTTAGCGTAACTGGAGATTGGCATCCTGAAGTCTCTCAAGTTAGGTTATCTGATGGTAAAACCTATACTATTGCTAACTATAATGAAAATAATTATCCTGACCCAGGAGTAAGAGTTGAGAAAATTGTTCTTCATGGAAGTAGTAGATTTGAAAGTGGTAAATTATATAGAATCTGTTTTAAAACATATTTTGATCAGCTTCAAGTAACAAATGAAGGAGAAGTTGGTTCACATTGTGGTACTGTCGGTAGTACAGTAAGACATAGTTGGTATAATTTAACAGAACTTAATGGTTTATCATCTGGTTATATTTATATTAAGAAATAAATAAATTTAATAATAAACTGACTTATAGCCTTGCGAAAGCAAGGCTATTTGTCGTGGAACAGGAGGTAAAATGAGTAAACAAGAAGATTTTATTAACTCAATAGCTCCTCATGTGGTTGCGTGGAGAGATTATTTAGGTTGGGGTGTAGCTTCTGCAATTATTGCTCAAGCTTGTCTTGAATCTGGGTATGGCACATCTAATAAAGTTACTTCTGATAAAGGTCTTCATAATGACAGAAATAATTATTTTGGACTTAAATATAAAGAAAATAGAGTAACTTGTAATTCAGGCTTTTTCACAGAAACTTCCGCAGAACAAAGACCTGATGGAAGTTATTATACAATAACTACAAAATGGTTCCAATTTTTAGATATGCACACTGGAGTTCAAGGATATTATCAATTTATTGATAGTGGTAAATATAATGCAGCAAAAACTGCAACAACTCCGAGAGAATACTTACAAGCATTAAAAAATAGCGGTTATGCAACTTCTATTAATTATGTAGATAATTTAATGGCTGTAATAGATAAATGGAATTTAACAAAATATGATCAAGGAGGCACAATGGTAGCTGATAGTAAATTAGTAACTGGTGTTATGTGGTCACCTAACTACACTGCACAACGTAAATACAAAATTGATACAATTATTATTCATTGTATGGCAGGTACTTATGATGCAAAAAGATGCGGTCAACTTTTTGCTAATCCTAAGCGCGGAGCATCTTCACATTATGGAATTTCTTCTAATGGAGAAATTTGGCAGTATGTTCCTGAGAAATATAGAGCATGGACAACAGGTGGAGATAAAACATGCAATGGTTGGACAGGTTCAGATTATGACCATCGCTCAATAACAATAGAAGTAAGTAATACAACTCTCGGACCTGACTGGTATGTATCCTCTCAAGCAATGACTTCTATTATTAATCTTTGTGCGGATATCTGTAAGAGAAACGGAATACCTAAACTTTTATGGTCTAATAATCCAAAACTTGTAGGAAATGCTTCACTTCAAAATATGGCTGTTCATAGATGGTTTGCATCTAAAGCATGTCCTGGCAACTTCCTGATGATGTGTATGCCTAATATTGCACTTGCAGTCAATCAGCAGCTTGAAACTCCTACTGGTTTCATTATTAATGGATATGATTATAGTCCGGTTTTTGATCCTGCATTTTATTCAGATCATTATGCAGATTTAAAAGCTGCTTTTGGAAATGATATTAATGCACTTTGGTTACATTTTCAAAATAATGGAATGAAAGAATTTAGGCAAGGTTCTGCTGAATTTGATCCTGTTTATTATTCCAATGCATATCCTGATATTGTAGCTGCTTTTGGTGATAATAGAGAAATGTATTATGCACATTATATAATGTTTGGAAAGGCTGAAGGCCGGAAAGGAGCACCCTAATGATATTTGAAAATAGTAAAGTGTATGATGTACTTAAGTTTATTGCTCGTTACATTGGGCCTATTGTAATTTTTATTACAGCAATTATTAATATTTGGAATATTCCATATGGTGAGCAATTAATTGCAACCTTAGCTGCAATTGAAACTCTTCTTACTTCATTTGTTTCTGTATCTAAAAAGAAATATAATGATATGATTGAAAAAACATTCGATGCGGTTAGAGGCGACGAAGAATAATTAATATGCTGCACAGAGTTAAATCTGTGCAGCATTTTTTTATTGTCAAAATCTTCTTTTCAATTTTAGAGAAGTCTACGTTCAAACAACTTGACATTTTATAAAAATTTTGTTATAATAATAGTAGAATAAATGAGAAGCTTCTTACAGAAGGAGAAACTAATGCGAACAATCTATACAGACGGTGCATGTTCAGGTAATCCTGGACCAGGCGGTTATGCTGTACTTGAATTAAAAACAAAAGATGGATTACCTTGTATTAAATATTATGAAAAAGCTTTACATCCAAATACAACTAATAATAGGATGGAATTAAGAGCAATGATTAATGCTATTAATTACATATTAAAAACGACAGAAAATGATGATGAATTTGAAATATATTCCGATTCTGCATATGTAGTTAATATGTGTAATGATTGGATTTGGAAATGGGCTGCCGCAGGATGGGTTAGAACAAAGAATAAACCTATTGAAAATCTTGATTTAGTTAAAGAATTATATAATTTACTTAATTTTATCAATATTAAGTATATTATTAAAAAATGTAGCGGTCATGCGGGAGTTCTTGGAAATGAAATAGTAGATGCTCTTGCAAGTGACAATAATTTAAAATATAAACGTTTGATTAAAACATATAATATTATTACTTGATTTTTATTAAAATTTATTATATAAATAACATCAATGGTCAAAGTGTTTCAATAGAAAATCTTCCTTTAATATATAATATATAAGGAGGAATAATTATGTATACAATTTATATTCATAAAAATAAAATAAATGGAAAAGTTTATATAGGACAAACTTGTCAAAAACCTGAAAAAAGATGGGATAATGGTAGAGGATATGAAACTTCACCAAGATTTTATAATGCAATTTTAAAATATGGTTGGGATAATTTTGAACATATTATTTTATACACTAATTTAACTGTAGAAGAAGCTAATAAAAAAGAACAAGAATTAATTAAATTTTATAATTCTACAGATGAAAATTTTGGATATAATATTACGGATGGAGGGAAAAATTTCCGACATTCCGAAGAAACAAAAAAGAAAATTGGTGAATCTAATTCTATTTCTCAAAGGGGTAAACATTGGTCTCAAAAACAACGAGAACTTATGTCTGAATTATTTTCAGGAGAAAATAATCCTTTTTATGGCAAACATCATACTGAAGAATCAAAACAGTTAATTTCCGAACATAGAAAAGGAAAAAGAGCTGGTGAAGAGCATCCTTTTTATGGTAAACATCATACAAAAGAATCATTAGAAAAAATGTCTGAAAATAGAAAAAGTAAAGGTGGTAAAAAGGTTAAATGTATTAATACAGGAGAAATTTTTGAAACAATGATGGATGCTGCAAGATGGTGTGGTCTTGCAACTGCTTGTTCTATTGGACGAGTATGTAATTCATCAAATGAACATAAAAGTGCTGGTAAACATCCAATAACAGGTGAAAAATTATATTGGGAATTTGTTATTGATGTTGAAAATAAATAAAAATTATGTTATAATATATTTATAAATAAAAATAGGAGAAAAATAAATATTTATGGGTAAATTATATGATGAAAATTCAATTGAATCACTAGATCCATTGCAATTTACTAGATTACGTCCAGGAGTTTATGCAGGTGATACTACCTATTCAACACAGTTGCTTGTCGAAATTTTTTCTAACGCTGTGGATGAATTCAATGCAGGTCATGGTAATCAGATAGATGTTACCATTGATAAAGATATTGTAACTGTACAAGATTATGGACAAGGTTTTATTCCTAATAGTATTCGTGAAGACGGTAAAACAATTCTTGAAGCTGCTTTTAGTGTACTTAATACTTCTGGAAAGTATCGTGAAGATGGTAGTTATGAAGGAACTTCTCTTGGTTCTTTTGGTATTGGCAGTAAAATTACTACATTCCTTAGCCACTGGTTAAGAGTTAGAACATGGCGAGATGGGAAAATGGAAGCCATTAGCTTTAAAGAGGGTGTATTTGAAGGTCGAGTTGAAAAAGCAATGGCTGATAAAACATCTTCTGGCACTTTTGTTCAATGGCAGCCTTCAGAAGAATTTTTCACTCATACTGAAGTTGAAATAAATAAAATTCGCACATTATTTAAGACTATTAGTTGTTTATGTCCTGGACTTATTATTAATCTTGATTATAATGGTACAAAAGAAACATTTACATCAAAAAATGGTCTTAATGATTTAGTTGATGATGCGGTTAAGGATAAAGAAATTATCAACAATAGACTTGTAGTTAATGGTCAGGAAGATAAGTACAAGCTTGATCTTGTATTAACCTATACCGCAAATTATTCATCTACTATTGTTCCATATGTAAATACAGGTTTAACAGACACGGGTGCTCATATCACTCAGCTTAAGACTACTCTTACAAGAGAAATGAACAAGTTTTTCAGAGAGCGTGGTTGGCTTAAAGAGAAGGATGAAAACCTTACGGGCGATGATATCCAGGAAGGTATCTACATTGTATTTAACTATACTGCTCCATCTGTGTCGTATGATGCGCAAGTAAAGTCACGTGTCACAAAGATTGAGACAAAGCCTGAAATTAGTTTTATAACTGATTCATTAACTAATTGGCTCTTAATAAATGAAAAAGATATAAAGGTTATTTTTGATAAAGCAATCAGTGCAAGAAAGGCGCGGGAAGCTGCTAAGAAAGCAAGAGACGCGGCTCGTGAAACAGAAAAGAAAAAGAAAGAGAAAGTAATCAAGTTCGATACAAAACTTGCTGACTGTTACTCTAAAGATAGAATGAAATGTGAAATCTACATCACAGAGGGTGATTCGGCTTCCGGAAACCTTAAGATGGCAAGAAATAATGAGTTCCAGGCTGTTATGCCCGTAAGAGGTAAGATTCTTAATACTCAGAAAGCAACTCTTGCACAGATTCAAAAGAATGCAGAAATTATGACAATGATTGATGCTTTTGGTTTAAAAATTGATCCAAAGACAATGAAGATTACTTACGATAAGGAAGATCTTCGTTATGGAAAGATTATCATTATGTCTGATGCGGATGTTGATGGTGCTCACATTAAGAATCTTTTCTATACATTTATTTGGAATTTCTGTCCTGAGTTAATTAAAGACGGTTATATATATGCAGGTGTTCCACCTCTTTATAGAATTATTTTCTCTAATGGAGAAAGTAAGTATATTAAGAATGATAAAGAACTTGATGAATGGAGAGCTAACTATAAAGGTGGAAAGAAATACGAGTTAAAGCGTATGAAGGGCTTAGGTGAAATGGACGTAGAAGAGACTGAAGAAACTTTGACCGATCCGAATAATAGAATTATTAAGCAGATTACGGTTGAGGATCCTCAGTCAACAAGTGTTCTTTTTGAACAGTTAATGGGAACTGGCGTCACCGCACGTAAGTCTTATATAAAAGAACATTCAAAGGAGGCTGTATACAATCAGGAGTAATAAGATATGATAGAAAGAAGTCCAAAAGAATTAATTAAAGAATATATTCATTTAGCGGCTACTATGGTTCAACTTAACGAAGGTGGTATCTTTGCATTGTATGGACTTGAACAGCATAGATTAGAGCTACATGATAAAATATGCGAAGTATTTGATATTGATAAAATTAAAAGTAAAGATATTTTAAATTATTTAGAAGAAAAATTAAATTTTTCTTTCTATGATTTAAATAACGATACATTAGATGAATATACTGAGAAACTTTATAACTATCTTTTACTTCATAAAGATGAATATAAGTAAAATTTTATGCAATTTTTGTCAACAGTGATTAATTTTGCATAATATATTTTCAATTATTGTAACAGAGAAAATAAGGAGGAAAATATATTATGACATTAAAAGAGTTTTGTGAAAAATATAATTATTCACCTAATACAGTACACAGATCTTTTAATCGAACTGTTGAGTCAATGAAAAATAAAGGCTATATTCTTACTAGAATTGGTACTTGGTGTGATGGAGATTATCAAGTAATTGAAGATAAAAGTTTAATACCTGAAAAAGAAATTACATTAAGTACCAGATTAGTAGGACAAAGATTTGGTCATTTAACAGTAATAGAAGATACTGGGAAAAGATTTCATCGAAGTATCGTTTGGAAATGCAAATGTGATTGTGGAAATGAACATGAAGTTACTTCTAATAATTTAAATGGTGGACAAGTTAATAGCTGCGGTAAACAAAATTGTCCTTATCATAAAACGTATGAAAATTTAAAAGGACAAAGATTTGGTAAACTAATTGCTATGTATCCAACTTCAATGAAAGATGGATCTCATATGTATTGGGTTTGTCAATGCGATTGTGGTAATCAAAAAGAAGTTGCTGGTTATCAATTAAAAAGAGGTGGAATTCAATCTTGTGGTTGTATAAAAACATCAATAGGTGAAATGAACATTAAAAAGATACTTGAAGAAAATAATATTCAGTATCAAGAACAAATTACCTTTAATGATTTAAAAAATATAAAACCACTTAGATATGATTTTGGAATATATCAAAATGATAATTTAATTAGATTGATTGAATTTGATGGAATTCAACATTTTGAAGAACAAGAATATTTTACACATAATTTGACAGAAACAAAAAATAATGATATAATAAAAAATAAATATGCAAAAGATAATAATATTCCTTTAGTCAGAATTCCTTATTGGGAAAGAGATAACATGACATTGGAAATGTTGTTAGGAGAGGAGTATTTAATTGAGTGAAATTTTTGATACAAATGATGTAAAAAATGAACTAGGTACAAATTTTATTGAATACGCGGTAGCTTGTAATACTGACAGGGCGATACCTGATGCAAGATCTGGTCTTAAGCCTGTTGCAAAAAGAATTCTTTGGTCTATGTTTGAAGAAGGAAGAACTTCTAATAAACCCCATGTAAAATGTGCAAGAATCTATGGAGATGTTATGGGTAAATATCATCCTCATGGAGATGCAGCAATATACGGTGCAATGGTAAGATTATCTCAACCTTGGGTTTTGAGATATCCTCTTATTGATTGGCATGGTTCAAATGGAAACCAGATGGGTGATGGTCCTGCTGCAGGTCGTTATACTGAAGCAAGGCTTAGTAAGATTGCGGAAGATGGTCTTCTTGTTGGATTAAAAGAAAGAAATGTAGATTTTATTCCTAATTATGATGAAACAATGGAAGAGCCTGAAACGCTTCCTTCAATCTTCCCTAATCTTTTATGTAATCCAAACACAGGTATTGGTGTTGCAATGGCTTGTAATTGGCTTCCTCATAATTTAAAAGAGGTTGCTCAGGCTATTTATGACAGCATGGATGGAAAAGCAGTTACTTTACCTGGACCTGACTTTCCAACAGGTGGACTTATTATAAATAAAAATGACATTCCCGCTATTATGAGAACAGGACATGGTTCTGTAAAAGTAAGAGGATGTTACAAAATTGAGAAGAATAACCTTGTATTTTATGAGATTCCATATGGCGAAACTGTTGAAGGAATTTTAGCTCAGATTGGCGAAGTCTGTGATGCAAAAGAAATAGAAGGTATAGATGAAGTTCGTGATGAAAGTAATAAGAATGGTTTAAGAATCGTTATCGAATGTAAAAAAGGCGTTAACCCTGAAGCTATTGCTGCAAAGCTTTTCTCTAAAACAAACCTTCAAACTTCAATATCTTATAATCAGGTTGCTCTTATCAATAAGACACCAACTGAATTAAATCTTGAACAGGCTATTGAAGTTTATATTAATCATAATATAGACTGTCTTATTAAAGAAACAAATACAAGACTTGAGAAAGCTAAGGATAGAGCTGAGGTTGTTTCTGGTTTACTTAAGGCTCTTGCGAATATAGACGACGTTATTGTATTGATCAAAGGTAGTCAGGATAGTGCTGAAGCTAAAGAGAAATTAATTCAGTTAGGTTTCTCTGAAAGACAGGCTAAAGCAATCTTAGCCATGAGATTAAGTTCGTTAACAAAGCTTGATAAACTTGAGTTGACAAAAGAAGCTCAGGCTTTAAGTGAACAGATTGATTATTATATTTTACTTCTTGAGTCAAAAGAAGAGCAATTAAAAATGATAAGAGAGCGTCTTGAAGCAATTGTTAAGAAGTATGGTGATGCAAGACGTACTCAGTTGGCTCAGATTGAAGTTCCAAAAGAAGAAAAAGAGATTGCAGAAGTAGTTCCCGTAGATGTTGTTGTAATCACTACAGAATCTGGTCTTATTAAGAAAGTACCGGTTTCCGCATTTAAGGTACAAAAGAAAGGCGGAAAGGGCGTAAAATCTGTAGATGATGTAATTTTTGATGTAGTCAAAACGAATACAGTTGATTATATCATGTTCTTCTCTAATAAGGGTAAGATGTATCGTACTATTGTAGATAATATCCCCGATGGAACTAATACCTCGAAAGGTGTTCCTATTGCATCTCTTGTTAAATTGGAGAATGATGAAAAGATTATTGCAATCACTTCTCTTCACAGAAAGACTCTTCCTAAATACATTTTCTTCTTAACGAAGAATGGTATTATTAAAAAGTCTTATCTTGAAGAATATACTAAAACAAATAAAAATGCTGGAATCGCAGCTCTTAAGGTCGCAGAAGAAGATAGCGTAGTTAAGATTCTCTTCCAAGATGATGAAGATATTATTCTTGTAACAAAAGATGGAATGAATATCAGATTTGGTACTACGGCAATTACTCCTATCGGTAGAGTAGCTACAGGTGTTAAAGCAATTAAACTTGCGGAAGGCGACTATGTGGTGTCAGCGATGTCTGTTCATAAAGATACTGATCAAGTTGCAATCTTCACAAGCACTGGCATCGGTAAGAAAGTTGCTTTAAAAGAATTTTTAACTCAAACTCGTGGCGGAAAAGGTACTATTATTTATAAGACTTCTACTGCAAATGGTATTCTTATAGGTGCAACAATGGTATCTGATGAAGATAATGTGCTTATATGCGGAAATAAAACTAGCATATGCATTTCTGCACAAGATATTCCTCTCTTGACCAAGGCGGGCATTGGAAATATGTTAATAAAAGATAATAAAGTAATATCTATAACAAAGATTTAATCAAGAGGTGGCGATGCCACCTCTTTACTTTTATAAAAATTTATGTTATAATATATAATATATGGTATGATTTTTATAATTTTATTTATTTGAAAATCATATATATTTAGCCGCTCAATATAGGAGGAAAATAATGATGCAAGTCAAGACCCGGCTTTTCATCATTTGCTGTTGTTTAGCTTCCTTTGCTTTTGGATTCGGAGTATCTAGAGTAATAGAACGTATAGACTGGCAACCGCAAAATGAAACTAGCCAATCTGAAATTGCAGAAGTAGAGTCTGTAATTGATGAGCCAATTAAGCTTCCACACGGAGGCGCTTCAGCTATTTTAAATTCTATAGAAATAGAAGAAGTAGAAATTGTTGAAATAGTTGAAGAAAAAGTTATAGAAGAACTAAATACTTATTACTATGATATAATCAATTCTTTATCTGATGAAGATATTGATTTAATATGTAGAATTGCAGTTCTTGAAGCAGGAAATCAATGTGAAGATGGTAGACGAGCAGTTATTGAAGTAATACTTAATAGATTGATAAGTGAATATTATCCAAATACAATTTATGGAGTATTAAGTGCAGAAGGTCAGTTTACCACCTGGGAAGCAAGAAATGTTGTATCTCAAGAATCAATTGACAATATGAAAATTATACTTTATATAGTTAGAGATACACCTGAGTCTGCTTTTGAAAAATATATGGAAGAACAAGGCATTGGATGCAATCCACATGATTACGTATATTTTGCGAGAGGTAGATTTGAATGGGCAAACAATCATCTTCAGATAGAAGATCATTGGTTTGAAACTAGATAATTTAATTGAAAAGCGGCGATTAGGGGATAGACTTAGGTCTATCCCCATTTTTTGATTTTTAATAAAATTTTTGATATAATATTTATATAAGATGAAAGGGGAAAAATATGACATTAAAAAATTGTATTGAGTTTGGAAAAGAATGTGGTTTACATACAATTGACGAGTGTATTAGAAATGTTGAAATTCATGCTGGAATGATTTTTCATTATCAGAAAATGAATGAAGAATTTGAAGAATTATATAAGGAATTCAAAGAAGAATATCCCGAAGAATATGCAAAACATTTTCAAATAATTGAAAAAGAAAGAGCAAAGGAAGAACGAGATGCCTGAATATACAATAAGAGAACTTATAGATAAACTTAATGAATATACAAGGTTATATGATGCAGGACATCCCGCAATTTCTGATAAAGAGTGGGATGAACTTTATTTTAAACTTGTAAAAATGGAAGAGGAAGAAGGAATCATATATCCTGATTCCCCTACTCAAAAAATTCATTTTGAAGAAGTATCTAAATTAAATAAAGTTGCACATAATCATCCTATGCTTTCATTAGCTAAGACAAAAGAAATATCAGAAGTGAATGAATTTAAAAAAGCTAATGAAGTTATTACAATGCTTAAAATGGATGGTCTTACCGCTTCTTTAAAATATGAAGATGGAAAACTTGTTTCCGCAGAAACAAGAGGAAATGGAGCAGTAGGTGAAGATATTACTCATAATATTATTACTGTAAAAAATGTTCCTATAGAAATTCCATTTAAAGATACTCTTATAGTTGATGGTGAAATTATTTGTGATACTGAAACTTTTGAAAAGAATTTTTCAAATGATTTTGCCAATCCAAGAAACTATGCGGCAGGTGCTATCAGGCGTCTTAATGCTAATGAAAATCGTAATAGTGGCTTATCTTTTATAGCATGGGATTGTATCCAGGGATTGCCAGAAAAAACTCTTTCTGATAAACTTTATGCTTTATGCAATTTAGGGTTTAAAAATGTACCGTTTTTATTTCAAGATAAAGATGAATTCTACACCACTGAAGATGATTTTTATACTTTAAAAGAAATTGCAAAAGATTTACATTATCCTATTGATGGATTAGTAATTAAATATAATGATTGTAAGTATTATCAATCATTAGGAAATACGGAACATCATTTCCGCGGTGGACTTGCTTATAAATTTTATGACGAAGAATATGAAACTGAATTACTTGATATAGAATGGACTATGGGTAGAACTGGAGTTCTTACACCAGTAGCAATATTTGAACCTATTGATACAGGTGATAGTATTATTGAAAGAGCGTCTATGCATAATCTTTCGATAATGAGAGAAACTCTTGGTATGTTTCCTGAGAAACATCAGAAAATTTGGGTTGTTAAACAAAATCAGATAATTCCTCAAATATCAAGAGCAGAAAGAAATGATATAGTTCATGACCATACTCTTAATAGTGGATTTTGTAATGTATGTCCTATATGCGGAAAACCTACAGATATTATTGAATCAGATAGCGGAGTTCTTACTATTATTTGTAGTAATCCAGCATGTGAAGGAAAACTCGCAAATAGAATTGACCATTTTTTTGGTAAGAAAGGTCTTGACGTTAAAGGTATTTCTCTTAAAACAATAGAGAAGTTAATTGAATGGGGCTGGATAAATGGACTTGCAGACATATTTAGACTTAATGAACATAAAGCTGAATGGGTATCAAAAGCAGGTTTTGGAGAAGCTTCTGTCGGGAAAATCTTATCGGCTATTGACGCCGCAAGAGTTGGAACATCAGTACAGGCTTTCATATCAGCATTGGGTATCCCACTTGTTGGATCAACTATATCCAAAGAAATCGTAAAGTATTATCCAACATGGAAAGATTTCAGAGATGCGGTTGGTGGAGATTGGACGGCTTTTGATGGATTCGGTCCTGAAATGAGTAAAGCAATTAACTCTTTTGATTATACTGAGGCAGACGAGATTGCGGAAATGCTTAACTTTAAGTCGGTAGAGACAAATGAGGTTGCTCAGTCTGAAGGTGTTAAAGATAAAGTCTTTGTTATTACAGGCAAGCTCAGTAAAAAGCGTGATGATATTAAAGCGGAAATCGAAGCTCATGGTGGCAAGGTAACCGGTTCAGTTTCTTCTAAGACTACATATCTTATATGTAATGACAAGAATAGCACTACTGGAAAGAGCGCTGATGCAAAAAGACTCGGTATTCCTGTTATTTCAGAAGAAGAATTATATAGACTATATTGATAAATCTTAAGTTGATTTTTTAGAAAATTTTTGTTATAATATTTATAGAATAAATTGGAGAGCATATGAAAATATTTGAATTAGAACAATGTGGTCGAACAAGAGGAGATTGTACTGCCCCTTATGAAGTAATATTACATTATAATAATATTACTGTAGAAGAATTTGTTAATGCTATATTATCTGATAAAACTGAATGGGGCAGAATTTCTATCGGAACAGATTATTTTAATCCAAAAGCATGTGCTTGGTATCATCATGGAAAAATGGACGAAGAAAATCATGAATTGATTTCATATTATGATAAAATAATTACAAAAGTAAAAGCTGATGGTGGTTGGAGCTGTATGGATTATATGATAGAGATTAAAGAATAGGTGCTACGACAGACTGTGGAAGCCAATGTGATAGTGGCGAGTTCGTATAACGCTGTAGCTAAGTGGAATTTAAGAGACAGCCTATTAAAAAAATGCGGTGGTGGAATAGGTAGACGCTGTTAGCCGAGGAACGATTAGGTTGGTTCGGGCAAATGTACATAAAAGCCAATCATGTAAGGTGCAAATCCTTACCCGTATTGTTGCCTTTGGGCAAAAGAAGTAAAATGATAATGAGGTTTAATCATATAATATGATAGTTCCCTCATTTTTCATAATTAAAAATTTTTCAAAAAACTTGACTTTTGTAAAAATTTTTAGTATAATATTTTTATAAGAGATAGAAAATATTCTTTGAAAAAATTTTATATCAAAAATTGAAAATGACTTGACAACATACAAAATTTTTGGTATAATTATTTATGAAAAGTGATAAAACCTATCACTTATAGAATTTATTTAATTAATTAATTTTTTATTTAAAAAGGAGAAAAATTATTATGGCACAGGCAGTAAGTGAGAAGAGTTTAGTAGTTCTTAATTATCTTAAGGATAACAAGGATGAGAACATGACAGCAGCTGATATTGCTGAGGCACTTGGTATGGAGAAGAAGTCAGTTGACGGTATCGTTACCTCTGGTCTTCAGAGAAAGGGATATGCAGAGAGAATTCCCGCTGAGATCGAACTTGAGGATGGTACTCACAAGACTGTTAAGTTTATCAAGGCTACCGAAGCAGGACTTGCATATGATGATGCAGCAGCAAAGGCAGCAGATGCAGCTCAGGCTGAGTAATAATAAAGGCTGAGTTCTTTATAAGAACTCAGCCATTTTTTTATTATTATGATTGATATTATTTTAATAATAATTGTAATTCTTTGTATTATTATTTCTGTTTATTGTATAACTCATAAATTACAATATGATAATGAAATAAAAATACAGAATGAAGAATTACAAAATACATATAATACATTACAAAAAAATATTGCCCTTGAAAAATCAAACTCTGATGCTTTGCAAAGAGAAATTGATAATAAAAAGGAACATTTAAATACAATACAAAAAGAATTATCAAATTCTTTTGAAAATCAAAAAAGATTATCTCAAGAAGCTTTTGAAAATTATGTAAGTGTACTTGAGAATCAGTATAAAGAAGCAGAAGAAGAGCATGATATGGAGATAGATGCTCTTAATACTGCATATTCTAATCTCCAACTTAAATTAATGCGGGAAGCAGATGAGTGTCGTGCAGATCTAGATAAAATCCGCTCAACACGGGCCGCCGCAATTGAAGCACAAAGAAGAGAAAAAGAACTTGAAAATAATATTTCTTTCTATTGTGTTCCAATATCTGATGCAGATAAATCTGATATAGCAAAGTTAGAAAATCTTAAACCTTCATTGAATAAACCACGAGTACTTAGTATGTTAATCTGGCAGACCTGGTTCCAAAAACCATTAAAGTCACTTTCTGCTAATGTCGTGGGTATTAGTGATAAGACAGGTATTTATAAGATTACTAATATTAAAACAAAAGAGTGCTATATTGGACAAGCAGTTAGCATCAAAGATCGCTGGACTGATCATGTGAAATGCGGTCTTGGAATAGATACTCCCGCAGGTAATAAACTTTATAAAGCAATGCAAGAAGATGGTATTTGGAATTTTGCTTTTGAAGTTCTTGAGGAATGCCCTAGAGAACAATTAAACGAAAAAGAAAAGTATTATATAAATTTATATAATTCATATGAATTTGGATATAATTCAAATCGTGGAAATAAATAATAAAGGAGGGGCTTATGTCAAATAGTATCATTGATAATATTGAAATAGACCTCGAAGATTTAATGAAACAGCTTCCTCAAAATATAAAGGAAGATACTAAAAATTTTGAAGATATAATTAACCTTGATGGTGCTCTTAATAGAGAAGTATATCTTTATGATATAGATGATGGAGTTGGTTCTTCTATTAGCGGATATATTAAATTTTGGAATGATTATGATAAAAAACATAATATTCCAATAGAAGAAAGAAAACCCATCAAAATATATATTGATTCAAATGGCGGATATCTTACAGATACTTTTACTATTATTGATTCTATAAAGATGTCTCAAACACCTATTTGGACAATATGTATTGGATGTGCTTATTCAGGTGGGTTCTTTGCTTTTGTTTGTGGACATAAGAGAATCGCATATCCTCATGCATCATTCTTATTCCATGAAGGAGCAACATCAAATGGCGGTACTGCATCGCAATTTGAAAATTATACTGCCTTTTATAAGCGTCAATTAAAACAACTTAAAGATATTGTTATTGAGAACAGTTTAATAACAGAAGAAGAGTATAGTGATATTAAGAAAGATGATGTTTGGTATACGGCGGAAGATGGAATAGAAAAAGGTTTCGTAGATGAAATTGCTAAAGAGGTAATATAATGAAATTTGAAAGAAGTTGGACAGGGAATTGGGAAAATGCGATGCACGGCCTCCGACATCCTATGGAAAGCTATGCTAAAGGCGATACAATGTGGTATGAAGATACTGAAGAAAATGAGAATAAATGCTTTCATCAGGCTTTAGATATAAATTCTAAAGATTGTACGTTTTTAGGTATTGGTCCTAATGATATGAACCTCGCGCAGAGAATGATTAAAGCGGGAAGTCCTAATGATAAGTTTCTTCGTCAAATTTTTGTAAGTGTAGATATAACAGCTCCATTATATTTTTGGAAGGAGCTAGATACTTACAAAGTTGGAACTACAGCTAATTCTACTTCAACTATGCATAAGTTAGCTAGTACACCAATCACTCTTGATTGTTTTGAAACAGATGATCTTAATGAATGGATGGAATTAAATGGACAGCCACTTAATTATGGCTTTGAGAATATTATAAAATATTGTGAAGAACTTCGTTTAAAATATCTTGAAACAAAAGATAGAAGATATTGGAAAGAGCTTATTCGTTGGCTTCCAGAATCTTGGCTTCAAACAAGAACTTGGACTGCGGATTATGCTGTTCTCCGCAATATAATTCACTGGAGAAGTTCTCATAAATTAACAGAATGGCATCAGTTTGTGGATTGGTGCAAAACTCTCCCATATGCGGAAGAATTCTTGTTTTATAATCAAACTTGAAATTTTACAAAAATTATGATATAATTATTATATAGTAAAAAAATAATATTTTATTTTTCAAGGAGATTATAATGAGCAAGAAAGAATGTTTTATTAATGAAGTAAAAAGAGCTATTGAAAAAACAGGAAATTCAGTAGAAGAATGGTTTTCTTCTGATGCTCTTGATTATTGGAATGGACTTAACGCAACTGGAGATAAGGAGAAGCCTGCATTTACGCCTAATGGAATTATAGTACTCAAGTATATGCAGGATAACAAGGAGACATATAATAATCTTTTTAAAGCAAAAGATATTGGTGAAGGACTTGGAATTTCTTCAAGAACCGCATCTGGTGCTTTAAGAAAGTTAGTTTCAGATGGTTATGCGGAGAAGATGGGTGAAAATCCTGTAGTTTATAGCCTTACAGATAAGGGCGTTACCGTAAATCCTGATGAAACTTGACATTTTTGAAATTTTTTGTTATAATATTATTATAGAAATTAAATTAATATTTTTTTAAGGAGAGTTTAAAATGAAGAAGGCTATTAACAGAGAGAGAGTAAGTGGAAGAATTTATAATCATGATCTTGCAATTAAGGTTACCGGAGAAGGATCAAAGCATCCTGGAACTGAGTATATCGGTGGAACACTTGATATTGCAACAGATGATAAGGGACTTAATGTAGTTACTATTAATTTTACTTATGTAACTGCTACCACTTCAAAGGGAACTGTAAATGCAACTTTTAATGTACTCAAGGGTATTGTTGAGGGCAAGTATAAGACTGTCGTAAATGATGGTTTCGATAATGCAACCATGGTTAAGGTTGATACTGCACTTGGTCTTAATGATTTTTATAGCAATCGTGATGGTGAGGAAACACTTGTTTCTGCAAAGAGAAATGATGGTGGTTTCGTAACTGTAGTTACAAAGCTTGATGAAGAATCTGCAAGAAGTAAGTTTGAATTTGATATGCTTATTAATGGAACTCGTCTTATTGAGGCAGATCCTGAGAAGAATATTGATGCAGATTATCTTATAGTTAAGGGAGCTGTATTCAATTTTAGAAATGCAATTCTTCCTGTTGAACTTGTTGTTAAGAATAGTGGTGGAATTAAGTATTTTGAGAGCTTTGATGCATCTCCTAAGAATCTTGTATTTACCAAGGTTTGGGGAAACATTGAGAGCCAGACTATCGTAACAAGAAGAGAAGAGGAATCCGCATTTGGTGAGGCTGCTGTTAAGGAGTATACAAGAACTCTTAAAGAGTGGGTCATCACTGGAACTGCAAAGGAGACTTACGAGATTGGTGATGCTGAGAACGGAATTACTGAGGAAGATATCAAGCAGGCTATGGCTGATCGTGAGGTTTATCTTGCTGATATTAAGAAGAGACAGGATGAATATCAGGCATCTAAGGCAGCTGCTGCAACTCCTTCAGCATCAACTGCTACCGCTGCAGCAGGCGGCTTTAATTTCTAATATAAATAATAATGAGGGAGGAGCTTTTGCTCCTCCTTTTCAGTTTATATAGAAATAATTGAGCTTGGAACGCAGACGCTCGAAAAATGAAAATAAAAATAGAGTTTAGAAATTTTTGAAAGGAATTTTGGATTATGGGTTCAATTGATATTTTTAGTGTACAACCTCATCAGGTGAGTCGAGACATGCGCGGATATAGTGTCTTCCTTTATGGCGGATGGAAGACCGGTAAGACAACTACCGCAGTTAAGTTCCCTAAGCATTTTCTTTTAGCTTTTGAAAAGGGTTATTCAGCAATTCCAGGAGCAATGGCCCAGCCTATTAATTCATGGAGTGAGTTTAGACAGGTGCTTAGACAGCTTAAGGAAGATAAAGCAAAAGAAATGTTTGAAACAATAATCGTTGATACAGCGGATATTGCATATGATTATTGTACAAAGTATATCTGTAATAATAATAACGTAGATGCAGTAGGAGATATTCCTTATGGTAAGGGATATGGCTTAGTTGAAAAAGAATTCGACGAGTGCCTTCGCCAAATTGTTCAGATGGGATATGGTCTTGTTATTATTTCTCATGAAACAGATAAAACTTTTAAGAATGAAAATGGAACTGAGTTTAATAAAATTGTACCTACTCTTGATAAGAGAGCAAATAATGTTCTTGCGAGAATGTGTGATATTATAGGTTATACTCGTTCAGTTCCTGGCGATGATGGAAAAGAAAAGGTAGTTATGTTTATGCGTGGAACTTCAAGATATGAAGCTGGTTCCCGTTTTAAGTATACTCCCGATTATATAGATTTAAGTTATGATAATCTTGTAAAGGCAATTGGTGATGCTCTTGATAAGCAGATGGAAGAAGATGGAGCAGAACTCTTTACTGACAAGAGAGAAAATGTCCATATTGATACTACTTCTACTCTTGATTTTGATCAGCTTATGGGAGAGTTTACTAGTATTATTGCAAATATTCCCGGTTCTTCAGATTCTCTTGGTGAAACAGAAGAAGGAAAGAAATTTGCAGAATATTGGCAGCCTAGAATTACTCAGTGCATTGAAAAGTATCTCGGCAAAGGAAAGAAAATTAAAGATGCAACAAGAGATCAGGTTGAAGCAATTGACCTTGTTGTTACTGAATTAAAGGATTTAGTTAAGGCATAAAAAAAATGTGGGAAGCGATTAATACGCTTCCCACTTTACTTTTTTAAAAAAATATGATATAATATTTATATATAATAAAAAGAGGTAATATTTTATGAAAGAAAAATGTAATCATCCTAAGTGCTGGTGGTATCCCTTAACTAGAGAATGGTATTTTGAGATAAAAGAAACTGAATGTGATGATCCAGATTATAGAATTTATGGAATAAAATATTGTCCTTGGTGCGGAGAGGAGCTAAATAAGGATGGCAAAACATCTAGTTAAGTGTGCGATATGTGGAGAAACTTTCGACACAAATGTTATACAAGCGGTAAAGCATGGTGCCCGCAGATATGCTCATTATAAGTGCGAGCCTAGCGGAGAACTTGTACCACTAGGTGAAAAGGCTGATCCTGAATTGCAAAAATTAAAAGATTATATTAATCAATTATTTGGTGATAAAGCAAATTGGGCATTAATAAATAAGCAAATAAAAAAATTCAAAGAAACAAATGGGTATAGTTATAGTGGTATGTTAAAATCACTTGTATATTTCTTTGATGTAAAGCATAATTCAATTGACAAAACCAATGGTGGCATTGGTATTATTGAATATTGTTATCAAGATGCTTATAATTATTACTATAATTTATTTATGGCTCAACAAGCAAATAAAGATAAAAGTTTATTAACGCAGATAAAAGAAATCATTATAAAACCACCGCAGAAACGCGGAACTAAAAGAAAATTATTTGATTTAGGAGAATTTGAAGATGAAGAGTAGTAAATATGCTGAAATATCAAACCTTGTCCAGGTGATTGGATGCGTATATAAAAATCCTAAATTATTTGAAAAAGATGACGAGTATAAATTTAACAGCGAAGATTTTTATGATGATTTTCATAAAATAGTATTTGGTTGCATATATAATCTTTGGCAACTCGGAGCTAAGGAAATAACACTTCCCGCAATTGAAGATTATTTAACTCAAAGACCAAAGATGCTTGCTACATATAAAGCACAAAATGGTCAGCAATTTTTACTTAAGAGTGCGGAAATCGCCAATCCAAATACTTTCAATTATTATTATAAAAGAATGAAGAAGATGACACTTCTTCGTGCATATGAAAATTTAGGAATGGATCTTGCTGATATATATGATCCTAATGAAATTCTTAATGTAAAAAGAAAGCAAGAGCAAGAAGATTGGCTTGATGCGGCAACCTTATCAGATATTTATAATAAAATTAATGATAAGATTGATGAAATTAAAATGAAATTTGTAGAGGATGTTGCTGATGATGGATGTCAGGTAGGTGACGGAATTGACTCGCTTATTGATTCCTTTGCCGAAGTACCTGCTGTCGGTTATCCTCTATCTGATATATATCTTACAACTGTTACACGTGGTGCAAGATTAAGCAAGTTTTATCTTAGATCTGCGGCAACTAATGTAGGAAAAACAAGAAATATGATAAGTGATGCAATCACAATTGGTTGTTCACAAAGATATGATATTAAAGAAAATAAATGGAAGACTTTAGGCGCACCTCAATCAACTTTATTTATTGCAACAGAGCAAGACCTTGATGAAATCCAGGTATCAGCTATTGCGAATATAGCAGGAGTTGAAGAAGACCATATCTTAATGCATGATTACTATGCTGGAGAATGGGAACGTATTGAGAAAGCGAAAATATTATTAAAGCAAAGTAAAATATACTTTATATGTATACCTGATTTCTCAATGGAAGACATTGAAACTATAATTAAGAAATATATTAGAGAACATAAAGTTCAATATGTATTCTTTGATTATATTCATTCATCTGCAAAAATATTAACTGAAATTGGCGGAAAAAGTGGAGTAAAAAATCTCCGCGAAGATAATATCCTTTTCCTTATGTCGTCAAAATTAAAGGATATTACTGTACAGCAAGGAGTATTTATTCTTTCAAGCACTCAGCTTAATGCAGATTATCAGACGTCAGAAACTCCGGACCAGAATCTCTTAAGAGGTTCTAAAGCAATTGCAGATAGAATTGACTTTGGTAGTATTCTTCTTGAAGTTAGAAAAGAAGATTTGGAAAAGATAACTCCATTTTGCAATAAGAATGGTTTACCTATTCCTAATGTTAAACAAAGTGTCTATAAAAATAGAGGAAATAAACAAAAAGGTATTTATATTTGGATGGTAACAAATACAGGTACTTGTACTTTTGATGGTATATTTGTAACAGATTGGGCTTATAACGTGATCGATTTGCCTTTGTTAAAAATCAAAGTCGAAGATGAATCCGCTTTTTAACTTTTTATTTAGCTACAGTTAACTAGGAGTTCTTTACAGATGCCAATTTATGATTACAATAAGGATGAAATAAAAAATAATCTTGATATTCTGCAAGTAAAAGAATTGGTTGCGGAGTTGGGCGGAGATCCATATATCCAGAATAATATTCTTATATCTAGAACTATTTGTCATGGTGGTGATAGTCATAAGTTATATTATTATGATAATTCTCATTTGTTTCACTGCTTTACAGAATGTGGTGAATCCTTTGATATTTTTGAACTAGTTCGAAAAGTCAAAGCACGAGAGTTAGGCAGCGAATACCAGCTCCCGCAAGCAATAGATTTTGTTGCAAAATATTTTGGTTTTAATCCTGTTAATAATTTTGATCAAAGCCAGTCAAGAGATGAAGACTTGCTTTATATTGAAAATTTTGGTAGAATTAAAGATATAGAATTAGAAACTCAAATTGTTGAATTAAAAGAATATGAAGATGGATTTTTAAAAAATCTTCCGCATCCTTTAATTTTGCCATGGATAGAAGACAACATATCTCAAGATGTCATGGATTACTATGAAATATGCTTTGACCCAAAGAATCAAGGCATAGTAATTCCACATAGAGATATGCATGGTAGATTAGTAGGAGTAAGAGAACGAACTCTTATACAAGAGAATGCAGAATTATATGGAAAATATCTTCCTATGAAAATAGGAAGGAAAATGTATAATCATCCTCTTTCTTTTAATTTATATGGATTATATCAAAATCAAGAACATATAAAACAATTCAAAAAAGCAATCGTTCTTGAATCTGAGAAATCAGTTATGCAATATGCAACAATGTTTGGACAAGAGAATAACATAGCAGTTGCAATTTGCGGAAGCTCGTTTATAAATTATCAAGCTTGGCTTCTTATAAACTTAGGTGTTGATGAAATTATCGTAGGATTAGATCATGATTTCAGAGATGTAAATGATGATGATGCTGCGAAGAAAATAAAGAATTTAAAAAATATATATAAGAAATATGGTAGCTATGTAACAATATCTTTTATCTGGGATAAAGAAGGATTGACTGGATTCAAGTCATCTCCAACTGATTGTGGTAAAGATATATTTTTAGAATTATTTAAAAAGAGAGTGAGTATTTATTAATGAAAGCACATTTAATAGAACAACCAACATATAATTCAGCCCTTGTCCAAGTTCTTCATAATAGGGGTATTAAAGATATAAAGAAATATTTAGAGTCAACAATGGCAGATGTAAATGATCCTACAGCATTAGGTTCTGGATTTCTTAATTTAGGTGCTAGGATGCTTATAAACCATGTTGCCGCGAATGATGATATATTAATAGTAGTTGATGCAGACTGCGATGGATTTACTAGTTCCGCACTTCTTATTAACTATCTTCATGATTGTTTTCCTTCTTTTGTAGAAAATCATATTCATTGGTTTCTTCATGATGATAAGGCCCATGGACTCCATGACTGCATAACTACCGCAGAAGCATATAAAATGGTCATTCTTCCTGATTCATCAAGTAACGATTATGATGAACACCATTCCCTCAACAAAAAAGGAATTGATATACTAGTTCTTGATCACCATGAAGCTGATCATATCTCATCAGATGCTATTGTTATTAATAATCAACTTTCAACTTACCCTAATAAGGAACTTTCTGGAGTTGGTGTTACATGGCAATTTTGTAGGTATCTTGACTCAATTGGCGGAAATAATTATGCCAATAATTATCTTGACCTTGTTGCTCTCGGTAACATGGGTGATATGATGTCAATGACATCTATAGAAACAAAAACTTTGATTTTTGAAGGATTTAAAGAAAAAAATATTAAAAATCCTTTTATATATGAAATGGCTCAAAAGAATAGTTTTCCATTGTCAAAAGCAGACTATAAACCATCTGATATTAATGGACTTCAGTTCTCACCTATGGGCGCTGCATTTTTTATTGTTCCTTTTGTTAATGCTATTGTAAGAAGCGGAACAATAGAAGAGAAAGAATTAATCTTCCAATCTATGCTTCAATTTAAAGCATTTGAAATGATACCTTCAAATAAACGTGGACATAAATTAGGTGAACAAGAGCGAAGAGTAGATCAAGCTATTAGAACTTGTACGAATGTTAAAAATAGACAAACTCGCGCGGAAGAGGCCGGTCTTGAGCATCTTGAGGGTTTGATTAAAAAGAATAATATGATGGATCATAAAGTACTTTTATTTTTACTTGAACCTGGAGAGGTAGATAAAAATATCGCCGGACTTATTGCGAATAAATTTATGTCTAAGTATCAGCGTCCTGTTGCTATCTTAACAAAAGTAGTTGATAATGAGGGAAGAATCTCTTATCAAGGTTCTGCTCGTGGATATGGTGCGGATATGATGTTTAAAGATATATGCGCGATGGCCCCCGGTTGTATTTTCGCAGAAGGACATCAAGGTGCATTTGGTCTCGGTCTAGGATATGATTTGCCGGGTTGCGAAGAAGTTGCAGGAGAATATATATATCAATTTATTGATTATACTGATGAAGTATTTGAAAATCTTTCTTCTGAACCTAGTTATTATGTAGATTATGTTTGGGACTATAATTCAATAGATGGAGATAAAATTCTTGAAATTGCAGATATGAATGATTACTGGGGACAAAATATAGGTCGCTCATATGTTTATATAAAGAATATTCCTGTAAATAATGACACTTTTAAAGTAATGAAATCAAATACTTTAAAGTATTGTGGACCTAAGGCAGATATTATTCAGTTTGGTGGAACAGATGAAGAGATTGAAATGTTCCAATCTAAACCTTGTAAAATTAATGCAGTATGTAAATGTGTAGTAAATGATTATAATTTTCAAAAAACTCCTCAACTAATTATGGTTGATTATGAAGTTATTAAAGATGATGAAAATATACTTACATTATGGGGGTTCTAATTAAATGAGTCATGCTGGTATTTATAAAATTGAAAATATAATTACTCATAATTTATATATAGGCAAAGCAAAAAATATTGAGCATAGATGGAGTCATCATAAAAGTATTGCAAAAAATGACATTGAAAATAAAAGACATTTATATAATAGTATTCGACAATATGGAATAGAAAATTTTACTTTTGAAATTATTGAAGAAGTACCTCTTAATATTTATGATAAAGTTATTAATGAAAAAGAAAAATATTGGATAAAATACTATAATGCTTACGAAGATAAGGATAATTATAATTATACAGAAGGCGGAGATGGCTTGTCCGGATGGACTCCTTCTGAAGAATGGAAGACTAAACAAAGTAAAATAAAAAAAGAATGGTATAAAACAGCAGATGGTAAAAAATTTAAAGAAGAATTAAGTGATAGAATGAAAAATCAAGAAAGTCTTTTTAAAGGACATATTCATACAGAAGAATGGAAACATCAACATAGCTTAGATATGCAAGGAGATAAAAATCCTAATTATCAAAAACATGGCAGAGGTAAAAAATGTTTTTGTATAGAATTAAATAAAATTTTTGAATCAACCAGACAAGCAGAACAAGAATTAGGAATTAAACATCAAAATATTGCATCTGCTTGCAGAGGAATATACCAAACATCTGGTGGATATCATTGGAAATATATAGAAGATTAAAAAAGGAAGATTAAAAACCTTCCTCTTAAGATATATTAAGTCAATGGGGATTTTAATATGGTATATTTAGATAGTACTTATTTCGAAGAACATCCTAAACCAGAGATGATTAAGGATGAAGATTGGGAAGAAGAATTATGGAACATGATAGAAATGTGCATGGATGAAGCTATCCTTAATGCAGATTGGTCTCGTGTTCAAGTAAATTCAGCAGAAGAAATAGCAAAAGGAATTAAAATATGGGAGGAACAAAATGGCATTAATAGGAGCGATACTCGGTGATATAAGCGGTTCTCAATATGAGTTTTCTCGTATGCGTCCAATAGATTTAGACTGGCAGAATGTGCCTCTTTTTACAGATAAATGTAGATTTACTGATGATACTATCTTAAGTATTGCGACAAAAGATGCAATACTTAAGAACCCAAAGAATCCAGATTTTTTTAATGCTTATTACGAATTTGGAAATAAATACACTTCAGGCTACGGTCCTAAATTTAAAGAATGGCTTCAGTCTCCAAAACCTCAACCTTATGGATCCTTTGGCAATGGTTCTGCTATGCGATGCTCTTTTATTGGCGAATATTATGATGATATAAATGATGTTGTTGAGCAAACTAAACGCTCTGCAATGGTGACGCATAACCACCCTGAAGGAATCAAAGGAGCATGCGTTACCGCAGTTTGTGTATGGGCGGCAAAGCATGGAAAAACAAAAGTAGAAATCTTTGATTATATAAAAAGATTTTACAGTAATATAGATAAATATAAATATCCTATTTCATTAGACTTGAGTGAAATGAGAGATATCTATAAATGGGATGTTACTTGTCAAGGTTCAGTAGCTCCCGCCATGAGATGTTTCCTTGAGTCAAATAATTGGGAAGGTTTTATGAGAAATGTAATGTCACTTCCTTGTGATATGGATACACTTGGTGCTATTGGCGGAGGTGTGGCAGAAGAATTCTTTAAAGGAACTGGACAGGATAATTTAAAAATTCTTGAGAGATATTTGTCAGAAGAATTGTTAGATATAGTTTTAAAGGGAGACTAAGGTCTCCCTTTTTGACTTTTTATAAAAATTATGATATAATATTTATGTAAGAAAAATGGAAGAGGATATTAAAAATGACATTAACTACTAAACAAGAAGAAGGTCTTAAAATTGCATTAGATAGACATAAGAATAATGAAAAGTATGTAGTAATTTCCGGGTATGCTGGTAGTGGTAAAACTACCCTAGTTAAATTTATCATTGAAGCCCTTGATGTTGACAAAAGAAAAGTAGCATATGCTTCATTTACTGGTAAAGCCGCAGAAGTGCTTCGTCGTAAAGGAAATGAAAATGCTATGACTTTACATAAATTGCTTTATGATAGTGTACCTCGTGCGGGCGGTGGATTTTATCGTATTCCTAAACAGGTACTAGAGTATACTATTATAGTTGTAGATGAGGTATCTATGGTACCTAAGTCTATGATAGATATGCTTCTACGTCATAAAGTATTTATCATCTTCTTAGGAGATCCTGGTCAGTTGCCGATGATTGACAAGAATGAGTCCCATGATCTTCTTGACCATCCTCATGTATTTCTTGACGAGATTATGCGTCAAGCGGCTGAGTCTGAGATTATTCAGCTTACGATGAAGATTCGTAATGGTGAAGAACTTCCTTATATGCAAGGTAAAGAGGTCATGGTTATTCCCAAGCAGGAACTTGTAACTGGACATCTTCAATGGGCAGACCAAATTATCTGCGCTACCAATGCTACAAGGATAAACATAAATAATCAAATGCGGAGTTTATTAGGTTTTGAAGGAGCATTGCCACATGACGGGGAAAAAATGATTTGTCTTCGCAATTATTGGGAGGATATATCTAATTCTGGAGAACTTGCCTTGGTAAATGGTATGACTGGAATAATTCGTAATCCATTTGAAACTTTTAGAGATGCTCCTCGATATGTTAAGATGCGAAATCATCGCATCCCACTTATTAAGGGAGATTTTATATCTGAAGATGGAGAACAGTTCTCTCAAGTAGATATGGATAAAACTTTAATATTAACAGGTGAACCTTTTCTTGATTGGCGTGAATCCTATGCTCTTGGTAAACTTAAGATGCGTATTGGAGATATTACACCTAGAGCTTTTACATATGGATACGCGATTACGTGCCACAAATCTCAAGGCAGTGAGTGGGATAAGGTTTTGGTTGTAGAAGAACAATTTCCGTTTGTAAAAGATGAACACCAGCGTTGGCTATATACAGCTGCTACTCGTGCGTCAGAGAAGCTTGTTATAATGAGGTAATTTATTATAAAAAGAGGAAATAAATAATGATAGAAAATATTCTTTATATATTATATACAGAAGGTGAGAATGAATGGAAAGAAATTAACAATAATAGATTTAGAATTGTAATAGCTAAATATAATCCTAAATCAACTTCAATATTTTTAGGTCAAAGATTTAACATAGTTTATTGTGATGCAGAATTTACTAAAAGTGCTTGGGGACGAGAAGCAATTGCCGAACGTTTTAAGTCTTGCGCTAATATAGGAAAAGCAGAATTTTATTTAATATAATGCATCAGAGAAGCTTGTCATAATGAGGTAGTTTGACAATTTTTAAAAAATATATTATAATATTTATATAATAAAAAAGGAATTAAAAAATGATAAGAACACTTTACCCACAATTTCAAAGATGGTCTGCAACAGGTTCTGTGTGGATTGTATCAGATACTCATTTTGACGATTCTGATTGTAAACTCATGGATCCTGAGTGGATATCTCCACAGGAGCATATGGAACTTATTAAAAGTTTCGTTCATAAAGGAGATACTCTTATTCATTTAGGTGACGTGGGTAATGCAGAATATCTTGATGAGCTTAAATGCTACAAAGTACTTATTACTGGTAATCATGATGTATTAAGTAAAGTTGCATCTCATTTTGATGAAATATATAATGGTCCACTTTTTATTGCAGATAGGATTCTTTTAAGTCATGAACCAATATTTGGACTTGAAGATTTTTGTATAAATCTTCATGGACATCAACATGGAGGACCTAATTTTCATTTAACTGAAAGATGTAATAAAGTGACACATATAAATTTTGCAGCAAATGTTGTAAAATACTACCCCGCAAATTTAGGTAGATTAATTGAAACTGGAATGTTAGCAAAAGTAGAAAATTATCATAGATTAACAATAGATTATCAAACAGAACATAGCTTAAAAGAAGGGGTGAATAAAAATGAGAGACGAATGGGCGATAGAGAGAATGTGTAAAAATCCTAAGTACAGTGTAGTTGTAAATGGAATACTTGGCAGAGAATTTTATTATGATTATAAATTCTTTATTCTTGCCTTTTTCAAATATATTAATGCTTCTGTTGAAAAGAAAATTAATATTGGAAGCGCATCTAGAGTCGCTATTAAAAAGATTAAATATAATAACTTTGGAGAGCAGGAGTTAAAAGATTTTATAGGGTAAAAATTATGGGTGAAATTAGAAAAAATGGAAAAAGTGCTTGGATATATGGACTTGTTTTTATCCTTGCTATGATTGTATTTCTTGCTTTTAGTTGGATAACTACTTGTGGTATTATAAAACTTATAACTCTATGCTTTAATTGGGAGTTTTCTTGGAAATATTCTACAGGTATTTGGCTTATATTATGTATAATAACTGGAATAAACCAGGGAAGGAACATATAATGATTACAGTAAAATTACCTATTACAATAAATATTAATAATTTAGAATCTAAATGTGAAGAATTTAAATATCATTATTTACATGAACCTATTCTTATTATGAGTAATGATACTATATATTCTTTAAGTAAAAATTTTCAACAAATTTCTAAAAATGAACCTAATAAATGTATCGCCTTATTTAATGGATATAAAATATTTAGAGATGATGATTTAAATCTTGGAGAGGTTCAGTTAAGATGACAAATATAGTTAATGCAAGAATAGAAAATTGGTGGCTACGCAAAAATGAAAATGATATTGTTGAATTAGATCTTGAATTAAAACTTAATAGTGGAGGTTGTCTTTTTCCAGTATATCCTGAAGATATTGATAAACTTTTTAATATATTGAAAATAAAGGATATTAAAGAATTAAAAGGAGCTGCTTGTATTGCTCTTTTATATGATGATAGATGTGTTAAAACAATTGGAGATTTTTTATTTATATCCGCAGCTGATTGGTATACAGATATAAATAAAATTAAAGAACATGATGAAAAATATTGGCTTAATTATGATATATTTTTAAAATACAATGATAAATATTAAAACAAGTTATTTCTATCAAATAAGAAATTTTACAAAAAATATGATTCCTGTGTCTACTTGTATAAGTGACCCAATATGGTATCGTCCTCCCGAAGGTCAAGAATATTATATTGACAAAAGAGGAATCGTATGCGGGCTCCGCTATGAACCGCTTATAGTTCAGCTCCATGGAACATGTGGATGTCCCTGTGAACACCGAGAGCTGGCTCCCGCATGTCCTACAATGATTGAATATGAACATTTACTCAATACTCTTGTTGACAAAGAAAAAACTTTAAAAGCATTTGAGTATTGCTGTAATAAATTTAATGCTGATACTATTGTTTTGATAGTTTATGAAACACCTAAAAATTTATGTAGCGAAAGAGGAGTTTTACAAAGATTTTTTAATTGTAAAGAATTGGAATATCCAATTAAGGAGAATAAATGAAAATTGAAAATTATAAAAAAGCAACAGATTTGTTAGAATCAAAAGATAAATTATGTTTTTTAGATAGAATATTTGGTTATCCATATCCCCATATCCGTTTAAAAAAATTATCATTTTTTTATAATAGCGTTGGAGAAATCTCTTTTATCTCTTTTGATAAAAAGACACAAGAAGAATTAAAATCTGCTATTAAGCAGGTAATTACTAAACGAATAAAAGAAATTGATGAAGAAATAAAAGATCTTTAAATTATTTAATAATTCATAAGTTTTCACCTCTTTAATGGGAGAGTTTTGGCTCTCCCTTATTAAATTTGACATTTTTTAAAAAATATGATATAATATTTATATAAAATAAAGGTCAAAGTTTTATAATTATCTTTGAGTATTTTTCAAATCATATGAAAAGAAAGATACTTAAAGGAGGTTTTAAATGCAAGGAATATATAAAATTACTAATCTTATTAATCAAAAATGCTATATTGGTAAAACTAATGATAGTGATCGAAGATGGCATGATCATCAAAGATTAGCTTTTACAGAAGGTCATAAAGAATATGATAAAACTCTATATAGGGCTATGAGAAAATATGGATTAGAAAATTTTTCTTTCGAAGTTATTGAAGAATTAAAAGATTATTCTCTATCGGGCGAAAGAGAGCAATATTGGATTCAATATTATGATAGTTATATTAATGGTTATAATGAAAGTTTAGGTGGAGATGGTGGTAGCATAAAAGGACACTGTCTTGGTGAAAATAATGGAAGAGCAAAATTAACAACTGAAGATGTAATAAAAATAAGACAATTATATAATCAAGGAATTTCTAAAAAAGAATGTTATGAATTATTTAAAGATAAAATTACAGAAAGTGGTTTTGCCAGAGTCTGGCTAGGAAGAACTTGGCAAAATATTATGCCAGAAGTATATACAGAAGAAAATAAAAAGAGAAATGAATCATTAGGTAAAGCAAATGGTGCTAAAGGAAGAAGACTTTTAACTGAAGAACAAATAAAAGATATACGAATAAGACAGCAAAAAGAATCTGCTTTTATTGTTTATCAAGATTATTCTTCAATAATTTCTAAAAGTACTTTTGATGATATTTGGTATAAAAGAACATATAAAGAAATTGAGGTATAATAAAATGCAATCTCGAATGGAGATCCACTCACATACTCATTATAGCAACGTTCGTATTTTGGATAGTATAAACAAACCAAAAGATTTAATAGATAGAGCTATTGAAATAGGTCTTAAAGGTATTTGTATTACCGATCATGAAATATTGTCAGCGCATCCTGAAATAAACATTTATGCACAGAAAATTAAAGAAGAACATCCCAATTTTAAAATTGCATTAGGAAATGAAATATATTTAACAAATGATAGAAGTTCTAATCAGAAATACTATCACTTTATTTTGATTGCAAAAGATGCGGAAGGTCATCGTCAGTTAAGAAGATTATCTTCTATTGCATGGCTTAACTCTTATTATGATAGAGGTCTTGAAAGAGTACCTACTCTTAAAGAAGATCTAAAGAGAATTGTAAAAGAGAATCCAGGACACCTTATTGCAACAACCGCTTGTATTGGCGGAGAGCTCGGTTCATGCATCTTAGGATTAGAGTCATCCCGCAGAACCGGCGACGCCGCATCAGAAGCAAAGTATAAGCAGCAGATAGTTGATTTTGTTCTTTGGTGTAAAGATATTTTTGGCGATGACTTCTATTTTGAAGTAGCACCCGCCGCAAACAAAGAACAGATAATTGTAAATAAGAAAATTGCAGAACTTTCCAATGTCTTTGGTGTAAAAATGGAAATTGGTTCTGACGCACATTATCTTACAAAAGAAGATAGATATGTTCATGAAGCATATCTTAACTCTAAAGGCGGAGAGCGTGAAGTTGCAGATTTCTATGAATATGCATATCTTCAGACAGAAGCTGAGATTATTGAAAATTTAACTCCTTCTATTGTTGATTTATATGAAGTAATGTGCAATAATAGTATGGAGATTTATAATAAAATAGAAGATTATAGTCTTCTTCATAGCCAGCAAATTCCTAAAGTTGAAGTAAAAGATTATCCTAAATATAAATTTGCTCAAGCTAATCAAGAAGCAAAAATAAAAGAAACTTATCCAACTCTTTATAGTATGTTGGAATCAGATGATAAATATGAAAGATATTGGGTTAATCAATGTCTTGATAAATTAAAAGAAATAGAAAAAGATAATGATGAATATATCTCTCGTCTTGAATATGAAGCAGATATTAAGAGAACAATAGGTAAAGCATTAGATACAAATATGTTTTCTTACCCTATCACTCTTCAGCATTATGTAGATTTATTCTGGGAATGTGGAAGTATGGTAGGTGCGGGAAGAGGTTCATCTTGCTCAGGTCTGAACCATTATCTTCTTGGTATTACTCAGTTGGATCCTATAGAGTGGGACCTTCCTTTCTGGCGTTATCTTAATAAGGAGAGATTTGAGCTTGGTGATATTGACCTTGACCTTTGTCCTTCAAAGCGTCCTCTTATTCTTCAGAAAATAAAAGAAGAGAGAGGAAAGAATTTTATAGACGGTATTGACTCTGTAGTTAAGCAGAATTGTGGTTGTACTCTTATTGCAACTTTTGGTACGGAAACAACAAAGTCCGCAATTCAAACTGCTTGCAGAGGATATCGTAGTGATGAGTGTCCTGATGGAATTGATGTAGATACAGCGCAGTATATGTCATCATTAATTCCTCAAGAGAGAGGATTCTTATGGAATCTTCATGATGTTGTATATGGAAATCCTGATAAGAATAGAGAACCCGTAGCATTGTTTATTGCAGAAGTTAATCAGTATCCTGGTCTTCTTGATATTATGCTTGGTATCGAGGGACTCATTTCTCGTAGAGGTTCTCACGCATCTGGAGTTATTCTTTTTGATGAAGATCCATATGAGCATGGATGTTTCATGAAAACTCCTTCGGGAAGTGTTATAACTCAGTATGATCTGCATATGTGTGAGGCTGCAGGATTAACTAAATATGACTTCCTCGTTACGGAGGTCCAAGATAAACTCGTTCAAGCCATTCAGTTTCTACAAGAGAATGGTGAAATTGAAAAAGATTTAACTTTAAGAGAAGTTTATAATAAATATTTTCATCCGAATGTTCTTCCGATTGAAGATAAGGATATTTGGAAAAATATCCAGGAAGTAAAAGTTCTTGACCTGTTCCAGTTTGATTCAACTGTTGGCTCTCAGGCGGCAAAGAAAATCAAACCGCATAGTATTCTTGAAATGGCAGATGCAAATGGTTTGATGCGTCTTATGACAGGAGATAATGGTGAAGAACAGCCAATGGATAAATATGTTCGATTTAAGAATAATATTAATCTTTGGTATGATGAAATGAAAAAATATGGTCTTACCGATGCGGAAATGGAAGCTCTTAAGCCTCATTTCCTTAAGTCACATGGAGTTCCACCTAGTCAGGAGCAGTTAATGACTATGCTTATGGATGAAAACATTTGTAGTTTTAGTCTTAAGGATGCGAATGCCGCACGTAAGATAGTTGGTAAGAAGCAAATGAGCAAGATTCCCGCACTTCATCAGCAAGTATTGGATCAAGCAAAAAGTCCAGCACTTGGAAAATATGTTTGGGATTGCGGTATTGGACCTCAGATGGGTTATTCATTCTCTGTAATCCACGCTCTTGCATATTCATTTATTGGATTTCAAACTGCGTATATTGCAACTAAGTGGAATCCTATATATTGGGATACTGCTTGTCTTGTAGTTAATAGTGGTTCTCTTGAAAATGATGAATATGAAGAAGATGAAGACGGAACAGTAGAAAAGAAAGAAAAAGGTTCTGATTATGCAAAGATTGCAAAAGCAATTGGAGCAATTAAGTCTAAAGGTATTAAAGTATCTTTAGTAAATATAAATACATCAGATTATGGTTTTAAACCTGATGTTGAGCATAATCGTATTCTTTATGGATTAAAGGCATTAAGTAATATAGGCGATGATGTTATCGAAAAAATAAAAGCAAATCGTCCTTATATTGGAATCAAAGATTTTATGAATAGATGTCCTTTAACTAAGACTGCGGTAATTAATTTAATTAAAGCAGGAGCTTTTGATGAAGTTGAAACAGTATTAAAAGATAGAAAGCAGATTATGGCTTATTATCTTTATTCTGCTTGTGAACCGAAGAAAAGATTAACTTTGCAGAATTTTAATGGATTAATTGAACATGCTCTTGTTCCTGAAAAATTAGAAATGCAAATAAGAGTATTTAACTTCAATAAGTATTTAAAGAAGTTCAAGAAATCTGGATTGTATTATACTTTTGATAATAGTTGTATAACTTTCTTTGAAAAGTTTTTAGCTGAATATTCTGATTGGCTTGAAGTTATTAATGGAACTACATGTATTCTTCAGATGAGGTGGGATAAAATTTATCAGAAGTATATGGATGTAGCAAGAGATTGGCTTAAAGAAAATCATGATGAAATTCTTAATGAATATAATATGATGCTTTTTAAAGAGGTTTGGGATAAATATGCAAGTGGAAATACATCTGCTTGGGAAATGGCTTCACTATGTTTCTATTATGGAAAACATGAATTAGCAGAAATTAATAATGCACGTTATGGTATTGTTGATTTTAATGAATTATCTGAAGAACCTCAAATTGATTATTATTATAAGCGTAATGGTAGACAGATTCCTATTTATAAGTTGTATAGAATTGCGGGAACTGTCCTTGCAAAAAATGATAATAAATGTATGGTAACTCTTTTAACCACAACAGGAGTAGTAGATGTAAAGTTTACTAGAGATTATTATGCTATGTTTAAAAAGCAGATAAGTCAGATTCAACCTGATGGAACTAAAAAGGTTGTTGAAAAAGGTTGGTTTAAGAGAGGTAATATGCTGATGATTACAGGCTTTAGAAGAGAAGATACTTTCGTAGGAAAAACATATAAGAATACAGAAGGTCATCAGTTATATAAGATTGCGGCGGTGCTTGGTGATGAAATCGCACTCCAGCATGATAGATTTACTGGACAAGATGTAGTTGAAGAAGAAGAAAATGAATAAGTGGGGATTCCGTCTATGAATTTCATAGACGGACCCTTAAGGAGAATTTATGATACCAAGTAAAGATTTTATGTATTGTCCTGTTTGCAGACATGAAATATGCTTAGCTAATTGTGAAAAGAGAGAAGTTATAGCAGAAACTTATATTCCTAAATTTACTGATATAGGAATAAGTAATAATATTCAAGATTATGAGAAACATTCATTTAAACTTATAAAATATTTATGTCCAAATGATAAGAATATTATTAAGGAGGAAATAAAATAATATGGCATTATCCCCAAATGAAAATGATGTAGTTAATCATCCTAAACATTATTGTAGAGAAGGCGGTATGGAGTCTATTGACGAAATGGTTCTCGTCTTTGGTGTTGAAGCTGTAAAGAATTTCTGCCTTTGTAATGTATGGAAGTATAGATATCGTGCGTCAGATAAGAATGGTGAAGAAGATTTAAAGAAATCTGACTGGTATATGAGAAAATATAAAGAATTAGAAGAAAAAGAAAAGAATTCTACTATAATACCATCTACAATGAAAATTATAAATACAGATCCTAATAATCAATTTCAGCCCCTATCAACTACTCCATACCCTCCTGCACCTCCTCAAGTATGGTGTTGATAATAAAGATAATAAATAACAATACTGTTATAACAAAACTGATTAATCAATATATTGTAATTTTTATATATATTATAATCCTTAAAATAACAATATCTAGGAGGAAAATATGTATTATATAATTAAAAGAGATGGTGTTCGTCAACCATTCAATCCACAGAAAATAAAAGATGCGGTAATGAAAGCTTTTATTGCAGTTGATGGAAAATCATCAGACTATGCTGAAGAAAAGGCTCAGAATATAGCTGATTATATTGAAGGTTATATGGAAGGCGCTCCCAATGAATTAACAATAGATGACATTCAATCTCTTGTTGAACATGGGCTTATGGCTACTAAAAGAAAAGATGTAGCAACCGCATATATCGAATACCGCCATGATAGAGATAATGAGCGGAAATGGAATAACCATATGATGTCGGTTATTAAAGAAAAACTTCAGGCTAGTAATGTTCAGAACCAAAATGCAAATGTTGATGAACATAGTTTTGGTGGGCGCAAGGGCGAAGCTGATTCTGTCTTAATGAAAGAATTTGCTCTTGATAATTGTATGTCTAAGAAATCAAGAGAAAGACATCTAAATAATGAAATTTATATTCATGACTTAGATAGTTATGCTATTGGTATGCATAACTGCTTGTCTGTTCCTTTTGACGATCTACTTGCAAATGGATTTAACACAAGACAAACAGATATTCGTCCTGCGAATAGTGTTAATACTGCATTTCAATTAGTTGCAGTAATCTTTCAGTTACAATCTTTACAGCAATTTGGCGGCGTTTCTGCGACACACTTAGATTGGACAATGGTTCCATATGTAAGAAGGTCATTTGCTAAACACTTTTTAGATGGAATTAAATATTTTTCTAACAACTCAATAATTTATGATAAAGAAGAATTATACAAAATATCTATTGAAAGTTCTTTATATAAAGAACAGCCTAATGCATATCAATATGCTATAGATATGACTACCAAAGAACTTCGACAAGCTGCTGAAGGAATGTATCATAACCTTAATACTCTTCAGTCTAGATCCGGAAATCAGTTACCTTTTACCTCAATAAATTATGGTACTTGTACCTTACCTGAAGGTAGAATGGTAATTAAAGCACTTCTTGAAGGAAGTATTAAAGGAGTAGGTAAGTTTCATAGAACTCCTATTTTCCCTTGTGGTATTTTTCAACTTATGAATGGTGTTAATCGTAAACCTGGAGATCCAAATTATGATTTATATAGATTAGCACTTAAATCTACTGCATTAAGACTCTACCCTAACTATGCTAACTGCGATTGGAGCGGGAATGCAGGTTATGATAAGAATGACCCTAGGACTTATTTCTCCACAATGGGGTGCCGCACAGCGAATGGCTGGGATATAAATGGTTTTGGCCAGCTTAAAGATGGACGTGGCAATATATGCCCTGTGACTATAATTCTTCCAACAATAGCAATGGAAGCAAAAGAATTAGCATGGCAAAAAGGCTATGATATAATTACATTTCCAGAGCGACTTGAGCGTTGCTTTATGGAGCTTCTTGACGAAATGATCCATGATGCTAGAGATATGCTTATTGAGCGTTTTGAATATATCTGCTCACAAGATCCATCTTCCGCGAAGTTTATGTATGAAAATGGAACTATGGCTGGATATATTCCCGAAGAAGGAATCCGTTCTGCCCTTAAACATGGGACTCTTGCTATAGGTCAGATAGGTCTTGCTGAAACACTTCAGATTCTTATCGGTTGTGATCATACAGAACCAAAAGGAATGGAATTAGCTAAGCGTATCGAACAGCTATTTAAAGATCGCTGCGCTAAATTTAAAGAGGAATATAAACTTAACTTTGGTGTATATTATACTCCAGCAGAAAATCTTTGCTATACTGCAATGCAGAAATTTAAAGCTAAATATGGAGAAATACCAGATATAAGTGATAGAGATTATTTTACAAACAGTATGCACGTTCCTGTTTGGAAAGAAATATCTCCTTTTGAAAAAATTGATATTGAATCTCAATTAACAGGTTATAGTTCTGCGGGATGTATTACATATGTAGAATTTGAAAGTGCGGTAATTGATAATCTTGATGCACTTGAAACTGTTGTTAATTATGCTATGGATCATGATATACCTTATTTTGCAGTAAATCTTCCTAATGATCTATGTACTGAATGCGGATATACTGGATTAATTGATGCAGAATGTCCTGAGTGTGGATGCAATAAGATTCAACGTTTGCGTCGGGTGACTGGCTACCTCACTGGCGACTATCTAACCGCATTCAACAAAGGTAAACAAGCAGAAGTTAAAGATAGATATGTTCATAGTAAACAATATCAATTTGACAAATCTCAAAAATTATGATATAATATTTATATAAAATAAAAGGAGATTTTTAAATGACACTTTATGAAGCGGCTAAACAAATGATAGCTAATGAAGTTCCTATGGATCCTATTAATTTCAATCGCAAAGTATGCGAAGTTGCAACCAAAATGCTTGAAAAAGATTATTGGATGCTCTTGTGTAGAGAAAGAAATGATTTTACAGTCTTCCGCACAGTAGATACAGATGAGAGTAAAAAGGTTGTAAAAGAATTAATTCCTACATTAAAGAATAGAGGACTTGTTCTTCTAATAGACAAGCAGCCTGATGGAGCATATGAAATTTGGATTAGAGATCCTGAAACAGAAGAAAATTTTGCTTATTATTTGTTTGACTATTCTAATGCAATTATAGATATAAAGGATTAAATTATGAATAAAAAGAATATTAATAATTTAATAGTTAATTTCCATCCATTTATGGTATTACAAGAAATTGACATATATGTAAATGGAGAATGTGTAAAACAAGATTTCGTACCTCTTGATGAAGTAACAAATGATATTAATGGATATTGTGCTATGTATGATGTGCATAGAATTAATTTATGCGGAAATCGAGATTTTGTTATGAAATTTAAAAATGAATTAATAACAGACTATGATTACGAAGCAAAAGAAATTAATATTATTGAGAGATAAAGAGGGGGTATAAAATGCCAAGACCTCTTATAGATGAAACAGGAAATATTTATGGTGCTTTAAAAGTTTTAAAACCCATTCGAGAATCAAATATGAGAAAAACCATGTGGCTTTGTCAATGCTCTTGTGGTGAACAAAAAATTTTTAATGGAAGCGAATTAAGAGCTGGAAAAAGAACTTCTTGTGGTAAGCATTGTAATAATTATATTGATGAAACTGGAAAAATTTATGGATTTTTAAAAGTTTTAAGACAAGATCAAACTCCTGCAAAAGAGTTTAATGACAATAGCATTCATTGGATTTGTGAATGTCAATTATGTGGTACTATTAAATCTATTAGTGGAAGAAGATTAAGGAATGGGGATACTAAATCTTGTGGGTGTATGAAATCCATGGGAGAACAAAGTATTCAAAAATATCTTAATGAACAACAAATTTCTTTTATTAAAGAGTATACTTTTGATAATCTTATAAGTGATAAAGGTAATAGATTAAGATTTGATTTTGCAATTTTTTATAATAATCAATTATTTTACTTAATAGAATATCAAGGTCCTCAGCATTTTAAAGAATTTTCTGTGTTTAATAAAGTACCACTTGAACAACGACAAAAATATGATTTACAAAAAGAAGAATATTGTATAAATAACAATATTCCATTATTAAAATTAATTCCTAAAAATTTAGATAGACCTCAAAATAATGATTTTTCTCAAGTAAGAAAATTAATAGAAGAATTTGAAACAGAATTGAAAGGAGATTCTAATAATGTCAAAATTTCTTATAAGTACCTGTGAAACATATCGAGTAGATACTGAAAAAGAAGTTAAAGATTTTATTGAAGAGAATAAAAAAGATAAAAGATTTACTCTTACTAAATATGTTAGTGAATATAAAGAAAGAAAATCAAAAGGTGAAGTTGTAGATACTTTTTATAAACTTACATTAACAAAAGTATTTAATGATATAAAAGAACCTGATAGAACTGTTGAAGTTAATTACCATGTTGAAGATGGGGTGTTTCCTGAGCCAGTAGGAGAGGAAAATGAAGATTAAATTATTAAATGATTTAGCAAAAATTCCTACAAGAGGAAGTGAAGAGGCTGCTGGATGGGATTTATATGCAGCAACTGATAAAGATATAACAATTGCACCTCATGAAACAGTAAAGATAGGAACTGGAATTGCAGTTGAAATACCTTCAGGATTATTTGGAGCTATTTTTGCAAGGAGCGGTATTGCTACTAAACAAGGACTTCGTCCTGCTAATGCTGTAGGCGTTATAGATTCAGATTATCGTGGAGAATTAATAGTCGCATTACATAATGACTCGACTGAACATCAAATGGTAACTGCCGGTTCCCGCATAGCCCAATTAGTTCTTATTCCCTATTTTAAAATTAATAATTTTCAAATAGTTAATGAACTTAGCAATACAGAACGCGGAGATGGCGGTTTTGGAAGCACTGGTGCTAAATAAAAATAAGCATAAAAAAATGCCTTGCTATTTTAATATAGCAAGGCATTTTTTTTTATTTAAATTGAGGCAGCAGTTTTCATCATAGAATTAGTTTGAGTAGTCATTGTTTTAGAATAATGATCTCTTACAATATATAATATTGCCAATTTCTTACATATATCATAAGTTGTACAATTACTATTTTCTAATTTATGAATTTCTTCATTTATTTCATTTATATCAATCATAACTAATCTCCTTTAATTTTTTATGATATTTCTTTTTTATATCTTTTTGTTCTTGCATTATATTTAAAATATCATAATCTATTGCAGATAACTCAAGATGTTCTTGATAAGCTTCTTTTAATTCTCCATCAACATCAATAATATATTTAGATATTTCTTTTGCACTAGCGATTTCATTTAAATTAATTAATTCTTGATATAATCTTTCATATAATTTTTTAGTGTCCTTTTCCCAATTAACCCATGTTTCAAAAGCTAGTTGAACAGCGGTTTTTCTTGTTTGAGCACTTACATCTTGACGATTATATTGATACCAATTTGTAGGGATAACCGCAGGATTCTTAAAAGGTAAATCTAAAATCAATTTATTATAATGATGTAAATAATAATCGCATATCTTTTTATAATTACTATTTTCTTCAAAATAATGATATTTATGACATTCTTGATATCCGTCTAATCCTATAAAAGCAAAGTAATCACTTAATTGAGAATGTACCATAAGACCTTCAATCATATGCTGACTTATATTGCTAAAGATTTCCTCTATTGTCATAGATACCTCCTTTTATAAGATTATTATAATTTTTCTACTACAATAGAAACATTGGATACTTCAGAATCGGTACCTGTTAAAACAAAAGTAAGATTAGAAATACTATTGCAGCATCCGCAAAATTCTCTTACCATAGATGTAATTGATAAATTAATAGGATTATCTGCTGTAGAGGTCGATCCAGTTGCAGTCGCGCCTTGCACTGGAACTCCATCTTTATACATAGTAATTGTTACATTACCAACTGCAGTTGGCGCTACTGTAATACTAGCGTCTACATCATAATATCCTTGACCACAAATTTGAATTGCATTTCCAGATAATGCCACATTTGGCCCAAAACGTCTAACTACTGTTCCTGGATTAATAACTCCGTCAATAGCAACATCTTGTGATGCCATATTCGCAGTATATATAGCTGATTTACTCATTAGTTTTCCTCCTTAAAAATAAAGTGCGGGCGTCGGTCTAAGACACGACGCCCTAGCCTAATTAATTATTCATCAGATATTTCCGCATCCGCATCCACATCCTGTATTAAAACAAGGAGATGGTACAGCGTAAAAAGTATTGTTAGGATAACGTACAACAGAAGCAAGTTGATTCTGAAGCTCAAGTGCATTTATCTGTTGCTGCATATCTGCCATTCTATTTCCTGTGATTGCATCGAGAATCTTTTGAGTCTGTGCTGTAGTATTAGCATTAATAGCTGCAGTATTGAGAGCTGCATCATAACGATTCTGTGCAATATTTGCATTAGTCTCTGCAGCAACACCCTGAATAAGCATTTTAGTTGAGCAGCAGCATTCATTCTGATTTGCTATTGACTGCTGAACAGCAGAACCTACTCCTAAAATGTCTCTATCTAATTCAGAATATTTATCTCCAATATAAGAAACTACATCGTGATAAACTTGATTTGTAGTAGCAATACCTCTTGCAGAAGCATCATTTACAGCTGCAAGAATTTCTCTCTGATTAGCCATAGAATTCTGATTATCAAAGCCTCTCTGAACTTCATTCGAAGTAGCTAAATTTTCATAACCAATAGCATTAGCAAGTCCATTATTTCCCCAGTTAAGTCCGCCGAAGCCGCCACCTGCAAGAATTAATAATGCAAAAATCCAAAAGAAAGAAGAATCTCCAAAACAGCCCATTCCATTCTTATCACTTAATAAAGCAACATCACTAGCACTAAGTCCACTTTCACCCATATTATTTACCTCCTATGAGTTAAGAAATTGTTCTGGATCTATGCCATTCTGTTGTGCATATTGATAAAAGAATTGTTTAGGAGTCATTCCGCTTGAATTCATTAATTGCATAATGTTTTTCATTTTTGGATTGTTGTTCAGAAGAGTTTGAACAATAGAATTAGGATTAGAATTTTTAAGAAGTTCTTGAATTTGAGTCATATTACTTTTTAAGGACGGTAACGACCTTTGGTTTTGCGGGAACTGGGGTTGTGCTGCTTGAGTTTGGCCCCTCCGCAGTTCCTGATATAGATTGTTCACTATCTATAACCTCCTTTATCAATGTTTGAAGTTCATCTTTTCGCACATATTGCGATAGATCCAATTCATTGTTTACAGTTACAGAATTATTAGTAGAAGGTATTTCTTCTACATAATTAAAAATTCTTAGTGAACTCATTCCAATATTGTCACTTACCTTAATGTACATTTTCCCTTCAACTTCGCTATCTAATAAAATAACCATACTGTTAGGATTAAGCTGCCAGGCCTTCGCACCTTCAATTCCTTGTACCCATATGATATTGTTCGTTGTAGCACCGGCTACTGAAGTTGGGTTTACATTATAGTAAGGATTGGAAAATTGGTTTCTTTGGGCATAATTAGCCGTAAAATTATTCATTTTTTCCTCCTTAGAACTCGTTACTTCTAAGAATTTTCAAACAAAAAGTGTGTGATCCTGGATAGAAAAATCCAAATTGATAAATAGGCATAAAAATCCCTATTTAGAAAGAAATATAAAATTAAATAAATAAAAGGGAAAATTAAATGCAAAGAATTTGCATTAAAGAAAGAGAGAATTTCTTTCTTCTAAATAATATAAAAAATATAAGTAATTAATTTACTACGTTTGTCCAAAAATTCTTTAGCAGTAACATATTTTTTATTCTATAAATATTATAACAAAAATTTTTGAAAATGTCAAGCTAAAGAATTTTAGAACGCACTTTCTTCTTCGCCAATCGAACCACTAGGTTTCTTATTAGCAAGGGCCGCCGCATCTCTTTTATATGCAGTTAATATACAAATAGCATCTGCTTCATCATCCATTTCCGCAGATAATTTTAAACAATAAGTAGTATTAGCAAAATCAATATCTATTTCCTTTTGTTTTTGCCTTAATACTCTATATCCTTGTAAGCCTAAACGACTTCTCCAAGTACTTGCACCTATAAAATCAATTTTAATATTTTTATTATATTCAAATACAGCCACTACAATGCATCCTTGTAGCCATGTAAGAAGTTTTCCAGTATGTTGATTCATACCGTCAGGACGCACTTCTTCCATAATAATTGTATCTATATTCTCTTGTTTAATAATTTTAAGAATTTCATCTCTCATTACTCCGATTCTTTTTTCTGGAGATGTAGATGAACTAGATATAGCACCATATTGTATCTGATTGTCTTTAAAAAAGGCATATCCAGTACGTTTAGTAGATGCATCTATAGCCAAAATATTAGCCATAAAAATAAAAGTCCTTTCTTCTTTATACTTATATTATATCAAAAATTTTTGAACTAGTCAAATTTTCTTATAGTGATTTTTCATGAATTTTAAAAAAATTTTTATTAATTTTTTTATGAATAATTATACAAAATTTTGCATAAATATGCAAAAAATCCTGGCTCTCGTCCAAAGATTTTATGCAATTTTTATTCATTAAAAAATTCATTTAACAAAAATAAAAAGAATCATCAAATTGAAAAATTTCAAAATTTTTATTATAATATTTATATAAAGTAAAGTTCATACAACCTTTCATTCTTGGAAGCTATCTGTATGGATATCTTTACAAGGGCAGATAAGATATTCTTCTTATCTGCCCTTATTTCTTTTATTCTTCTTCGTCAATAGGAGCTGGTATAACAGTACCATCATCCTGAATAATATAGCCATCTGCAGCTATAATTGCTGCAACTTTATTCTGAAGTGATTTTGGTACAGTATAAAAATTTTTACCATCTTTTTCACAAGATGTAGCATATATTCTAGCCATATATTATTCCTCCTCAGGTGCAATCATTTCATAAACTTCTTCAAGTGCAGTTCTTACATCAGCAATATCATCTGTATTAGTAAGAGTTGTTTCATATGCTTCTTCTATTCCAGTACGATTATCTGCTATATCTGTTTCCTGCTTAGAATTAATTGTACGATTAGAAGAAATATCTGTATTCATATAATATTCATCATTATTTATTTTATTGAGTAATGCATTGAGATAATTCTCAAGATGCGTTACTCTTTCTTCTAAACTTAACATATTATCTCTCCTTTACACATCTTGACGTCCGTAAAAATTCATAAAGGACATGTAAACATATGGATGACCACCTTGTGGATATCTACCATATACTCGCCAATATCTATTTAAAGTGGATTTATTATTAGTAATCTTTACATTGCTGTTAATTGGACAATTAATATAATCTGTACAATCAATCCAATTACCACCATCAGATGACGTTTGAAGTTTCATTTCTTTATGGTAATAACCTGAATGTATATGCAAATCAGCTACAAATACCTTTGTTGGATTTGGAAATATATATCCTATATATCCTTCAGCATTAGCATTTACATATCTACCACTTTTAATACTAGGATTAAATGCTCGCCATGGATAATCGGTTCCACTAGTACTAGTATATATTACTTCTCCACTAGGTTCTGTATTACTTGTCATAACAGGAACTTTAACGTTTAATACTGATTCTATATATGCACTATTAGCAATTGCATTGCACCAACAAGCATCAGCAAGTAAAGTATTAGCAGCATAATTATTAAGCCCAATATAATTCATAGCACTTTGATTAGCACATATAGTATCAGCCCAATTACCACAAGCAGAAAGATAATCTACTGCATCAGAAGATGCCATAAGAGTCTGAAGTGTTGAACTATCAGCAAGAACTTGCTCTAGTGTAGTATAATTTTTATCTACTTTACCAGCTTTAAGCCACGATTGTATATTACCAAATATACGACCATAGAATTGAAGTCCCATTAATCCAGTATAGTGGGCTCCGTTAGTATCAATCCAAATATTAGTATTTCGTACACCTAAATATTTATAAGAAGTAGAAACAGGATAATATTTCTGTACATTAACAGTACCCGAACCAGAAATACTTTCACCAGAAGCTATATCTACCCAGTTAACACCATCATTTGATCCTATTACGTCAAACTGCACAGGAGAAATTGGACTTGATCCAAATGCAAATGTTATCTGCATCATTACAAGACATTCAGAATCTTTGAATTTATAGTAGATATATTCATTTGTACTATTCTGTGGAGGAAGCCACCCATTTGATGATGTATCTCCATCAAATACCTTATAAGCGACATTCCAATAACTATTAGGATAAGCATTTGAATAAGCACACAGGCCTTCGGGAGTAGTATTGCTTGTCATTGTTGGTACTTTGACATTTAATACCGATTCAAAATATGTACTATTACAAATAGCTGTTCTCCATGTACTATTACTTAATAACTTATAAGCTGCATAGTCATTAGCTCCAATATATGTCATTGCACTTTGATTTCCAGTAATATCAGAAACCCAAGAGGTAGATCTTACTAAGTAATTAACAGCATTAGCATCACTCATTAACCCATTAAGAGTATTTGCATCTGATAATATTTGAGAAAGAGTAGTATAACCTTTAGAACCAAGACCTCCACATCTAAGCCATGTAGGTACATCAGAAACAGGAGTAACAGTAGAACCATCAGGACGATCTCCACCGCCACCTCCACCAGATCCATATTTACATATAATCCAAGCCATAATCAATCTCTCCTTTACGCAATTATATGCAATTTAAATTTTATTTGTTCTGTTAATGGTTCAAAAAAAGTTAAAACAGCAGAACCATTAATAATTGCTATATTTTTAATTGAAATAGTATCACCACTTACACTTTCTGAATAAACATCAATTGTTGAAGTGCTTTTTATTTTACTATCTGTTATTGTAACATCAGTGTCCCCGACGGCGCAGGTGACTGCGCCGGTCCAGGAACCATTATCTATATTTGTTATTGCTCTCATAATTTATCTCCTTTAATCTCTAAAGTATATATTACATACTATATTTTCACTTGGAGCAGATTGTGCGGTAAATGTAATTACATTTGCTCCAGTCTCAGCAACTACTTGTGAATTTATTGCAACTTCCCTATTTTGGAAATAAACTTCAATTGCAGTTTGTGCAGTAATACCAGTTACCGCAATTGTAGCTACTAAATTATTATTAAAATTTAAAGTTTGATCATATAAAGGAGTTCTTTGAGCTACGTTATTAATTTTACTAACTGTAAGATTATTAGTATAAGGATTATATTTTAAATTACTATCCTTTCTAATACCTTGAGTTTCAGTTTCACCAGTAGCTGAATATGATAATAATACACTTAATTCAGCATTAGTAGTATTACTATTAATTTGAGCAACTTGGTTATTAGGAGGTACCTCCCAACTACCATCAGCTCTTAAGTATTTAGTATTATATCCATTACTTGGCGGAACAGCATTTACATAACCTACAGTACCATCTGCGCTACTAGTAGCACCTTTCATAGGAATCCATGTATTGTCATTTGGTGGAGCTATCCATCTGCCATCTCCGCGTAAATACTGAGAAGTAGAACCATTAATTCCTATATAAGCTAAATTACTTAAGCCTTTAACATTAACATTATAAGCATCTCCATCTGAAGGAGATACTTTTATCTGACCATTATTATCACCAGTAGTAAAGGAATATGCGGAAGGTGCTGCCCAATTACCATCTTGTCTTAAATATTTTGTAGTGCCAGTTTCATTTGGCAATTGAGGTGCAAGACCTGCAGCAGTTTTACTAACTACATTGTATTTAGTATCTGCGTCTTCTCTCCATGCAGGAATACCATTAGAATCAGTTTTCCAAACTTTGTTAACTTGACCATTTCCGCTCGCAACATATCCTTCTGAAGAACTACTATTAGCTTTCCAAGTATCTGTAAATTTAGGATTATTGCCAACTGAAACATTATTTATTTTATTAACTTTTAAATTACCATTAGCAGGATTAAATGTTAACTGAGTATTTTTTCTAGCATTCTCTGATCTAGTAACATTATCTGCACTACCTGATAAAAGAACTTCATAGTCTTCAGCAGAAGTAGTTTCAATTTGTTTAACAACATCACTATCAGAAAATATAGAACCTATTGTATACCACTCATTAACTTCATAATTGAAACATAATATTTCAGTATCATCAGTTTGATCAAATTTTACATAGTCACCTACATGAAATTGACTAGGATTTACATTCTCAACAATAGAAAGTCTAATTTCACCATCATTAGGTATTACTGTATTTGCAACTATCTTTAAAGCATCAGGATCACTTGAAGTTGTTGCTATAAAAATACCTGGAGTATATGTACATGACCATCCAGCAGCTTTATCATCAATAATCTCACCAGCGTCATTTCTTAATCTTTCTGGTGGAATCCAATTATAATTAGCATCCATTAATTCATTCATACTATAAACATTTTTAAGAATATGGATGCCACCTGCTGGACCTTCAACTTGTCCTAAATCTACCCATTGTGTCCAAATTTTATCTGGATATTTTGAACTAGGAAAAGTAATCCAATTATCTCGATATACTTCTCTTAATAGGGGATCCGCATAATAAACTATTAAATGTCCATATGGTGCATTATAATTATTGCTTCCAACTACTGCAGTTTCAATTATGTAATTTAAAGGATTACCAATAATTGCATTTTCACCTGTATTATAAGATATATGAATTTTTTGATCTCCTGATCCTTCATCTGTAGAAGATGATGTTGTATTTTCAATATAAACATTGTTAATACACTTCATATATCTATCAAAAGTATATGCAGGAGAATCAGGATTCACATTATTATAAATTCTAATTGTACCCACTGCATCTATTGTAACATTTGAAATCCATTTTAAAATATAAGGAAAATCATCATGGTCATGTGCTCTATTTTGAGTATCAATTCTTTCATAAGGATCGGCACTTCCTCTAGGCTCATGTGTTGTATTATAGTATACATGCATTGAACCATCTGGATCAATAACAATACCAGTAGAAGATTCAGTATCAATCCAACGAATTTTTTCTGCTTGTTCTTCAGGAAGCATACTTCCACGATAATAAACTGTTAAAATACCATTATCAGATAAATGTACCCTTTCAATCGTATTTATTAAACCAATAGGATGAGATTCTGTATCAATAACCTCAGATGAATAATCAATTTCATCATAATAAAGTGTATCCATACCACATTGAGATTTATATGCATACACGTGAGGATATCTTGGATCATTATATTGTATTTCTATCCAATCAGTATTTTGACTTTCTAAATTTATAATAGTATTAAAAATTTGATCATCCGCAAAACCAATTAAATGGTCAGGAGCTAAATCTTTTGAATTATAAAGATATGTACCATGACTTTCATTAAAGTATCCCTTTAACATGGTCACTCTAGGAATAATGCGGAAATTAACTGCATCTTTACCATGAATACCTTTAGGAATATTTATTTTCCAACGTTGATAAAATGGATGTCTCCATTTTCCATCTACATATTGTTCTTCATCTGGTTCAATTAATGCCAATTTATAGTAAGGACTTACCGCTTGACCATAAAAATCTTGAACAAGAGTAGGAATTTTAAATCCTACTTCAGTACCCTCAATATTTCCATATTCATCTTGAATAGTTACATAAGCATATTTAATAGCATCTTCATAAATACCATCATGCTCGCCAGGAATTAAATCATGTTCTGTAACAGTATATTCATCAGAGCCTGTAGCTTCATCAATTATATCATCATAATGAACAAGACTTAATTCAACACTACTACCTTCAGGACCAACTATACAACCTATATATTCGGCTCCTGCAAGTTCAGTATCAACATTCATTCCTCTACGGAAAATTTTACCATTATCAAGGTTATTTCTATCATTCATTTCTGCAATAGTATCAATTATAACATATTCACCATAATTGACTTCATTTGCACTTTTTGCACCTTGACTAAAACATTGGACCATGCCTTCCGCCATTTTCTTCGGAAAGTTATATTGTCCTCCATTAATTACAGAACCATCATTTAAATGATTTTGCCAAGTATAATCATTTTTATTATCATTAGTTCTTTTTATTAAATAAACATTATCACCAACAGCAACATTACCGCCTTCAGATGCGGAAACCAATAAAAAACTATTAGTACTAGAATTAATAGCATATAATGCATTAGTATATTGCTCTTGTCCTTCGACTTGAGGAATATTGATTCCGTCAAATCGTTTCACTATAACGAAAGAAGCGCCTTGTCTTCCGCCATAAAATGAACTCATTTCACTCATAATCCTTTATTCCTCCGTTTCCTCATACATATAATCTAAAGTAAAAGCATCTATTTTTCTTTCTTTAGAATTATCAAATATACACGTACTATTTGTATGATCTTTATCTATAATGACTTCTTGATTACCAATATAATCAAGATATTCTTCCATAGTCATTGTACCTTCACCTGGAACAATTATAGGATCTTCTGTCGCCGCACATACAATACTTAAGAAATCAACAACAATTTTCCCATTATTAACTTCATAAATACCGCTACGACCTATATGTATTTCTTCTTTATTTAAACACATCATCAATCCTGGTCTAGATTGAATACCAATTTTAAATAATCCAGCTTTTGCACCTGTTTTACTTGTTACGATATTATTAATTTTACTAAGTTCTTCATAACAAATATAAGGGTGTCGACCTCCTTGATCAGCATAATCTGTATAATCCTTTATCGTTCTTTGCAATTGAAATAAAATACAATTAAAAGATAATAAAGGAGAAAAGACTAATTCAAAATCAACCCATTCAGTATGCTCATTTTGTTCTCCGCCTCTAACAGTAATAGTTTTTAAATATTGAGTTGGCGGATTTTCTTCTGGCGAAGCATTTGTATTTAATAGATAAATAAAAAATACTTGAGGATCTTCTAATCTTTTTATTCTACAATGAAAATAATAATTAACATTTGTAAGTAATGGACTATTTAATTCTACACATTCATCATAAAATAAATCATTAGAAGAACCGGTAACTCCACTATCTATATTACTAGGTCTTCGTTTAGGAGTTCCTCCAGTTAATTGAGTCATATAAATCTGATTCTCAGGAGAAGAAGCAGGACTTTTGTCTACTACAGGTTGATTATATTGATTCAACACGTAAGACATTTATTAACTCCTTTCTAATGTTATTAAACTCTTTCTAATGCCTTTGATGCAGAAATTGTCATAGTATTTTTTGCATCTAAAGGAAGATTTATAGAGTTAATAACATAATCTCCAAATATTCCAGAAGCTCTATCCTGCACTGTAATTCTTTCATTAACATCAAGATAATAAATAGGAATACTTACAATAGATATTGCAGAATTATAGCTAGTATATTGATAAATTAAATCTCTCATTGTTTCTTGTGAAGTATATCCATAAGTGCCTACAACCAATTTATCATAAATACTTTTAGGTACTCTCGAATAAGGTTGTCCTATAGCTTCACATTTAGCAATTACAGTAGCTTGAGATAATGCGGTTGCCGCATTATTAATTATCACTATATTAGGAATATCAGTATTATATAGCTTTTTAATTTTATCTTTTTGGTAACTATAAATTCTTGTACCAATCGTATCAATAGATATGTCATATAATAAAGATGGATTAATGTAATCTATCCAGTATTTTAAATCATTTGGATGATTAACTATATCAACCTTATATTCTTGTTTTCGCATATCATAAATACTATCAAAGAAATCAAGAATTTCTTGCTCATATACATCAGGTCTTTGTTGAAGTTTCTTTTTATCAAGACCTCTCATATATAATTCAGCTCTCCAATCATTAGGAGTATATTTATAAATTTGAGAAGGAATATCTCTAACTGTTGCAAGATGAATCACACCTGTATAATCACCTTTTTCATCTCTTTCTGCAACCACTTCTCTTTCAGAATATGGCGGCAATGGCTTTTCTTTAATAGCCACGTGATAATGAATAGCAAAGCTATCATCATTTTTACCCCATATATGATAATCATTTTTGATATTCGTATATTGAGGAGAATTTGAAAAAGATGTTACTAATGCGCTTCCTTCCTCAAAAGTATATGCTGCTCTATTGGTATTACTAAAATCTACAAAATAATTTTCACTATTTAATAAAAATCCATTTTCATCAAGTTTTTGAACTGGATCATATTGAGTATTAAGATAATTTTTTTTCTCGCGAAAAATAAAATTACCATTTATATCATAGAAATATTCGCAATTACCAAGAGTATTTTTAATTTTATCTAATACAGAGCATATATTTTCACCAATAGAAGAAATAAGTTCACCTGGATAAGTAAAATCAGTATATACATAACCGCAATCTTCATTGTGCTTAAAACTTCTCCATAAACCAGGGTTTTCAGCTACAACATCTGAATCTTCAGTATATACTCCAGTACTGTCATTATAAAACAAAGTTTCAGTACCAACATATCTGACTATTGCTCTAATCTCTAAAGGTATTTCAACTATAATTTTAGCAATTGCTTCATCACCAAAATTGCATACCAATGTTTGTATTATATCGAATATTCTTTGTGGAACATGCATTATTTCACCAACTCTACTTTTACTAGATTTAGACCATCCATAAGTAGGATCCCACATCATGTCTTCGCCATTAATAGCATACACGGTATAAACATTAGGATTATTAGGATATTTAGTATATCCTCTACCATCATTATCATCATAACCTATAATTTGATCATATTCATGAAAAGTTACGGAAGTAGGAAGCCCACCTCCGCACTCTCCATTTAATAAACACATTTTATCTTTAAATTGTAGTGAAATTATAACTCCACTAGAATTATGTTGTAAACTAGGTTGCGTTATAACAAAAATACCTTGTTTAAACCATATTATTTTATCATGTATATCATCAATATTATTTTCAATGCCTATAAAAATATTTATCTTCTTATTCATTGAAAGAAGATTATCTATATCTGTTAAATCATTTTCAGTTTCTTCTGCTAGAAAAGTAATATTCCCAGTTCTTCGGACATTAGAATTACCATTTAATGATATAGAACCCGCTGAAATTCGACCTTCAATCGCTCTTATAGGCTGTTCATTTTTATCTAATATTAATATTTTTGCATAATATACTTTTATATTTTCTGAACTAAGTTTATGTAAAAAAGAAGCATCTTTTAATAAATTAATTTCACTCATAATTTATTATGCCTCCTCTTCATATGTATTTATTGTGACATAATATGAATAATCAACGATAACATCACAATCTTTTGTTGTATCAATGCCTCCGTCAGCAGTTCTCATTCCAATGTATTTAATATTAGTAATAGCACCAAGACCTTCAAGATTTAATAATCCTGTTTGATTGATTTCATGATACATAGATTCTTCTGATGCAGAAGTATCTAAAAAGTCTTTTATTAAGAAAATTGCCCCAGGATTTGCTTCAATACAAGTCCAATTTATTTCTGATAAAAATCGAGATTCATTTCCCCAATTGTAATAATATTTATAATATACATCTCTATAAATGCTTGAACCAGAAGAATAAGTACCATAAATTTGTCCCATTCCTCTCTCTGTAATCTTATTTCTAACGGCTCTTTCCTTATAAGGTTCTTGAGTCATTTCATAAATAAAATCGACATCTATATGAATATTATTAATTATTTCATTATTATCATTATAAATATTTTCAACTCCGCCTAAAATAACAACAGAATCAGTTTTAACAAAATCAATATTTTCATCAAAAATATATTCTCTAGACCTATCTGCACGAATTGTAATAATATTACCATTATAAGAAATATTATTACCTAAAACAAGTTCATTTACATTATTGTAAACCTTAATTGGTTTATCCGTAAAATTAATTTTTAAATCATGGATTTTAAGTAAAGTCTGTTTTAATCCAGCTACATTTCTATCTGAAAAATCATATTTTTGCCAAATTTTTTCAATTATATTATCACCAAAATTACAATCTAATTGAATTTGACCAATATGACTAGTGTAAGTTATAAAAGAAGTTGCATATTCACCAACTTCAAAAAATCCATATTTTAAATAATTCTCAATAGTCGCATCAGCTATTTCATGTGCGGTTGATGTGAATGAAAAAATCATTCTATTTAAAGTCTGATTTGGTTGCGCGGAGACCTGCATCAACCGCACTATTATATTGCCTTCTGTTGCAGACTTAAATAATTTAGGTTTACCATCATATAAAAAAGCAAGAACTTTTTCTCTAAAATCAAATTCTTTTCTATAGTCATAATCACCTAAATATTCATCATGTCTACGTTTATTATAAAGATTAGCGATTTCCGCATATCCATACATATCTAAATCATTTGTAAATAATTGACTTTCATCCATATTAAATGAAATCAAACCATTTACAGGAATTGTGCGATATTGCATATTTCCATTTCTAGTAATAAATGGATATTTACCGCCAATTGTATCAGTTTTAGATTCAGAATAATTATAAGTATAACTATTCATAACATTATTATACTTTAGTTTTAATTGACGACCACCTTCACCTACTAAATAAGAATATTCATAATCTCTTAAGATAGGTTTAGTAATTTCAACTAATCTAGTTCTATAACCATCTGTATCTATTGTTTGAACTCCATATTTATACCAAACGCCACTTTCAGCAGTCTTATCAAAATATATAGGAAGATTATTAATAACTTGATTAATACATACTATAATTTTCATATCTTCCCATGTTTGGAAATTATCTTTACTATCAGATCTTCTAATGCAGATATTTCCATTATAAATACCTGTTTCATCAGAATAAAGTTTTAATCCAACCAGACCTTCTTCTTGTTCAAATTCAAGAAATGTTTGCTTATTAAAATCTTTTCTATATTCTTCATCATCAATAGTATTAATAGTTTCAACAGAAACTAATTTCATAGGAGTTACATCGCTAATTGCTGCATTGATATATAATTTAAAATAAAGATTACTCTCATATTTATTAAGAGTAACATAATTTAAAGTTAATTTATAATGATTACTATTTCTAAATTCAGTTTTAAATAAATAATGCATTTGATTGGGATTATAATATTGATTACTATAAAGAATATCAGAATCCTCAATTAAATTATCTTCTGCGTCATATAATTTAAATCTATATGAATATAAAGTTTCACTTTCATCTGCATTACTATATGTGCCATTTAAATCTAAAGTAGTTAAATTAAGATTATACTCTTGATTTCTATTAGCACTCTGTCCAACCTCACTATCAAAATCATTCAATATAGGGATTGATATATGTGGTCTACTAATTGCTTTTGTTGTGGAATAGGTTGACCACTCGGAAAAATAACTTGCATTAATATTCAACCAAGCAGATTGACCTATCTGACTTTCAAGAGAATAAGGAACTTCTGAAAGTCTAATTTGCATTTTATAAATCCAACTTGGATACCAACCTTTAATATCTCCGGACTGAATGTCTTCATTTAAAATATCTACATAATATAAATTACGTTCGATATCTTCTGCAGTAGGAGTTCCATTTATAATAATAATTCCAGTTGCGCGGAAACGCTGTGCTGCAGCATTGTCCTCTTTATTAACAACACTCTGTCCTGTAGATTGTTTAATAACAGAGATATGAATTGATTTTATTGGTGAAGTGGAAGAAGAATATTTAGATAAAGAAAAATAAAGTCTACAGTAACTAGAATCGCCAGAAGCTATAAAAGCAGGCGTAATACTGTCAACTATAGGTGGATATAAGTTAGTTGATGCCATATCCATTTCCTCCTTCTACCTCAATAAAATTCATAAAAACAAATTTCTTATCTTTATATATAAGATTTTAAAAAAATAAATGAAACAAATTAGACCAACAAAAAAGAGGGCGAAAATTAATTTTCGCCCTCATCTTTTTTATTAAGATCAATTGTACCACTTACATGCGGCAATGCTCTAATTTCATCCATTAATCCTCTAATATATGAATTGCCGCCTTCTATTTTATAATCTGCATATCTTTTTTCTATTGTATCCATAGTAAAATCATCAACCCATTGCTGTTTCATTAGTATATGATGTTTTTCTACAATCCAACCTTTTATATCATGCATATCTGATTCAGTCAATCTATCTATTGAACTTTCTATATTATCTAATCGAGTATTTACAGTATCTGTTAATGAATCAATCTTTTTTTCTACATTATTATATAATTCTTTAGTTTCATTATATTGCTTTTGACAAGATTCATAATGAGCTTTAGATAATTCTTCGCTCTGTTTCTTTTGATAATCATTGTCAAATTTTATTTTATATTTATTTTTTGCCCATTCAATAAAATCAAGCGTTCCTTTCAAAGCAAGTGCAAGCATAATAATGCCAATAAGTATGCTTTGAAGAGAATATTCTTTTAAAAGTTCTACCCACATGGTAAATACCTCTCTTTATTAATTAATTAAAAAAAATTTCCCTTCGAGAAATTTAAATCTCGAAGGGAAGTAATTTAATTAATTAGTCCAAAGAATTAATCTTCTTTAGTAGAGTCTTCATTAGGAATTTCTTCTACTTGAATATTCTGTTGAGCCTGTTTAGACTGGAGATCTCTTAGCGTAGCTTCAGCATCTCTCCATAAATCCTTTGTTACAAAATAAATCGCTTCAAGAGGTAAACCACTCTCATTGCATGCTTCTATAAGTTTTTGTTTAAGTTCTTCCATAATGCTCTCCTTTTATCTCTTTATTATATTATATCAAAAATTTTGATATTTGTCAAATTGTAACACTACCAGATATTGAAACAGGTCTGCCTTGAGCATCTGTACCTGAAGCAACAATAGTATAAGTATCATGCTTTACATATTGATTAGATCCTTCATAAAGGACTCTTTTATATCCATTATCATACATATATAAATTACCAAAATATCCATTACCCATATATAATGTACCTTGAAATGGCGATACAGCACATGCACTTAAAAATTTAGTATAAATAGCATCTGCACTTAATCTATCTGCACTAACAGTTCCAGAAACTATTTGACTTGCATCAAGCCTTACTTTTACAGCCATATTATCAGTAGTAATTGTTTTTACAGATAATTCATTTAAAACAGTCAAATTATTAATTGTTGCTGATTTAAATTCACCATATTCTGCAGTTAAATTACTTACATCAATTTTTACTGCATTTAATTCTGTAATAGTAGCTTTTTCAGCTAATAAATTATTAACTCTAATTTTTTCTGTTTCAAACTCAGATGTTGTAACATAACCAGTAACATGAATATTTCTAAAAGTAGCACTACCATCTGCATTAATCTGGAATCCAGTATTTTGGCTAAAGTTTTCAGATTCAATAGAACTTGTAGTAATTTTAATACCGCCAATATGACCTGCTTTTGATGTAAGTTCACCTTCATTAGTTACCATAAATTTATTAGTACCTAACGATATTCCATCAGTACCTAAATAAACAGAATTATTACCAGTATTAAATGAGGTAGTACCATGCGCAATATAAGAACGTGTTGCATCATCACTCCCATTCAGAGTCCAATAAGTACCATTTCCAAGAACAGCACCTTTTCCTAAAAGCATGACTCCAGAACTATCTATTTTAACTTGACCACCAATAGATAAACCATCATGGGATAAATAAAAGCCTGTTTCACTTTTACTTAAAATATCATGTTTTCCAGAATATATTCTACTAGTTTCATTACCAAGATGAATATCACCTTGTTTTAAATCTATACATATTCCTTGATATTTTTTATTAGCATCGGTATAATTTGTTGGTAATCCTGTTTTATTATTATATGTATCCCAATAATTACTACTATATAATAAGCTTCTTGAATTACCACTAGTTGCAGGATCTACAACTATTTGACCGCCATTTCCCGCAACACCAAATATTGCGGAACCCGTATCCGCATTTATAAATACAGATTGTCTTCCTTTACTATACCCAAATAAACCAACCTGGGAACTGTTACTTGTACCAACAGAAGCACCAAGTATTCTCTGACCCATAATAAGACCAGTAAAACTATTAGATTCGTCTTTAATACCTGCGCCTACTTGAGGAGCTAATAAATAATTACCATCACCAGTTTCTAATTTATTACCGTCCCACGCGTTAATATTACTCATTTCATATCTATTAAAATAAATAACAATAGGACGAATATGGAAAATTTCTATGCTTTCAGTCGCAAGAACAGCATTTAAATTTTCTATAAGTTTTACATCTTCATCATATTTTTCTTGACATTTAATTTGCTTATTATTTAATTCATCTATAACATATTGTTTAAGATGTAATAAACCTTCTTGTAAAACAAAAGCAGTATTTAAAACATCAAGATGCATTAATCCTATATAATTTTTAAGGTCTTTAATCGAAGTACATTCATTAAATTTATCAAGATAAGCTAATGTCTTATCTCTTAAATCTATATACTGCGGATATGCATCATCTCTAATATATGAACAAGTATTTTTAATATCTTCAACAAAATTTCTATATATGTTAATATTACTTCTATTAGTTAAAGTATCTATTTGATTATAATAAATTTGATAATTATTAATTGTTTGATTAATATTCTCAATTAAAACTTCAAAACTAATAGCCGTATTAAGTCCTAATTCTTGAATATAAGTATTTTTAATCTCGCTATTCCAAGTTAGATAATAATTTTCTAAAGAAATTAAATCATCAAAAGAATAAGGAGTTATACCATTTAAATGTTGTGTCTGAATTATTGCTTGTTCTGTAAATTCTTTTAAATTTTCTTCTTCTTCAATTAATTCTGCACAAGTTGTTTCAATAGGTAAAGAAGAATATTCAATTTGTGTTTGAATATATTCTTCTAATGCGGTAGATGCACTTTGAAGTACTTTAAGATTATAAACCATATTAGTTTGAATATCTAATGTTGGTTTAATTTGATCTAATACATCCATCCAACCATCATATGTAAAATGATTTGCAAAATCTTGAAGATAATTAAGATTTTTTGCGGCGGCAGCCTTTTCTTCTAGTTGACTAGCTTTATCTATTTCTAAACTCTGTATAGTGTCTTCAATTGACTCCCGCATATCGGATTTAAAATTAGCAGTAACCGCAACATAGTTTTTTGAATTGCCATCATCATATTTATTATCAGGCTCAAAAGAAACTTCTTTATCAGATGCACTATGAGGACTAATATGATTCTGTGCAACCCAAGATATATTATAATAATTAGCTATATTTAATTTTTGATTTTCTTCCAATCTAAAAGGAGCCGTTTGGTCCCATGAAGGATTAGTTCCATCTGAAGCATACATAACTTCCGCAAAGCCACCTTCAATCGTTGGAATTATATCTAATTTAGTATCAACTATAGTTAATTCAATAGGATAATAAGCATAAATAATTTCTTCAGAATTAGAAATACTACTATTTGTACGTTTTACTCTAACCTTTGCTTGTAAAATATTACAAGGATAATTAGCTTTAGAAGGAGTTTCTTTTAACCTTAATATAACACTATCTCCTTCTACACTTCCTATTCCAAAACAAGGATTCGTAAAATTTTCATCAAACATGTTATATTCAACAAGAAAATCACGCCAGAAAACTAATTCTTCACTATTTTCAAAAACTTGTATATATATTCTCTTTTTTTCTTCATCCCAAGAGTGTAATGTTTTATCATTAAAATTATAATACCATAATGAATTATCACTAGTTACATAAACAAATTTTAATTTAACAGCTTCGCCATTTTCATTTAACTTTCCATAAGGAACACTAGAGCTAGCACTTCCTCCGCCATAAACAAGTCTCGCGGAATATGCTGTACCATTAGTTCCATTCATACCCTCTTTTATAAAACTAATACTTGCAGTTTCAGTTAAAGTTATATCTTTAAATTTAATTTGTAATATAATTGCTGCATTTGCTTTGGTTAAATTAAAACGATTAGCAATTTTATACATTAAATTAGCTGCAGTATGATTATGATTATCATAACCTTCAAAATAATAATAATTACTATCTTCTCTTGTAGGAGTTCCAACAATAGAGAAAAGTGAATTCTTCGGAACCATCCACATATAATGTACATAGCAATATTCTTCAGCACTTAATTCATTTCCATCTGCTGTGCGGATGGTATAATTCAAAGGCGCAATTTCAGTAACTTTTGAAGTCCCAGGACCATCATATGCGGTTCCCGCAGGACTATCTCCATTTGCGTCATACTTATATATTAAATCATCATTAGTAATATTTAAATTATATTCAAATAATTCAGAAGTAAATAATGCAATACTTCTTGTTCCAACTAATTCTTTATTTAAATCTTCATTTAAATAAGTTGCAGAACAATATACATAATTAACTTCTTCAATTTGATAAACAGGAAACTTTATCTCTGTTTCATATCTATCATTTATTCTTTCATTAAATCTAACAATTTCAAAGAAACTATATGGATCTTTAATGTATTCACCATCTTTATTATATCGCATCCATGAATAAGTAATACTATTTTTATATTCATCTTTATCTGTAATACCTTCAATATAAACAGAAGTAACAAGATGCGCATAACCAGTATCTTTAATTAATACATTATTTCCATCTATTGTATTTAATTCAAAAATTCTATTAGTATCTAAATCTTTGAGCGTAATCATTGCAGCAATTTTTGTTTGCTTATAAATAATTACACATTTATAATGAGTAGAAATACTTACATCAGTTCTTTTTATTTCTTTAGTTAATTCACTAGTAACCCAAGTAAAGCTTTGCGTTCCATCTGGATTCATAGCGACATTAGCTTTAGCATTAAGACACTTCCATCCATATCCGCCATATGTATTATAATACTCACTATCCCCGCGGACATCTACACATTCTTTAAACCAATAAACCTCACAATTATTTTCTGTAAGTTTAACTGGACGTTTATTATACCTAAGAGTAGGAGTAATTATTTTAGTATTAGTAAAATAAGCTCCAAAATATGGACCTTCACTTGCTTTTAATGTAAGTCCATAACCTGATTCATCTTCAGTTGTTATTTCTTCAACCGCATATAATGAAATATCTTTAATAAAAATATCTTTATCTGTTTTGGTTTCATCTTTTATAAAACCATAACAATAATAAGTTATTACTGGACTATAATCACTTGATATTTTATATTGATTATCTAATGTAAAATAAACAGTTTGCGGAGTCCATTCTTCGAAACGATAGAAATTACCTAACATATTCGTAGTATCTAAATTGAAACCTTTCCATTCTATGTCAGTAATTCCTTCACCTGTCGCCGCATTAACAACAAGAGGTAAGTATAAAGTAAATCCATATACACCACTATTCTGTTGCTCTGTAAGTAAACTAGTTTTTACTTTACATTTTAATGCAAATGTATTGTAATTATTTAAAATTTTTGCATATTCTGCGGGAGGACACTCTGTAACATAAGTTTCTCCGCTCGTATCGCCAGCATATGAACATAATTCTATAATCCCAAGATTATTTGTAATAAGATTATCACTAACTTCATTATAAATAGTTTGGATATCGTTATTAGTAAAAACCGCATCTTTAGGATTTGATAATCCAATTATAATTTTATTTTTAGAGAAATCTCTTTCTGGTACTGAGATATAGACATTATCCCCAACGGAATAGACTAAATCTCTATTGTTTGAATATACAGAAAAAGTATTTCCAAAATATTCAACAGAATATTCTCCTACCCCTTCGTCTATAATATCTACAATAGTAGCTTCAACTATAAGGGCCCCATCTGACGTGGATTTAGCATATTCTGCAAATGCTTTCATTGTTTGAAGCAAATTATTTGAAACTGTATTTGTTATATTTGCATTTCCCATAAATGGAAGCCTCCTTTTTTCTCTATATTTATATTTCATAATTTTTTAAAGTAAATTACGAAAATAAGACCAAAAAGAAAAAGAGGAGGACATTGTCCTCCTCTTTAAATTAATATGTACTACCTGCAAAGCCACTCCCTGTGCCTAAATACTGACTTGCCAAATTTGGTAAACTTTCTAAAGCATCTTTTAATGCTGTAGCATCTGTTAAACCAGAAAAGTCTGCATTTACATTAAAAATATAGGAAGCGCCGCCAAGACTTCCTGCTAATGCAGATTCTACAGTAGTAAAAGGATTAGATGCAATAAGTTCAGGATTATTAAAACTACTTTCAATAGAATTATTAAGACTATTTTCTACTCCAGTTGAAATAGCTAGTTGACCTAAACCATTAAATAATCTAGATATAAGTGAAGTAGAATCTAAATATTTACTATGATTATCTCCGCTAGAAAATTTATCATAACTAGCATAACCGCTATAAGGAGAATAAGTTAATAAAGCTGCTGGAGAACTTGATATAGACATTCTACCATTTCTATAATAACTTCCCATTTGTCCTCTATCAGTTCCAAAGACTTCTTCCATATATTGAAGAGCTGCACCTTTGCTTCCAAAGCCAGAAGCAAGAGTAACATCATGTTCTCCATTATATAATGATTGATCAGGTCCTAAAATATAATATTCTGGACGCTGTCTTCTAATAGTTTTTTCAGCACTACTTGTTAAACCACTATTCCCTGCACCACCATTAGAATCTGCTGTAAAAGTTTTATTATTAGCAATAGGATTTAATATTTTTTGATAATCGGGTATATTAACTTGAGCAGATACTCCAAGTAATTGTAAGAAACCTGTCATTTGACTAGTTGCATTAGCAATATTCTGTGCAACTAAATTCCAAGCATCTCCGATAGCATTTACACGATTTCTAAAATCACTTAAACCATCTGTTTGATTAATTACATTCCAAACACTATCATAAACACTATCAACCGCCCATTGAGCTAATAATACATGATCAGTAATATTACTCCAAGCAACGCCTGACTTGTATTCACTTAAAGCAATAGCATAATCATATTCAGCAACTTTAAGCATAATAGAGTTATAAGCATCTACTATAATATTTTTTACACTATCAGGATTAGTTGCCCAATTTGCGATAATTTCATGTGCAAGTTCTTCCCATTCAGTTCTGCTATCATCAGTAACTTGAGTAACTTTATCTAATAACTGATTATATAAACTATTATCACCAGTAGCAACGGCTTCAATTAATTCTCTAAAAGTTGTAATATCATGGTCGCGGAGGGCATCGATTAAAGCCTTTTCACTCTCGATCATAAGATCATAATTCTCAATGTCTGTTTCATATAAATCCCAGAGTAATTCCATTCCTGCAATATTTAAATCATCTTCCATATCATGAGTTTCAGTAGCTTTTTGAATAATTAATCCTTCTGGTCCATAATAGTAATTATATAAATATTCATATTCTTCAGTTATTTCCGCACGTCTTGCTTCATCTGCAGTTTTATATTCTTCTAATAAAGCAGTTAATCTTTCTTGAGCTGTCTGATATAATTGAAGAAGATCTTCAGTTGCTTGAATATTAGCATTCTTAACATATTCATATTTTTCATATAAACTGTTAAGTAAATCCTCTTCCTTACTAGCTATATCATCTTCATCTGTAACATATTGATATGCCCAATTACCTTGCTCATTACGAACAAGTTTCATTGCATTTTTATTAGCTCTAGCATCTTCAAGTGCCATTTGAGCCTGATAAATTTGTAATTCTTTTTCAGCCAATCCAATATCATATTCAGATAATTTAGTTTTCTCTCTCAAATTCTTTAATTGCTCATTCATTATATTAGTAAGATATTGCTGATTCTTTAAGGTACTTGTTTTACTAATTGCATCTTCCCATAACGATTCCATTCTCTCAAGTTCATAAACTCTCTCAACTTCATCATAATATCCTTCAGCAGCATCTCTAGAATCATTCCATCTTTCAATTACAGGATTGATGCCTCTATCATTTGTCATTAATTTATCAGCGGTATTCATAATACTCTTAATTGAATTAGTGAGTTGATTTTGAATAACATCTAAATAATTCTCAATCTCACTCTCTAAAGAGCTTTCAGCATCCTGGATAGCTTCTTTAAGTTCTACAAGATCTTTATCCGTTTCCGCAACACCAGAAGCAAGAATTTGATCATATTCCTTTTGAAGTGCATCAATTTCTTTTCTTAAAACATCTTGTCTAGCTAAAGAACTAGCGGAGGTAGCTGAATAGATTTGATCAAGGTAGGCCCTTCCAGCCTCTATCTGATCTCCGCCATAAAGTAAATTAGTAATTTTTTCATAATGCTTTAAAGTATTAGCAACTCTATCAAAACCTTTTAAAATATCATTCCATTGACTTTTAACTTCATCAATAGCATCTAAATAATTATTCCATGTATCTTCATACAAATCATATAAGTCATGAGCATCAGACATTAACTGTTCAGTTAATTCTTTATACTTATTAATAGCATCATCTCTACTTACAAATAAACTATTTTCATCAGGATTTTTATATCCTTCATTATTAAGATATTCAGCAACTTCTTGAATAGCTTTTAAATCAGTAGCAATAGTACCTGATGCTTCTGTATAAGTAGTAACATTATCTGCCGCAACATTAAATAAATTAACCCAATCTTGTGTTGATTTATATACTTTCTTAAAATTATTTCCAATTTCTTTAAAGAAATTATTAACTTTTCTTCTAGCTTCTTCAAAATCTAAATTAACTTTAATATCAGCTTCAAAACCTTTTAAATTATTTTCAATCTGTTTTAAGAAATTATCATCAAGATTATTTTGAGTTTCTTGCATATCAGTAAGAATTGTTTGATATGCAGAAAGTACTTCTTTAAAATACTCATACTCTTGTTCGGCAACGCTAAAAGCACCTTTATCATGTGAACTATTATATGCTTCCACTGCGGCATTATATTTATCAAGTGCTCTTTGAGTTATTTCAAGATAATTTGTTAAATTACCTGTTGTATAATCAAAAGTAGCACCATATTGTTCTAATGCTCCTGCTAATTCATCTCTATAATCAGATTGTTGATTTAATAATTCTAAATATAAATCTTTTTGTTGAGTTAATAATTCATTTTCTTTCTCTAAAGCTTCTGCTAAACTTCTACCAGTTAAATGAGACTCTTCTTTATTTAAATCAGATATTGCATCTGTTAAATCTTCAATAGCTTTTTTTATTGAATAAAGTTTATCAAATTCTTTAAGATATTCTTTAACTTTTTTAGTGTCAGTTGAACCACTTCCGCCACTAGACTTGGAATTTTTAGACATTACATCATCTAAATTACCATTTCTAATATCTTCAATGGATTGATCAATTGCTGCTAATTTAATGGCATATGCTTGTTGTGCTTCAATTGCTTGTTGCGTTCTACGAGAAGCATTTTCACCACTGATTTTATTCAAAGTTTCATTTAAAAGATCAATACCTTTAGATGCTTGAATTGCTTGATCTCCCATTGTAAGGAAATCACTACCAGCAGCAATAGAAGCAGCTCCTGCAGCCAATGCGGCATCCGCCTCTTCATTTTCTGCAATTGCGAGCATTTTTTCTTGATACTCTAAAGTAATAGATGCTTTAAGCTCTTCTAACTTTGCAATAGTCATTTGTTCAATTACATTTGTATTAAATGTAATTTGACCATTTTCAAGAGTAAGAGCCGCTACATAGCGGTCATCCATATTTATAAGAGTTTGAAGATTATCAATACTCCAAGAGCCGGTTTTGTTAAAATTATCAACTGCAGCTTTTAATGATTCATAATTAGACTGAATATCATCAAGAATTTTACTATGCTGTTTTTCAACTTCTCTTATTCTTTCTACTGCTTCAACATGTTTATATTCAGCATTACTTACTTGTTGAATTATTTTAGTTAATTCATTATAAGCATCTGCACTAGCCTTGTTTTGAGCAATAATTTTAGCATTGTTTAATAATTGATTATGATGAAGTCCCGCATAATCTTGATAAGCTTTAATTAAATTATAAATATCTACATTAGTTTTCTTTAATTCTTCTAAACTACCAGCTTCATTTAATGCAATAAATGCTTTTTCAACTTCTTGTAACGAATATCCAAATTCTTTACCATTTTCTTTAAATTCTTCTATATTATTTTGAATTTCTGATAACTTATTGTTATAAATATCTGCTGCGTCAGCATAAGCCTTTTGTTCCTCTTGTAAAGAATTAATAATTTCTTCTTTATTCTCAACAACAGCTTTAGTATTCTCAATATAAGCATTAGTTAATACATGAATTTGTTCTGCAGAATCCATGGTAGTAAAATTGCTTTGAGTAGTACCAATAAAACTTGCTATTGTTTCATCATTAAATAAATTATTAATAGTTTCTTCACCTAAAGAAGAACCAGTTACTAAAGTTTCAAGAGCACTTGATATTGCAAATTTTGAACCTTGCTCTCCTAATTTAGTAATAACATCTGAATGTCTTTCCATCCAGACTTTTAAATCGTCATCTAAAGTGGCAAGATTCAAATGTAAATTTAAAAATGCAACTTGTGCATCATTATAATCTTTTATTAAATCTAATGCTTCATCTAAACTATACTTTGTAGAATTAACAATTTTTTCTGCTAATTTAGTTTTTTCATAAGCACTTGAAATTTCATCAATACCTGATAAATATTTGTTAATATATTCATCAATATTATCAATAGAAGAACCTAATGCATCAGTTACATCTTCAATTTTTTCTTTTAATTCTTGAGCCGTAGTATTTTGACTTAAATTAGCACTAATAAAAGCTTGCTCTATCTGATATGTATAAAGTTTATCATAAGATTGTTCTATTTGTTCAAAAGCTTCTTTATTAGCATCAATAAAATCTCCAATATTTGAAAATGCTGCAGAAGAAGATCTTTCTGCGGCACTCATCGTTTTCCGCATATCATCATATGCAGAAACCAAATCTTTATATATAGCTAATGCTTCTTTCGGATTTGAAGTATCTATCTGTAAAAGTCCATTTGATATATTTAAATTAGAATATCTATTTAAAATATCATATGCCTTTTGGTCCATTTCTTCTATAGAGAATTGAGAACCATAAAGACTATTACCACTTCCTATAAGATTTTGATACCATCTATTTCTTCCTTGAGCTAAATCAATTCTATTATTATCACCAATACTTAATAATTTTTCATAAGCCCCTTGACTATCATAAATAGATGGGAAAATATTTCTTTCAGCAGCATATATTTGATTATTTGTCTCACTAATTAAAGATTCAAGTTCTTGAGCTCTTGCTTGCTTGATACTTTCTGTTAAAGTATCATAATCACCAGTTAATTTAGCAAGAGCTGCACCTTCAAGATGATATTTTTCAACCAACTCATCTGTTGCGCTTGCAAGTTGATCTTTTCCTTCACCAGTCTTTGCATATGCATCATAAAGACTCATATAAGAATCAACTAGTTTTGCATTTGCATCAGCTTCTTCTTGAAGTTTATTAACTCTTTCTATTTCTTCATCATTTAACTTTTTCTGTTGCTCAATTCTTTTTTCTTGAATTTTAATAAGAGCAACCGTAATTGCAATTATTGCAGCGATACCTGCAATCGTTAATGCGACAGGATTAGCTAATTGTGCCGCCATTAATTTTTGTAAACTTTTTGTTTCAGCATCTGTAGCACTAGCTTTTGTTAATCTTGCTTTAATTAATTTTGGAGCTAATCCAGATTCTGCTTCCTCTTGAGTCAAAATACCATTTTTAACTAATGCATTTAATAATTCATCTGCATTTAAATCTTTATATTCTTTATCTTCTAAGTCTAATAAACCAATACTTTTAATAATTTCTTTATTTCGTTTACTATATAATACATTTAAACCAATGCCTGCAGTATTTTGTAAGTGCATCGCGGCAGTTAATCCGCCAAATTTTTTAATTAAAGCAGTAAGACCAGTATCCGCAATTCCAAATGTTTGATATAAACCCTTCATGGATGAAGAGAACATACCAATTGCCATTCCCGCACTTGTAAGAACAGCAATAGTCTTATCTAAACCAGAAGTATCCGGATTTGTCACCGTGTCTATGATTCCAGATACAGAATTTAAAACCATTGCAAATGAAGAAACTGAACGAACTCCTGCAACCATCTTTTCAGAAAAAGATGCTATAGATCCATTAATTTCTTTTACTGCATCTGCATATCTTTTTATTCCCTGGGAAGCATTAACATATGCTGCTGCAGATCCTGTTGTGGCTGAAGCATTATCTTTATGTTTATTAATAATTTCTTCTAAATCTTTTATTAAATCTTTAGAAGAACCTTTGATTCCTTTTAAAATATTTATAAAACCTTCAAGAGTTTGATTTCCTGCTAAAGTTCCTGTAGACAGCGCTTTAATTTTTTTAGTTAAGTCTTGTAAAGTATCTGAAGCTAAATCTGCAGAACCAATATTTTCTAATTCTTGATAAATTCTTTTAATAGCAGGAGTAGATTCTTCAAATACTCCATTTGCTATACCAACTTGTTCAACTAATGTTTTTACTGATTCTTTTGCCTCTTCTGGTATTATACCATCTTTAGTAACCTTTTTAATTTCTTCAATAGTTTCAGCCAATAATTTTAAATCTCTAGTATTATTAGAGGCATTTAATAATTGAGTATTCCATTCATCTTGATTTTTTGCACCTAATGTTGTATAATCTTTTCTTTTTGCATCAAATAATGCATTACCTTCTAAATTAATAACATCTTCTCTGCCTTTTTGAGCTAAAGCTTCTTTCTTTTGATACTCTTCAGTTAATTTATTTACTTGCTCTTGATATAATTGAACAATAGTTTGTTCTTGATCTGTTAATGTTCTATTTTGATTTTGTAATTCTATAGTCTTTTTAATTAATTGATCTTGTACTTCACCTTGCTGACTATATAAATTACCAAGACTTGCTTGACTAGAATCTAATCCATTAATTTGAATATTTGTTAATTCATGATTAAATTCTTGTCTCTCTTGTATGACATTTTCAATCCCATGCCGAGCTATATCTAAATTATAAACAAAGTTATTTAAAGAATCTGAAAATTGTTTACCAAATAAACCTAATAATGTTGTACTTAATATTGGAACAATATTTTTTAAACCACCTAAAGCATCTATAACATTACTAACTTCATCAAGAACTTTTCCAAATCCATTAGTTAAATTAATAAAAAACTTATCATCTAATAATTGAGCATAAATTTCTTGCCATGCTGCTTTAACTCTTTTTGAAGCTGCTTCCCAAGATTCAGCATAAATATCTGCTTGTTCTTGGAGTGAGCCTTCTGCATTTTTTGCCGTTTCGAGATTTTCTTCCATAAAATCCCAATTACTCATTAATGCAACGAGTTGATTATATTGACGAGTACCAGCAACAGTTTGTGCTAAAGCAGTTTGTTGAGCAGAAGATAATAATTTCCATTTACCTGCTAAATCATCAAGAATATCATCTAATGCTCTCATCTGTCCTGAAGTATCTAATACTTGAACACCAACAGCATTAAGTGCTTCAGAATATTTATTTAATGTAACGCCATCATCAAGTGTTTCACCTAATTTTAAACCTTGAATACGTGCAAACAAAGTTTTAAATGCTGTACCTACCGTATCTGCACTTTGACGAGTTGTAGCAACAACAGTAGCAAGAGCTGATGTAGCATATTCATAACTTAATCCTACAGTACCTGCAATTGATGCAAATTTTTCAAGACCTGCAGAAATTTCTGCGGATGATGATGCGGTTGCCGCACCCAATGCGGTAATAACATCAGTAAAATGTTCAAGACTCTGAGATCCATCATCAAAGTTATTCCAAATTGCAGTCATATAGGATGCAACATCTTCAACAGAATCGCCAGTTACATTAGACATTTTAATAACAGCATCAGTTCTTTCTGTAACAGCACTTCCAGTTAAACCTTGCTGGAAGAAAATAAGAGATGCATCTGTATATGCTGTTGTAGTTGCACTTAAAGCTTTTGCAGATTCATTTGCCTGTTTAGCAAATTGAGCCATTTGATCAGCAGATTGACCTGTAACAACTCGAATTGAATTTAAAGATTTATTTAAATCTTGAGCATAACCATAAGCACCTTTTACTGCTCCTACAAATCCATGTAAAATACTTGAAGAAATTTGCCATCTTGCAGTATTTGCTAAAGTAGTAGCAAATTGCTGCAATGTAGTATTAACTTTCTTGATAGGAACTTCTGCCATCGCGACGGATTGTGCTAATTTAGCAAAAGCTGTTTGTCCTTCAGGTCCTAATTTAATTAAAGAATCTGATATTTTTTCTGCATTTAATTTAGCTGCATTTAATTCTTTTTTAAATTGTCCTAAATCTAATTTACCTGATGAAGTTGTTGCTTTTGTTAAAGCAGCTTGTAATTTATTAACATCACCAATGGCATTATTTATATCTTTTGTTATCCCCAAAGGAGATTTACTACCAACAGTTTGCGTTAACTTTGTTAAGTCTTGTTGCAAACTTTGTAATTGTGCTTTAGCTTCACGGGTGTCCGCAGTGAACGCTAAATTCACATTCAATTGTTTCGCCATATCTCGAATCTCCTTTACTTTTATATAAACAAAAAATGGCTAGAGTGAGGCGCACTCTAGCCATTTTATCCTTTTATCACTCTAATCATATTTAAAAAACACAATAGAATGATGAATTTAATTAGTCCAAATAATTATCCCATTTTTTCTAATACTTCTTTAAGAAGATTAAGATCTCCCGCCTGAAGGTTATCTCTAATTTCTTTAGCGTCAAAATCAAGACCAGAATAATCGGCGGTAACTTTCTTCATAATTCCCATAGCAGAATTCTGCTGTTTATAAAACTCATCAATAGTATCATAAACGTAATCTGCTAAAGTCATACTTTCCTCTTGAGGTATTGCTTCACAAATCTGATTATATAATCCACTTTCTACAAATAAGTCATAAAGTTTAGGTAAATCTTCTTTCTGCTTATCTGTAAAAGTAATATTAGTATATCGAGATATTAACTCAATACCATAATAAATATCTATCTTCATAGGATTAGCAAAATCATTATCATCTGCGGAGTTATTTAAAACAGATTCAACAAACTTAATCTTCTCTTCAATAGGAAGATACTGTTTAACTTCAATCTTATTTTCTCCAAAAATAATTTCTTTTACTTCATCCTTTTTCTTCAAACCTAATTTTGTAAACGTAACTTTTGACATAATAATGTCCTCCTTCTATCTCTTATATTATAACAAAAATTTTGTTAATTGTCAAATTCTACATATGCATGAACATCTCTATAAGGATCAAAGCTTTCTAGATATTTTGAATTAGCAGATAAAAGTTGATATACTAAATCTTTAGTGCTTTTAACAGCAATTCCTCCATCGGGATTATTAACAACTAAAAAATCTACCGCTTCAAGCATTTCTCCATTTATTCTTAAACCTACTCCTGTTAATTCATAATAATATCTTATTGAAAAAATACTTGACCTTAAAGATTGAATAATCTTATTATTTCCTCTTTTTAAACTTCTAGTATAAGAAGCTAAAGACGCATAAAATGCAGTAGTGGCAAAAGTTTGGTCTCCTTGCTTTAAATAAGCAAAAACACCAATAAAAGCTTTTAAAGGACTTGTTGTTCCTAAACTAACTCTTAAAAATTTTCCATAATTTCCAGAAGAATAGTTCTTTAGAGAAAAACTTTTTCCTTTAAATAAATTTAATATTTGTTGATATTCTGGTTTTAATTTAATTGTCGTATCGATATCTACTTTAATATCTGTTTTTTGCGCTCTTGATTCAGGATTATAAAAAATATTTTTAAGATTTGGAGAAGATATTTTCATATCCTCTATAAGTGTTTTACTATAATTTGTTTGTATTTCATCTATAGTTTTTTGTAAAATTTCTCTATTTAATACAGTATTTGCACTTTGAGTTCCAGCATAAAAATTTACTTCATCATTTTTTATATTAGCCAATGCTTGTAAAGCAGTATTAAAATCTCTTTCAAAAAAATCATCATATAATTGACCTGCAACAGATTTAGGATTATATGCTAACCTAAATAAATCATTAGGTAAATCTTCCATTAATTCTGCTAAAGCGTCTTTTGATATTAAATCTCCTAATGTTTTTATATCTTTAGTATTATCAGTTCTTTTTAAAATATTTAAAAAACTTTGTATTTGTTTAGCTTCTTTAACATCCTTCTGTCGTCCAACTTTTACTTTATTTAAAATTTTATTTTGAACATACCTTAAATATTCTGCAGTTTCTCCATCTTTCTTTGGATTACTAAAAGGTTTTGTTTTACTAAATTGATAAACTCCCAAAATCTCACCACCTTTATATAAAACAAAAAACGGGAGCCGGTTACCCGACCCCCGCCATTTTATTTATTTACGCTAAAGTTAAGCCGCTAAGATCATAGATCTTGGTGTACTCTTTACCGTTCTTGGTTGTAACAACCTTAAGACCCTTGGTAAGAGACTCTGCATCGATAGCAAGTGCAGCATCCTTATCTGCATCAAGAGCAGCTAAGCTATTGATACCAACCTTAACATCAGTAGGCTCTACTCCTTCCTCAAGAGCAAAATCAAGAGCTAAGAAGTGAGTGTATCCAGGCCATGCTACAGGAAGGCTACCAGTGGTAACCTCTTTTAAGGTACCAGTAATTGCCTTGTTAGCAATTGCGATATCGCTCTGTAAGTCAGCTACATCATAATCGAAGATTGTAGATGTTCCAGCTTTAGGAGTTACTCCAGTAGCAGGAATTGCATTATGATCTGTAGGAACACTGTGCTGAGCACCAGTGCTTGCATCTGCAGCACCACTTACAATAGTGATATCACAAACAACCTTGTTTGCTCTATCGAAATAAGTGTAGCCAGGCATAGCATCCATTACAAAATCAAAGGTTGAAGGATCTCCAGTAGGAGCCATTGAAAGAGTGAATCCAGACTGAATCTTAACCTTAGGGAATGTAAGAGTTGCAGCCATGTCTTTACCATCCTGGTTTCTGTAAAGAGTATCAGCTTCAACATAGAAGTTTCCACCAAAGTCATCAGGCTTAATGGTAATTTCAGTTGCTCCTGTTGTCATATAAACATAGAAGTCTAACTTAATAGTCTTTCCAGCTCCATTAGCAACAGTAACAGTGAGAGGCTTATTTGTACTTACTGCATAAGCATTCTCAATACCAGTATCAGCAGTTCCGCTGAAAGTAATATCATCAGCATCTACCCAATCAACGATGGCACCATTTCCATCAAGAACGGTAGCATAAGGTCTAAGAACATGACCATTCTCATCAGGCTGATCATCACAAACTTTAACAGTATCATTTTTGGAAACGCCAAGCTCTCTTGCAAAATCTTCAATAGTGATATTTGCAGCGCCATTAGCATCGAGAGCAAGATCATAAGTCATATGAACATGCTTAACAGCATCTTCAGCTGCGAATCCCGCACCAGTAAGAACAGCAAGTCCAAGAGGACTCATAAGAGCATCAGTAACAGTGAAAGTCATTGTTTTCTCGCCTTCCCAAGCGATTAAACGGTTGTAACCACGACCACCCTGTGCGTATACAGTCGTAGAAGCTTGCTCCATATTAGAAGCAGTAGCTGTATCAATTACGAAAACAGGCTGACCAGCCTTGAATTCCTTGTTACCAACTCTCTGTCCATTTGTGAGGGCTTTAAAGGTTACATCGCAGATCTCACGAGATCCGAATCTTGTCACCATATTATTTTTCCTCCTCTAATAAATTGCAATTTTTTAGATCAAGGATGAATATCTTCCATCCAATTATCTATTTCACCCATTTTGCTTGAATCCGCACCAGCTCTAATATTTTCAAGATAATTATTATATTCCATATTCATTAAAAATCTCTTTATTTGATCTTTTAATTGAAATACAGTATAATTATTAAAAATATTAATATCCATATGTAAGCCTGTTGCCAAAATTGAGATATAACGACTAAAGATAGCGACTTTTTTAGAGTCACCTTTTATTTGCGCGATTTTTTCTTTTCGTTTTCTAAATTTATTAGCAATCTTAGCAGCTCGGTCATCTATAGGATTATAATCTTTTCCTCCGGTATCAGAATCTTTCAAACAAAACATTGAATTTAAGATGTCTTTAAAAACATCATAATTCTGTACATCAATTCTTGTAGAATTATCTTTACTTGCAAGTAAAATTACATCAGGAGTAAATTTTACTTGGTAATCAGGAAAAATTAAAGAAAATAATAATCTAACACTTTCTTTATAAGGTATTTTTTCCTTACTACACATTATTGACATAAATATTTCAAAATCAGACTTATCTTCTAAACCTATTCTGTCCTCTTCATTTATTTTATCTTTAGTAAAATTTATAAATTGGCATCCCGCTAAAAAATTTTCTTCTCCGATAAAAGAAATTTCATATAAACGAGGTTGATGTATTGTAATCTGTGCTTCAATAAAAGGAATATCTCTACCAGTAATAAGAAGTAATTCATTATCCATAATATTATTCCTCAAATTCTATTGAATCATCATCTCCATGCACAGCTCTATACATCAAACAATAACCTGCTAATTCTTCACTTAAAACTATTTCATTTGCTCCTATAAATTCAAGAGTGCCAATCCCAGTAAGTCTATTATTTGCCAATATTCCATCAATATAACCCATTATTTTTATAGGTCTTTGTCTAAAATTACCTAAATCCCAAGCATCTATATGACAAAGAATATCAATTTCAACAATACAATCTCTAAAATGAAGATTACTAGTTGGAGTAAAATTATCATAAGAAATTAAAATATAACTTTTTACTTCTTCATTTTCTCCAAACTTTAATTTAGGTTGACATCTAATATATCCTTCATCAACTAAATCCGCAATTGAAGTATTTCTAATCTTTTCAAGATATGCGGGATTGGTTCTATCATCAAGACAATCTTTAGTATTTATTAAAAGGAGTCTTTTTAATTCATCACTATAAGGTTTACTATCTACAAGTAATTTTCTTACTATAAGTTCAGTATCCTTCTCACAAGAGAGAAATGATGAATCAAATTCTCCTAAAAAATGTTTTTCTGAACGCATCCTTCTATCTCCTTTACTCTTTTAAAATGACTTAATAGTAACATTTAGAGTAATATCTTCTTCATCTTCTTTTATATAAGATAAAATAAAACTTCCTGCTCTTCCTGTGGTTATTTCTAAAACGCATGAGTTTTCATCCGCTTGATTAATTTTTACTTTAGTAGAGTTAACTACAAATTTACCGCCGGAAGAACCAACAATAGCATAAGATAAATTTGTATCATAAGGTCTAACAAGTTGCGGGCCGTCGATATATGGCTTCGTAGTATCTGGCTTAATGATTTCTGGTTCGATCATCTGATCTTCCATTGTATTATCAAAAAATTCTTCAAGATATACTTCAATAATACCGTCTTGAGAATATCTATCTACTGCAGCAACTCGCCAATTATGTCCATCAAATTTTAAAACTTTAAAACGATTAAAAAATTCATTTGTTTCATCATTTTTCTCTATATACATTAAAATAGAATAATTTAATTCGTTAAATTCAATTTGATGCTTTTGACGCCAGATTAATGCGGTCTCAACCGGTCCCCGCACATATATATGATATTTATTATCATTTATATCAAGCTCATAATCACATCTTCTTATACTAGCTCTAAAGTATGCTTCTTCATTATAGTCTTGTAAAAATACAAGCCAATATGTATTAGTTCTATCCCAATAAAAAGTACAACCATTTTTCATACCATACTTAAAATCAATACTAATTTCTTTTTGGTCATAATCTTGTTTTAACTTATCAGGATTTATTAAACATCTACACTGTTTATTTTTAAAAGTAATATTTTCTGCCTGATAGCTATTTCCTAATGCACTTCTAAAAGATAGCCATTTACCTTTAACATTTCGATCATCGGAGGTATAACCACCATCATATTCCATTCTTTTTTTCATACGATCTAATCCGCTCATGATGACTGCACCTCTCTTTTAACTACATTACATAAACCTAAACATTCAAAAATAGTTTTCCTAAACATAGGAAAGTCATCTTCTCCTGTTAAGGTAAGTAATGCTTCAAGTTTACATAAAAGATGGAATAAATCAGTTTGGTCTTTTAATAAAATATTAAACCCCGATATTTCGATAATTAAATTTTGAAGCGGAGTCTGCCAATCATTTCCTTCTTCTCTATTGGGAAGAAGTTTAAATATCTGATTAGTTATCCTATTAAGATTATTTTCAATAGCTTCATTATCAATCTCAATATCGTATTTAATGACCATATTTATTCCTCCCAGCTCTTTAATTTATATCCATAAGCAGGAAGAGTCATTATCTGACCCGCCGTTGAACGAACTTCTCCATTTACTACAATTCTTCTCTTATATAATCTTTGTAAATGAAAACAGTCTTGTTTAGCAGCATCTATCATTACTTTTAACTTTGCCATATGGTTAGCTTGTGAAGTAAATTTAAAATCAACTCCACTATATTTCATTTTTGTATTTTCAGTTGTTGCCAACTGTTGAAGAAACCATTCTATAACCATACAAAGTGATAAAATATTAATTTCTTCTTTAGATAACTCACAATTAAAAGTGCCACCTACCCATCCAGTAGCTGGCACTTCTATATTATTACTTTCTACTCCACAATAAGTTCCAAGATATTCAAAATTTCCTTCTTCATAATCAAAAACATCAAATCTTGGAAACTCAAAACGTGAAGCACCTGCTATAAGTAAATCTTGTAAAGCATGTAAGGTATCTAATTCAGTCATTTCCATGTACATATCACTTGTGACACGAGTTAAAAAACTATCGTATATGGCTGAGAAAGGCGTTGTCTTTGTATCGCCCATAGTCATACCTCTTATTCTTCTGTAGTTGATACTACTTTATATTTTCCACTAGTTTTTCTTTGCGGAGCACTAGATTTAACTTCTACAGGGCTAGTCTTACGCTTAGGAGCTTCGTCCTTTACCTCTTCATCCTGGCCCTCCGCCATTATCTGATTTACTCTAATGGCATTATCTATACTAAAACCAGTCTTCTCAGAAATCATCTTTCTCTTGTTTACATCAGGAATCTCAAATTTAACTGCAAAATCTTTAATCATTGAGATAACTCCTTCAGGTGCAAAATTAAGAGTATCCTCTAACTGATCATAACTTCCATTTAATAAAATATCTTTAATAGTTGCTTCATCATAAAAATACTCTGGTTCAACTTCAAGATTTAAAGCCTCAAGAGCACTCTTATCTTCAACAACTAAACAATTCTTTAAAATATACTCTCCACCTGGTGAATAACTAAGCGTTTTTAACTCACTAAGTGGAATTATCTTAGTTTCATTATATTCAAACTTTCTATGTCCGCCGTTTTCAAGATCATATCCTGTAGATCCCGCATTACGATTACGAACCTTAATCATTTTTTCTTCTGCCATAATTTTCTCCTTTTATCTCAATATATGAAGAAAGAGGGAAAGATATTTCTTCAATATCTCTCCCTTTTCCCCAATATATAAACAAATTATCTATGTAAGCCAGTATTCTGGAATACGCAGATTGCATTTGAGAAGATGGCACGAACACCAACCTTCTTGTAAACCTGAACTTCCTTAGAACGATCATAATTGGTGTACTCATCAACAATGGTACCGCCCTCGAAAGCAATCTTAACAGGCTTTTCTGCGCCAACAGGAATAATGTAAGCAAACTGAGGATCAATTGTCTTAATGCTATTGTCTTCATCATCATAAGACTGAGGAAGAACGATAACCTGATGTCCCTTATAAGTTGCTACATATCCGTTACCAGTCCATCTCTGATCCTTCATAGCATCAGACATTCTAGCATCTGAAGGCCACATTGTTGCTGCGAACTCAAATGTACAATAGATTGCTGCTCTACCATAAGAATCAGCGATAGAAATTAATCTATCCATATCAGCTTCATTGAAGCTTCCATTAGTTGCGAAGTTAGAAGGTTGAATATTAGCGATAGCGCCAATAAGTTGAGCCTCGATCTCCTTGTAGATGCAAGCATCAAGACCTTCCATAACGATGTCAAGAACATCTGCGAAGTCTACTCTTCCATCAAGGAACTCTTCGAAACCAATCTGAGCTGCTCCACCGATTGCATTGGTTGTAACTTCGTAGCTTCTTCCATCAAGCTTGAATACTTCATAGAGACCTGCGAGACCAACTTTTCCGATGAACTGCTGAGCACGTCTACGAGAAGCCTGAGTAATCTTCTGAGTGAAGATAGGCTTATCGCCCTGTGCGAAAGTCTTAATTTCAGCAAACTGTGAATACTGTTCCATAACCTTTGCAGGAAGAACATCATCAATAGTCTGCTCAATAAGTGCGAAAATTGTATTCTGATTAATCTTATATGTTCTATAATCAGGTGCTAAAGCCTTAAACTCAACACGAAGTGCTTCGTTCATATCAGCATAGCTATAACTCTTATCTCCAAAGCTATAAGCGGTAGGAGCAGAAGGGTTAGCCTTAGCTACGGTCTTAGCAAGTTTGAGTAAATCATTAAACTCTAATCCCATTATCTTTCTCCTCCTATTATTCTACTCTCTGAAGCTTGAGTCCCTGTTGTCCATCAGGCATAGTATATACCTTGACAACCTGCCACTTTGTACCAGCAGCAGCCTGGGTAGAACCAGAAGAACTATCTTCCTTCTCAAGCTGAAGGGTCTTTGTATCATCATTCTTTACAGGAACTAAGATATCACCAACTTCATAGTTGTTACTATCTCCAGTAAGTTCCTTTACCATGTTAGTAGTAAAGATATCACCAATGTTAGTCTTGAAAAGACGAGGCGCGAAACCATCCATACGATATCCATACTCTTTACCATGAGGCTGATAAGAAGCCTGCTTCTTATCAGTATTCTCACCATACTTCTCAGTTGCTAATTTAGAAGTAACATAGTTATCGCCGACACGAATCATTGCGAAATCTTTATAAGAAGTTCTCCAGAAAGGCTCATAAAGCTTAATCTCATTGAATACGAGATAAGGCTCAGTCATTGCGGTTGCCTTTGTTCCAGTTGCAGAACCATCTTTACCACAATTAACTGTTCCATTGACATAGTCATAGAACATGAACTCACCATTCTGAAGGACATCTACTTCCTTATCGAGAGGAAGACTTGCATAAATCTGTCCGGTTTTCTGGGCAGAGAGCTGATTTGGCTCAACCTGACCATAACCATTTCTTGTAAATGCCATAATTGATTATCCTCCTATTTTAATCATTACGATTTGCGATATTATCTACTGCTTTTAACCAAGCGGGAGTATCGTCTGCTTGATGTGCATCTAAATTAAAAATTGTAGGTGCAGCAGCATTATTTTCAGATGCAGCGTTATCATTAGCTGTGAAATTAACTTTCTTTCTCACACAAATAACAGAAAGCTTACTTTCAATATCATCTAATGAATAATTAGCCTTATTTTCAACTACATCTTTCTTATCTTCATCAGAAAGCATATAGAAAGAAGCAATTAATTCATCTTTTTGCTTGTCTTCAACTTCTCGTTTAAAATCTAAAAGTTTCTTATTTTCTTCTTCTAATGAAGCAAATTTATTTTGAAGTTCTTCGAGACTAGCCTTAAGAGACTCATTCTCTGCAGTAACTTCTTCTAATGAAGACTTGCTCTTAGGTTCTTCTTTCTTCTCTTCTTCATCTGAAGCAGGCTTTTTGTCATCGTCAGAAGACTCTTCTTTCTTGTCGTCAGAAGCTTGATCATCCTTCTTTTCATTAGGCTGCTCTTTTTCTTCTTCCTTCTTAGCGAATTCTCCTGCTGTATTATTTTCATTTTCAGCAGCATTTAATTCACTATTTTCGCCCTGCTCAGAGAAAGAATTTTCAACAGGCTGAATGTTATTCTCCATCTCTGGAGCCTTATTGTCTTCCATTGTTGAAAGTCCTCCTTCACTATTCTTATTACTTAAAGCAAACTTAAGTTCTTTAGCCATATTAAGAAGATCTTTTACAAAATCATCTTTACTAAAGCTTGAACTTATATCTGGAGGAAGAATACTTGATCCCTCAAAGCAAGGTTCAACTTCTTCTCCCAAAATACATAACTTAGAAAAAATCGCGTCATTTATTATGAAAAATTCAAGACCTGAATTATTATCTGTTGCCCAATGTCCTTTTAAAGTTTCTTCATCAAGTTCCATTGAATGAGGATTATGATTATCAATAGCTTGCTGTGCTTCTGGGAACTGTTTAGTCCATAAAAATGCTTCTGCACAAAGATACTCTCTTACACAAGTATTACCAAATTCATCTTTATCCTCAAAAAACTGAAACCAAATTTTAGCATCAGGAGCAACAAATCCATAAGGTTTTGTGAGAACATTAAATCTAGCACCATTACCATCAATAACTAATTGATCACCATGATCACCAAAATCTTTCTGCTCTTCACGATACCATCCAACAACAGGACAACCCCTTAAGGTTTTAGACATTTCAGTTGCAGTTTCTTTAGAAATAAAACTATGATTTCTATTTTGTCCTATATACAAAACCTTAATATCACACTTACTCATAAGTGGAGAAACATCTGAAGGCTGTAAATTAACAAACTGAATTCCATCTATTGTTGGAACACTAATTCTACTATTCATATGGTTCCTCCAACTTAACCTTGAGATTCTAAGTTCTTCAAAGTTTTTTCACTTTTTTCATCATCAGGTTTTTCTTTGCGGCCAGCGCCCTCAGAATCCCCAGGCTGGGTTGCCGCATCTCCGCCTTTCTTTCTATCAAGAATTGTTGTATTCATAGTAGAACTCATAAGAGGTGGAATAAATACATTAACAAGATCAAGAACATCATTCTCAAAGAATGCATTAGCAAGAATACTGCTTTGTGATTGTCCAAGAGCGAGTTGAGGAAGTATTTTAGAATAACCTAATTGAGTTTGTTCTTTATATAATTTTGCAAGTTCTTTATAATTATAAATTGTTGTAGTTAATATCTGTACTTTATATTCTAATTTTTTAGGATTTGTATTAAATTTAGAAATTACATCATTTAAGAACATTTCAAATTGTAATAACAAGTTATACATCGAAGCTTCATCATTTAAGATTGATTTCTCTAATGCAATATTACCATCGGTATTAAATTGCATCTGAGAAACACCAGCTTCGTTATAAACTTGTCTTTCAACTCTTGCTAAATCATCTGCTTGTGCGGAAGCAACACTACTATCCGCCATATTCGCAACATCGACATCCGCAAAAGTTGTTAACACATCAATACCAATTGCTCTACCCAACATTTGAATAGCGTTATTATGTAATTGCTGTGCTTCATCAACATCAAAGATTAAATCGCCATTCTTGTCCATAGGCATTTTCTGAATAATGATTTTTAATAATCTTTGAGCTGTCTTTTTCCTATCTAAATCTTGAGCTTCAACAAGATCAAGAATAAGTGGAATCACTGATATAAAAGCAGGATAATCTTCACCATTAACATTAAATTTAACAGTATTGTTTACATCAAGTAAATACCAACCACTATCATCCCCAGGAAAATCAGGAACTAATTTTCCTTGTTTATATAAGATATACCCTTTACTGAATTCCTCAGGAAACATTTTTAATACTTTCATCTTTTGAGCAGTATCTCTAAAATGTGTATCAAAAAATTTCATATTGAATTCTACAGCAGGCTTATCTCCATAATAGAATTTACTTCTACAATAATTTGGGGGAAGCTCTTGAAGAACAATACCATTCTTTGTTTCAACCTTATAGCCATAGTAAGCACCATAGCGTAAAGTTTTCAAAGCTATATCTCCTAATGCTTTCTTTACATGAAAATTATCTAATAACTGTAAACTTTTACTAAAACCTTCAAGGATTTTTTCTTTCTTAACCTTTTGATCATTTACATAAGGAGTGATATACCAATCATAACGGTACATAAACGCCATATATCTTAAGATACGACTATAAATTCCACTTACTTTATAAAAGAAATCTGATATTTCTCTCATAGTTACTAAATCATAACTATAAATAGCTTTTAATACAAATTCCTTATCTGCAAGTCTAGGATTAACTTTTTTAAGAATTCCTATATCAATAATCGCATCTTCAAGAGTTTTAGCACCAATCTTGATTTTATTATAATCAATACTAGGCTTTGGTTGTGATTGATATCCGGTATGTCCTTCGTGATAGGTAGTATCCATATTTCTTCCATGTATTATATCAAAGCCTTTGGCTTTAATTTCTTCATTTCTTTCTGACATTAGAAGAGATACCTCCTTATCATCTTTAATAATTATATCAAAAATTTTAGAGAAAGTCAAATTTCATCTAAAATTATATTTAGTATCCTGCTGCCTTCATGAGATAATCATAGTCTAATCTATTTTCATCCCAATATGGAACACATACTAAAGTATATCCATGCTTTCTACAATACTCTCTCTTTTGAGCATCATTGAACTTTTGCTGATATAAACCTTTAGCGCCACCAAATTTTGATTTTGCTTCATAATGCTGAATACCTTGATATTCGATAAGAAAATCAAGTTCACCTTCATCATCAAATACAGCAAAATCAAATCTTAATGGTCGTCCGCTAGAACTAACAAGATCAGGGAAACTATATTCTTCTTTAAAGTTTAAACCAGCAAGAGTTAAAATATCTACTATTTTTATCTCTCCGCGTGAACTTCTCATAAAATATATCTCTCACTTTCTTTTATACATTATAAATCATAAATACAAGTTAATGTTTAATAACCTTTGTCCTACTCAATTAAAAAATAGCATATCCGCAAGAGAATGAGACTTTCTTTTCTTTTTCCTTGCTTCCTCTTGTTTTATATAATACATCCCATATTCAAAACTTGAAAATTTATCTTTAGGTATTGATCTATTATTTTGTTTCAAAATAACATTAACACCATCATTATCTTCAACTAAATTCAACATCTGATTCTTTAATATAGTAGTTTGTTGGAAAGGCATTAAATAATCATTTCTTTCATCTGGTGTCATATTCTGACCAACCTTAGTACTCATTAACTTAGCTTTAGCTGTTTGTTCATCTATTAATAATTTAATCTTTCCGCTGCTCATTTGTGTTTGAACATAAGTATGTGCTTCTGTATTTATAGGAGCATTAGCTTTGATTAAATACATAGCATCTCTTTCCATATCATCTGTTCTATATTTTTTATAATCTTGGAGAACTTCTTCATAAGTTCCACCTTCAACACCAAAAGGAGGTAATTCACTTCCATCTTCTGGATCTATTTGTGCCTTAACCATAAAGTCTATAAGACCAACACCAAGACCATTGGCATCAATAGCAACAGTTCTTGCTTTATATTTATAATATAATTTTTTAATATGAATTGCTTGTTCTTCAAAATGTTCTGCAGAAAGAGAATATATATTAACAAGAGACTTAAGAGCATCTCCTTGCGGTTGCGGCGTAACTTTTATTACACTAGCCTCTGAGTTACATCCCTTACGTCCAACGTCGACTCCAATTACATAATAAGCATTTTTACTAGATCTTCCGCTAAATTCATATTCAGGCTGTAATAATACTCTATGCTTTTCAAAGGCATCATTCGAGAAGTAAGCATTTGCAGCATCACCTGACCAAACACTTCCATACTCACGATCAAATGAAGATTCATCATAAGTACCATTCATCTTCATTTCATCAACCATGTCTTCCTTAACTGCCCCTTCGAGAATCGCGAGATGATAGTCTCCGCCAAGAATCATATACTGATCAGGGAATAAAACTGAATTCAATAATATTTCAATCAATCTATCGTAAGCATAAGAATTTTTCCAACCCGCAGATGTAATATATATCTGAGATTGGTTAACCACTTCATCTGGATCTGTTGTTCCATCAGGAAGATTCCTATCTACGTTGGTAGTAGGAATAATAATTTCATTAAGAGCAGTTTCGTCAACTAATATTCATGTAATTCTTATGTTTCCATAAGCACTGACTAAATTTTAATACTTTAAAAGTATTACATCTCTTTCGGTTTTCATAGGCTTCGTTTCCTAAAACCTAGCTGCGTATCAATAGCAACCCTACTCCCCAGCATTTCAACCTAAGGGATAGTCGATACAGGCTAATTTGTCCATTCTCCATTTTTATAAACGGGTAAATTAGTATAAGCTCTTCCGCTAATTACTTTATCTAAAGTACTTCTTGAACAAATATTTTTATAATCTTCAAATATTAAGCTCCTACTTTCGCCATTAGCATTTCTTTTTCGCATATCCATAACTTGTTCATCCGTTAATACTGATCGATGATTTTTAGAACCAGTTCTCATAATTCCTTGATTTCTAATAGGATACTGTTCTTGAATACCAATTGCTGCCCATCTTCGACCATTATTAATTTCTGCAATCAAAGATTGAGTAACACCATATTCTTCTGCAATTTGATATTGGCTAATTGTAGTAGTTTTTAATTTGTGTTTAATTTCTAATACTTGTTCATTTGTTAACTTAGCCATAGGATGATCTTCACTATTTTCAGTCACTTTAAAACCACCTCTATTGCTATTATAACCATCTTCATAAGAATTAAAATAACTTATCCAATAAATTTCTTTTTCATTTAATTCTTCTTTAGTAAAATAATCAGCAGATTCTAAAATTTCATAAGAAAAATTTTCAAAACCATAATATCTTAAAGCATTATAAAATTTAGTATTATAATCTTCCAAATTTGGATTTTTATAATTATTATAATGACTTTTATATCGTGTTTCTAATGAAATTGATTGACCAATATAAATTTTCTTATTAATTTTATTTTGGAACTTATAAATTCCCATCATAGTTAAATCCTCCAATTTACTTAATCTATAAATATTACTTTACAGTAATATTTGAAGATTTAACTATTATTTTTAATAAAGTTTGTCCAAATTTTCCCACGGGATTACCATATTTTTTAAACTTAGGCTTCCCCGTTAGCTACATTTCTGTAACCCCTGCCGATAAGCAGGAAAAGAATGTATTAAGGCAATATTACTTACCTCTTCGATAACTCCACCATTACGACGCTGACCTCTGGTACTTTCTCTTGCCGCCAAAATATCTAATTCAGAACCATTTTTAAATTTATATTTTACGTTATCTTTTGATTTAGTTGATGCACCTCTTTCCCAATTTATCTCATTAGAAAGTGCGGGAATGAGTTTGCAAATTTCTTCAACTTTAGATATAGTAATCAATGCAGCCTGTTCCTTACCACCAGTAGTAACGAATACTTTACTACCTGGAAACAATATTGCACGAAGCATTAACGCCATAATTGCAAGAAATGATTTACTAAAACCACGCGTAAATACGCAGTATACGTAGCGATGCCGCATAATACTGCGTAAGAAAATTCTCTGTGTAAATCTAAATTTAAAAGTACAATCTGGCCCTTTTATCGTATCAACAAATAAATCAGGATATTCTCTAAAAAATGCTATTTCTTCTCTTATAGCATCTAAATTATTTTTAATTCTTTCTTCTGATACTTCATCTTTAACAAGAGAACGAGAAGAGGAAACATCAAGTATCTGTTGAAGGCTCATCTTTTTCCTCCTCTCTATCTTCACTTAATAATTTGCTAAATTCAACATAATCTTCATTTTCAATTTCAACATAATCCTTACCTTGAGCTTTAGCTTCTTTAAGATCTTTCTTTTGTGCTTCAGCACTTTCACGTCTCTTAATGAAGTTCTCAATCATTTGTGACAATGTTGGATCATTAGCAACTAAATCATGATTATATTTCTTTAAATTAGCAATTGCTTCATCAACCACGTCTAAAGGAGTATCGATATTATATCTTGGAATCTTGCCACCTTCCTTTTCCGCATAATAAACAATCTGACCGACAGAATCAAATTCTCCAGACTTTTCCTCTTTTCTCTGTGCTTCTGTGAATTTAGCACTCTTCATCAAAGTGTCATATGCTTTATAAAGTTTTGCGTAGGAATCCATATCTCCAGTATCTAAAGCCTGATTCATCTTTAGCGAAAGCTTGCATATCTGAATCAGAGTATCTACCCTTGCCGCACCTTGAATATCAAAAGAATTCATGAAATCTTGATATTTACCTTCAAGGTAAACACGGTCTGCCCAAGAATACAATTGACCCCATTTATTTGTTAAATATAATTTATCTTCTTCTGTTAATTCTGCGCCTACATCGGGAAGCGGCGCAGCCTCAAAGGGACTGTCATTAACAGGCATTTGACTAGACCCACTATTCGGTCCAGCAGTGGTCACCGCACCATCAATTACTTGAAATTCTGGTTGCGGTGCATTTACTTCTTGATAAGTAAGCCATTGAGCCTCAGTAATCTCGCCATTGTGAAAAGCTTCTTCCATCTCTTTTATTTTTTCTTCGTTAATGACTTCTTGATTACCATATAATTTAGCTTTTTCTTCGGCTTCTTTTTGTAATCGTTCTGTATCTGCCCAAGTATATTGCTTCCATTGTTTAAGCTTCATCTTGGAGAGATATTTACCAAAGACAGACATTCCATTCATTTTATAAGGATCTTTTTGATAAGCACGATCCCGCAATGTATTCCATTCCGCAGGAATATATGGAACGTCAAATTTTTCTAGTAGCCATAAAAATGTATCAGGTTCAAAATTATTGATGTGCATAGTAAGACAACTTTTACACAATTCACATTTCGTACCATCTTTATATTGATAAAAATTGGTTGCCGCCATCGTCTTTCGACATTTAGAACAATAGACCTGACCATTTTCTGCCACCGCAATTCCTTGTGGCATAAACTCACTCCTTCTTTATCTTTTTCTTTTGGTCTGTTTTCTTGTTTCTGCAACATTTACAGATAGAATACAAACCATCCTTGCTTGTACTATTCTTTGAAAAGAAGTTGTTATGAGCTAATTTGATTTGACCACAACGAGAACAGCGCTTCCACTTACCATACTCTTCGTTCGTATAGTACCAGACTAAGTAGTCATTAACCGCCGTCTCCGCAATAACTTTAGGAATTTTGTTACGCCATAATGAAGAAATATATTCTACTGAATGTCTAATATCATAATCTTCATAAAGGAGCTGTTGGATTTCCGCATTCTGCTTTCCATCTACTTTATAAGTTACTATATCATAATACATAGGATATGTTTCTTTAAGTGCTCTTTCAACCAGAGCATCAAAGTCTTCCATCATCCATTTAAGATCACTTTGTACTTTTTCCCAACATTCTTCTTTAAGTTTTGAATAATTACATAATAAGAGGGAAATATGTTCTTCATTAAAGAAACTGATATAGCCGCGATTATGCGGAAGACCATCTTCCCCAATAGTAATGTAGTCTGATAAATCAAATTTCGCAACACTTTTAACTATGCTATTGGTGTAGATAGGAGGATTAAATGCTTTTTTCATTTCATAAAGATTTGAATACATCTCCATGATTTGCTTTTTAAGAGTGTAAGCATTCTTTCCGCGTGTATTTTTAAATTTTTCTTCAAGCTTTTCTATATCATCTTTAAGGGATCTAAGGATAGGATAATCTTCATACTCTTGTTCTGATATAGGTTTCTTTCTATTGAAGATAATATTTTTATCATTGGCAATCATGTTATAAATGCCATCTTCCCCATTCTCTAATTTTCCTACAAGTCCTTCAAATGAGGTTTCCCTTGACCGCACATTTTTCATGTGGTTCTTTGTTAAAATTAATTTTTCTTTTTTCTCTTCTTTTGTTATAGGTTCTGTAATATATTCAGCCATTTTATCCAGATAATAAGGTGTAAGTTTTTCTGGAGGCGTATTAGCAATTATTTCTTCTACTTTCTTTACTCTTTCTTCTGCGGTGGGGAGATCATAGTCCATTTTAATATGTTCTTGATTCTCCATATAAAGTCTCCTTTCTTTATCTTTATAATAATTGTACCAAAAATTTTTACAAAAGTCAAGAGTTTAGGAAGATATTTTTCAAACATCTTCCTAAAAAATCCCGAAATCTTTTCTGGACAATTTCGGGAATTTTTGATATAATATAAAATAGATATAGTAACAAACAATCTTAAGGAGGATTTTTTTATGGCAGCAAAAGATTATAGTGGACAAATTTGCGGGTGCTGGAGTGTAGAAGCACGAGACTGGAACCCGCAATCTAAATCACATGAAACATTTTGGATATGTAAATGTAATAATTGTGGTAATATTGCTAGTGTTAGAAAAACTGATTTAGATAAACAACCACGATTTTGTAATAATTGTAAAGGTATGCAATTAAGATCTTGGAAAATAGGTGATAGATATGGTAAATTAACTATCATAGGAGAAGGACAGGCTAAAGGAAATCATACTTATGTAAAAGTACAATGTGATTGTGGAAGTAACCCTTTTGAAGTAAGATTAGAACATTTAAAAATTTATACTCGTTCATGTGGATGTTTATCTGAATCCGCAGGAGAATTTAAAATAAGACAATTATTAGAACAATATGATGTAAATTTTCAAAAGCAGTATAGAATAAAAAATGAAAAAAATGAAGTAATGTTTTTTGATTTTGTTATTTTTGATAATAATAATAAAATTATTAAAGCTATTGAATTTAATGGAGAACAACATTATAAACCCATTGAATATTATGGCGGAGAAGAAGCTTTTGAATATCAAAAGCAACGTGATGCTCGTAAAGACGACTATTGTAAGGCGCATGGTATAATTTTACAGTGGATTCCGTATTGGGATTATGATTTAATAAATCCCGAATATTTAAATTTATAAAAATTTTTGGTGCGTCGAATGAGGAGCAAAAAGCACTTTCTCTATTCAGCCAAGAAAAATCCCGAAATATACCGGGGGGTTTTTACGCCGAGGAGTCTCCTAGCAGCGACGCACCCCTAACAAATACGCGGGATTGATAGCCCTAACAAACGCCTGCTGCCACGACTGATAGACAATCAATCGTTGCAATGACACACAATCAACAAGAACAAAGAGTAACAAAAGAACAAACATAATTAATTTTATTTATTATACAAAGAACAATAAATTCAATACAAGAAAAACAACACATACAATAAATGTGTGTTGTCGTTAGCTGCTCGGCCCGAGTGCGATTTGCTCCCGCACGCCGAGGGCCGTGTTTCAGTTAGCCTATGCTAACCAGATTTTTGCCAGGGCTTTTTGGTTAGCCTATGCTAACTCGTTTATCCCAGTTAGCCCAGGCTAACTGACACACATGTCAGTTAGCACATGCTAACTCAAGCGGATCTGGTTAGCCTATGCTAACTATGGTTAGCCGGTGCTAACTTCTCAATTTTTGCTATTTTGCGTCAATGGTGATCTTGCACAAAAATAATGAAAAAAATTTATGCAATTTTACCTATTGAAAAATCCTGGGTTTGTGCTATACTATAATTACAGAAAGGAAAAGAGTAGCGGATACCTTTCAAAGAGACAGTTGGCAATAGTTAGCGGTTAGTAGGGTAACGAACTTAACTAAATCAGTTAAAACCGATATTTGAAAGCCTAACAACCCAACGGAAACTACTAAAAAAAATAAAAAAAGTATTGACAAATAAACCTCAACATGATATAGTATTTACAGAAAGAGAGGTAATCAAAATGGCAAGATTCAAGACTTACTACTACGAATTCGCGGATGGATACTTTTTCTATAGCAACGGCAAGACCGATAGAAATGAAATCGCATGGAATGTTATGAAGCATGGGAAGCTTCTTGCGGAAAAGGTTGTCGGCTGATGCCGACAACCGCACCAAAAAAAAATTTTTTAAAAGTGTTGACAACTTAAAAGATTTTTGATATAATTACTTCAGAATTAAGGAAGAGAGGTAATCAGTATGAATAACAAGGCACTTCAGAAAATGGTTGACGAGTGGTTCGATGGATACGTAAGACAGAACGGACAGGCTCCCACGTGGGAAGAGTTTATCGACAAAGTAAACTTTTTCAAGTTTCTCCTTGACATTGACTGATTAGTGAGGTATAATTATGGTAGAGAAAATCTATTACATCGAAAATTCTTTTGCACTTATCATGGCTATTGAGGAAATCACTCTTGCTATCCCTTGTTGGGTTGAGGTTGAACACGTTGAAATGGATTATTCTAAGGTTACTTTCAAGGCAAGAGTTGAGGACAGTGCATTTATCGAAAATAAACTTGCACCTCTTGTATAAAAAATTTTTTAAAAAAATGTTGACACAAAACCTCTAATGTGATATATTATTTATAGAAAGAGAGGTAATCAAAATGAAGAGAACCGAGAGAACCAAGAGCGTTAGGGCATACAACAAGTACGGCGAGGTCATCATCACCACCAAGCAGGCGAACCGCCGTTACCGCCACAAGGTCAAGGCTGACCTCGCCAAGACGGTCTGATAATAAGGACGCGGAAAGCGTCCTTTTTTGGCGCGCCGTACGCCATTTGTGCCGGCGCGAATTTCCATTATACCATACTGCTGGCTATTTTGTCAATAGGCATTTTGCACAAAATTTTCTAATTCCGGATCCCGAAATTTGTACAAAATTACCTATTGAAATCCTGGTTTCAGTATGCTATTATAGATACAGAAAGAGAGGTAATGACTATGAAGTTTTTCTGTGACTATGCACTTATTGACCCTTGCACTCTTATTGCTCGTATCGAGTCCATTTCTGACGACATTTATGCTGTTGATTATGACGTCAATGAGGACGTTTTTCAGATTGTTGTCGATACCTTTGACAATCCTCTTTCTCTTGAGGAAATTGACCGCCTCTATGAGATTGTCAAGCCTTACTATATTGTAGCATGTGGGGCTTGACAAAAGCCCTTCCACATGATACAATGGTTTCAGAAAGAGAGGTAATTACTATGAATACTTACACCGTCCGCCTTTTCGTTACTAATCTTGATATCCTTGAGTGCAACATCACCGCATCTGATGCCGAAACCGCATGTGACAAGATGCTCCGCCGTTTCAGTGACCTTTACGCAACCGATTGCGTTAAGAAGCTTGAGGTTTACCTCAATGGACACGTAATCTACTACAAGAGAATTCGTGAGACCGCTTGACAAGAGAAAAGAGAGGTAATGTAGTATGGATAATCTTATACGTGTTGTGTGTGGTATTCTTGCATCTGTTGTTATCATCGAAGGTATTTTTTTTATCTTTTATTGCCTATAATTAGTTGACAATAGTTAATCAGTATGCTATTATAATAACAGAAGAGGGAAGTCTCCGAGGGAAGTACTCAATTAGGACACGACAAAGGCTCTGTCAGAGTTGAGCGAAACGAGGGAAAACCCAATACAAAAGAAAGAGGTGTTTTTTATGAGAAGTCCACCCAAGTAGTCGTAACGTTAATTTATTTGTTTAGAGAAATGCCGAAAGGGGCGCCAAAGGTCGCGGGATTGAGTTGGGCGCCACCTAATGCGACCGAGAGACGCCTGAACCCGCAGGGCGTCTCATTTTTTTACCTAAAACACTTGACAACTGATCTGCGGCGCGCGCATGATTGTAGCGCGCCGCATTTTTTGTCAATAGGTAAGTTGCACAAATTTTAAGCCGGATTTTTGTGAAAAATTACCTATTGCATTTGCCCGATTTTTAGATTATAATAGGTACAGAAAGTGAGGTACAGAGTATGGGTTACAAGGGTATCAGAAAACTTAATAAGGCGGTTTCCGCAATTCTTGCTCCTTTTGGTATCAGCAAAGCATGTTATAATGATACTGATGGTTATATGTACTATCCTACAAACCATAGAGTTGATTTTAAAATTATCGAAGATTATATCGGGGATGATTATTTTATAGATTTTTTAAAGGATACTTTTGATTATGCTGTACCTAATAGTTTTATTATTAGTCTATTGCATGAGGTAGGACACCATTACACATTACCAAATTTAGATGAAGAAACAATTAATTTTTGTGTTGACGAAAAAGAGCGTATAAGTGAAGCACTTGAAAACACTGATGACCCTCAAGAAATAAAAGCAATTCTTTATCAATATTTTATGTTACCTGATGAAATTGAAGCAACTACGTGGGCTGTTGATTATGCGGAAGCCCATCCCCGCAAAATCAAAATGATGTGGTCGAAAGTCCGTGAAACAATTTTTGAATTTTGCGAAAACAATGATATTTTTAGTGAGGATTGACTTGACAAGTCAATCCCACTATGATAAAATAGATTTATCGAAAGGAGATAAAAATATGAGTAGTTTTACTATTTTTCTTAAAGGAACTGAAGAGCATGAGGGCGATGAAATCACTGTTGATGGAGTTGACACCTTTGAAATCAAAGATGAAATCGTGTATCTTCAGAGCGGAATAAAACCTGTTGGATTTTTCAAGATGTGCGATATTGTCGGAATTGCAAAGGACTCTGATGATTAAGGGCGATTTATCGCCCTTAATTTTTTTTGAAAAAAGTGCTTGACAAATCCTGGCGCGGCGCTTTGGGTTTGTGGCGCCGCGAAATTTTATTATACCACACCGCAGCACATTTTGTCAAGCGAAAATTTGCACAAAAATTCATGCCGGATGATCCCGAAATTTTGTGCAAAATTACCTATTGCATTTCTGGACTTGAAGTGATATTATAGATACAGAAAGAGAGGTACAGAGTATGAATATCAACTTCGACATGGACGGCACAATTGCTAACCTTTACGGCGTAGAGGGATGGCTCAATGACCTTAACAACAAGAGCGAAAGACCTTATAGAGAAGCCACTCCCCTCGTTAATATGGCAAGTCTTGCAAGGGTTCTCAATAGACTTCAGAGAAACGGCAACACCATTACTGTCATCAGTTGGTTAGCAAAGAATTCAAATCCCGACTTTGACGAAAGAGTGACAACCGCAAAACTTGAGTGGCTCAAAAAGCACCTGCCGTCTGTAAAGTGGAATAAAATCTCTATAGTGGCATACGGAACACCCAAAAGCACTTGCGGAAATGGAATTCTCTTTGATGATGAAGAACGCAACCGCAACGAATGGAACGGAACCGCCTACAATGTTGACAACATAATCGAAATTCTGAAAAAAATAAAATAAGGGCTTGACATTCAAGCCCTACCATGGTAAAATAGATTTATCAAAAGAAAGAGAGGTAATCAATATGAAACTTATCAATGTTTGTCCTTTTTGCGGATGTGAGCATGCGGTTGAGGTTAAACCTGAGAGCGTTTTCGCTTATGAGTGCGGTGAACTTGCTCAGAAAGCGTTCCCCTATCTGAACGCCACTGAGCGTGAGCAGATAATCAGCGGAATGTGCCCCGACTGTCAGAATGACATTTTTGGGGATGATGACGAGGACGAGTACACAGGCGAATCCGACTATGATGAGGCGATGGCTGAAAGCCTGGCATCTACAGGGCAGTGGTGGTAATACCACTGCCTTTTGTTTTGGCGTCGCGCGATGGGCCGCCGCGCGACGAAATTTCCATTGTACCATACCCTCAACATTTTGTCAAGCGGAAATCCAGGTGAAAGTTGCACAAAGATCTTCCCGGAACTTTGTGCAGAATGCATACTTGATTTTTATAAAAATTTATATTATAATGTACTTACAAAAGAGAAAAGAAAGCGACTTTCACAGAGGACAACCCACCAAGTCGACACGGCAAACCTCAACAGTCAATTTCAGCGGTTTCCGAGCAACTTCCGCAAAAAGAAATAAAAAAAGTGCTTGACAATTGAATAAAGAAATGATACAATGTACTTGTAACAAAGAAAACTTAATTTAAGAAAGAGGTTGATGATTATGGCAAACACCAAGGTTACACAGAGAGATTACTTCAATGAGATTATCGCACTTGCAAAGGCTAACGAGAGGAATGACCTTGTTGAGTTTTGCGAGAGCAGAATTGCCCTGCTTGAGAAGAAGACTTCCAAGGTTTCCGCAAAGAAGACCGCAGAGGTTGATGCGAACACCACTGCTGTCTATGATGCACTTGTTGCTGTCGGCAAGGCTGTCACCGTCACCGAGTTGACCAAGACCGCTACCAATGCTGTCAAGGACTTCGCACCGCAGAAGACTTCCGCTTACCTCAAGAAACTTGTTGAGAGCGGAAAGGCTACCCGCACCATGGATAAGAAGACCGCACTTTTCACTGCGGTTCAGTAATCCAAACACCGACACCCCGAAGAAATTCGGGGTGTTATTTTTTGCCCTGGAAATAACACCTGTTACATAACAAGCGTTTGGCGACGCGTGCATGGGCGGCACGCGTCGTAAAATCTGTCAATAGTAAAGATCAACAAAATTTCCGGGCGAAATTTGTATAAAATTACCTATTGCTTTTATCCCAAAATAGTAGTATTATAATTACAGAAACAAAAGAGAGAGGTAATGAGAATGAGAAAATTTTTCAACATTGAGGGTGCTTACAAGTTTGAAATGAATGACGTCCGTGCGATTATTCAATGCGTAAATGTTATTCTGATTATGATTTTTGGCTTGTCTGTATCATGGTTTGGTCTTGCTATTGCGGTTTTCGGTCTTGTTAAAGATTTCACAACCGACCGCCACATTAATAGCATTGTAATGCACTTTGCAGGTTGTGTCCTTAATATTTATTTTTTAAAACTTTTATATTTCGGTTGACATTTAAAAAAAATTATGATATTATAATTACAGAGTTAAGAAAGAGAGGTAAACCAAATGGATTTTACAGTTACAAAAACAGTCAATATAGACCTTGAGAACCTTGTTGATAATGTCTATGATTTAGTATCCGATTATCTTTGCGATAAACTTGGCTCGGAACTTGTAACAGATGACCTTGTTCAAGATGTTTTGACCGCGGTAGGCAACAATATTTTAGGAAAATAAGAGAGGTAAAAAATTATGAGAAGATTGCTTTACAAACTTTCCAACAGAACTGTAGTTAACACCATGAGAGAGGTAAAAGCCTCAGGTAGAGATTATGAGATTATCTTTGAAGAAATCAGAGAGAAGCCCTCACCTTTGACCGAAAAACAGAGAGCGAACCGCAAGGCTATCCGCTAATGACGACACCCCGCACAATCGTGCGGGGTAAAATTTTGCGGAAACCGCTTGACTTTCCTGGCGGCGCGTGTATGATTTGACACGCGCCGCAATTTTTGTCAAGTACCAGGATCAACAAAATTTTTCCGGCAATTTTGTGTAATTTTACCTATTGCAATTTTCCTATAATAATGATATTATAATTACACAAGAGAGGTAATCAAGATGTTAAAATATTATAAATTTTATAAAGGCTCTTTTCCTTTTAATGGCAGTTGTGATACAATAGAAGAGGAAATAAATCATCTTTTGTGTGATAGGTTTGATACTCCAATGGAAATAATTTCAACCACTATGCGAATTAAAGATGATGATACTGTAGAGGTTGTGATTTTATATTATGAGGGTTAAAAAAATGAATTACAATAGACGCAAGGACATGACAAAGAAACAATGGAAAGAACTTCAGAAACAGCGTAGAGTTTTTGTAGACCAAAATCTCGGCACTCGTGAGATGAAAACCGCAAAGCATCCCACTCGTCAAGAAAGAAAAAAAATTGTTTTCGATTAAAAATTCTTACTTGACAAAATTTAAAAATTTTGTTATAATTTTTATAGAAAGTGAGGGATACAAAAATGGCAAAAACACTTGAACAGTTAGCAAAAGAAATTTATAATGAAGCCCTTGAAGATGGCGAACCTGTTACTGAAGATGAAGCCCTTGAAATGGCAAAAATGGAACTCGGTTCCAAGGAAATGCTTAACTACACACAGGCAACCGTGAAAAAAGAGCGTAAAAAGGTTGAACGCAAGGTTGACGAAAACAAGGCAAGTCTTATTAATTTCTTTAAGACTGCCCTTGAAAATGAAGAATTTATCATTGATGAGGGACTTGTATTAAATGTTAAGGTTAAGCCTGAAACTGAAATCAGTTTTGAGTATTGCGGTGACGAATACACATTAAAACTTATCAAGCACAGACCGCCTAAAAAGTAATGCGGTTATGTACCCGTAGCTCAGTAGGTAGAGCACTTGACTTTTAATCAAGGGGTCACGGGTTCGAGCCCCGTCGGGTACACTTTACAACTTAAAATCGTTCCTCTCTTTCCTGGCGTTGCTCGTGGTGGGGCAACGCCTTTTTATTTTGTCAAGACTTGACTTTTGGCGTCGCGTGGGCAATCGCCACGCGAC